TTAGGCAAGTCTACGTCTTTCCCAGACCTATACCCCTTTCCCCCTAGCTTTTCCCCTAGATTTTTTCCCCAAATATATATAGAGGTTTTGTCCTTATACATATATAAGGCTCCTTATGGTATCAAGTTAATAAAGTTTAAACTTTAGTTTGATTACTAGTAAGAAGTACTCTGTTTTGGCTCATTACAATGATATAAACAAGGCTAATGGTAAGAAGCCTAGATCTTCCCACGACAACAGTGCAGGGCGTGGAGCCGATAATCTATATAAGAATGCGGCGCGGCTTTCTCAGCCTACTTATACTGGAACGTTATCTGGACAAGTTATTGACCCATACACCTTGGGGAACTCGTTAGAGTTTTCCCCTAAGGAAGACGGTATGCCTTTTGACTTACAGGCTTTAGAGGATACTAACATTAGCGTAGCTGAGACAGCAAAGGGCCTTCCTACTAGGGAGATGTCTATCAGTGAGGATAAGTCCTTTACTAAGACTAGCCCCCTGTTAAAGGACTCTAGTATGGTCTCTGGGAACCGTAATACTAATGGTCTTGGCGGCGTGGAGGCCAGTACACAAGTGCTACTTGATAGGGTGGGGGAGATACTAGATAGTGACTTAGATTTACTAGAGAGGGCTGAGCCTCTTGATCAAAGTAGTGCTACGAGTATCAGTCTTAAGGAAGCTTTTCAGAGTGCCTTAGACGCCAGTGATCCTAATACTATAGATGTTAATGCTTTCTTCTCTAACAGTAGTCTTGGGACTTTTCTTGGTAGTGATCCTGACTTATATAAGGACTTACATATAACACCTCAGAGTGCTGCTAGAATGAGGTCGCACCTTGCTGCTGTTAAGCATGGTACTTATGCTAGTGTGCCCTTAATATGTAAAGGATATGAGAGTTGCCCTATTCGCAGCTCATGCTGGTTTGCTGTTAAGAGAGACAATGGAAGTGTTGATCTTGCCTCTAGTAAATTCCCAGTACTGCAACCTTGCCCCGTAGAAGCAAGTATTCTCCAGGTTAAGGTTAAGCAATACTGTAGTGAGAACTTTAGAGATATGAATAATATTACTCCTAGTGTTATTAGCTTGGCGACTAAGCTTGCCGAACTGGATATCTATGAGATCCGGGTTAATATGCTATTAAGTCAAGGAGATAGCCTTGGCGAGGGTAGAGACTTGATGCAGGAGGCTGTACTAAGTAGCGACTTACACGGCAATCCTGTTAAGACTGCGATGAAGGAACATCCTGCTTTTGCGTTAAAGGAACGTTTCCAAAAGATGCGCAGTCAGCTAATGAAGGAACTGTTAAGCACCCCAGAAGCCAAGTTAAATGCTAAGGCTAAGATGGAGTCTACTAAGGTTGAGAGTGTTAGTTCAACTATGACAAAAATGTCTGCTGCATTAAGTAAGATTAATAGTCTAATAAGAGATAATAAAGATGATCCCTTTGACTATGATGAATAAGTAAGAAGATAGATGGCCTCTGCATACACATTAAAAGATTATCTTTTAAATCCAGATGCAGATCCTATAAAAGGAATCACTGCTTTGGCAGGCAAGTACAGAGGTAGTAACTATCTTTCTGAAGTTGATGCTAGTGCACGTGGTACTTTTACTCTTGTTAAAAGTATTGCTAAAGGAACATTCAGATTTGGATCTGAGGTTGTTAAAGCGCTAAACGATAAGACTAATTTCAAGCAGTACTTGATGACTGCTACAGATACTGCGATAGGCAAGGGCGCACAGTTAATTGGTGCTGCTCCTGGTAAAAACTTTATTAACTTTACAGAGACTGTACTTGCAGAAAAGACAGCATTATTTAAAGATGTAACTGCGAAATTAGCATCTTATGCTGCAGCAGGCCAAGGCGATACTTTTGGACAAATACTGAGTGGAGCTTCAAGTCAAGGCATTAGGGATTTAAAATTAAAACTTTCGGCAATGTCAGTCTTTAACTTTAAGACACCTGACATTATTAGAAATGCTATGATTGTGGACATTGAGACTGGTGGTCTTGGAAGAAATGCTCCAATACTTCAGCTTGCCATGATTGATATGGAAAATCTAAATCAGATCGACAAGTTAATTTCAACCCAAGAAGGTAGAACTTCGATTACTCGGATGTCACCTTCTGAGCAAATGGAAAAAGGATTTCTTGCTTTAGATATGATGCCTACTGCTTTGCTTACTGACACTGCAGCGGAGAATGCCGCAGGTGAAGCAAGAGAAAGAACATATAGAGTTGTTGAGCACACCCCTGAAAGCTTAGATAGTTTCAGAACACTCTTTGGAGGATGGGCAGAAAGTAAATATGATTTCCTTAAAAAGTTCTATGAAGAAAATGCAGGTGCTGATGGTGCCATAGATGATGAGAAGATTACAGGCATCTTTAAAAAACTAGAAGAGCAAGGGTTTGTTGAACTTGCAGACGGCCAGCGTATTTATAGCCAAAGAGAAGCTGCTAAGTGGTCTATGATATTTGCGAAGCAAGGAAGTGACAATAATAAAGCATTAATTGCTGCAAATATGACCTTTGAATCCTTCAGACTTGGCAAACTTTGGGAATACTTTACCCAGAATGTTTCTGATAAAAGCAAATTACCAAACAAGAATAAATTCTTTACCGCTATTGTTCCTTCTGTGGATGACGCAGGAGAAAGACAGATATCTGTTATTCGACCAGCAGATGACGGAATAGGAGCGCATGTCAGGGATTTCAAAGGCAATTACAATGTAGCAATGTTCCCAGAGGACCGTGTTCCTTTAAATCAAGATCCTGATATTATGAAAGCTTTCAGGACTGGACCAGAAGGAATTCAAGATCTATCAGAAATTAGACAAATGTTTGATGCATACTGGAAGTCACAGTATAAAAGAAACATTATGGATCCTACCAACTATCACTATACACAAGGTGTGGATAGATTAAGAATGGAAGGGAAAACCAATGAAATGATTAGTCTTTTCCCAATGTGGGAAAAAAATATAGGACAAGGACTTCATAACAAAGATCAGCTTGAACTTACTAAGATGTTATTTTCTGGTCTTATGCAAACTGGATATATTCCAACAGGGCCAGATGTATTTTCTGGTACAAAAATTGACTGGGCATCTAGGGCCTTCTATGGAGCAAAGGAAGAGCATTTAGCTTTGATGGACACAGTTCTTCAGGGAAAACTTTTAACAGATGCAAAACTGTATGAAACAGTTAAAGATGTCTATACCGTAAACCAAGGAAAAGAAACCGCGTCAATTGGTGGACAGATGAAGTCCCTTATTGCGGCAACAAGTATACTGTTTGACAGCAAGAAAAGAGGATGGCTAAGTCTTACTTCATACTTGAAAGATACGGAACTTGAGCCTATAACAACAGATGCACAAGGTAGAGTTCTTTTTGATGTAGATGAAAGCAGTGCAAATCCTCTTCTTGCCAGATGGAATCAGGGAACAATAGGTGATGTAACAAAAAATTACAACATTGACAAGGAACTTCTTAGGATTCATGAGACTGCTAATCTGGTATCTGGACAAGCATCTTTGTTTGATGCAAAAAAGGAATTAACTGTTGATGCTTTAAAATTGGACGAAGAAGGTAATCCTATTATCAAAAGAGAATTGCCTTATCCAGATGAAAAGCCAGGAAAGGTTATTAAATTAGAAAACGCGGAAGGCATAGTAGATGAAGTTATAGTTAATAGGCCTATGCCAGTTGCTGATTTGAGTGGTGAAATTCAATATCACACTGAACCAATCAATATTCAGACTGATGCCTACGAGCCATTTAACCTTGGAACTCGACAAGGCCAAGTCCGGCATGAAAAAGTTACAAAGGATGGAGCAACATACTCTTTCTTTAATAAGACGCATGACTATCATCTAGTAGACGATATGAAGAAAATGCACGCAGACTTGATTGCAGGCGGTGCAAGTGCGGAAACAGCGCATAGGCGTGTTTTTGAACATATGGTTGGGCAGTATGCTGAGAGTGAAAGCATTGCGAGTAGGGGATTAACTCCAGAAAGTTTGATGGAAAGGTTTGAGACTTTAACAGGAAGACTTCGGGAACCAAATGGAAGTCTTGGACAGAAATTGACTGATGAATTAAAGTTGAGATTTGATCAAGGTGATGGAGCTCTTACCCGGCAAATAATAGAACAGACTAAAGGAACTCTAGATCAAATTTTTAAGAATGTTTCCTCTAAGGGATATGGTCTGACTATAGGAGGTCTAGGTAGAGGACTACATGAATTGAGTAGTTCTTTAAGTGCTGTTAAATTTGCAAGACCTCAAAGTGTTGGTCACTTTAAGGCGATGGCTAGCCTGACAATGCAAGGATTAGGAAAAATAAAACTACAGAGAGAAACCGCAGATAGGTTTCTTGCGAATGCTGTTTCTCCTGCGGGTGCGGGAGGAAAGATTGCGGTATCTGCGCTGAAAGACGCAAGTTGGTTTGTTTCTAATGTAGGAAGAACTGCTGGTGCTATAGGTGGAATAGTTGGTGCTGGGCTTGCTCTTGCAGCCGATTACATGATTGATCAACCTAGTTGGAAACCAACAACTGAAGCAATTTTAAAAAAGAGTGGTGATGAGAAACAAATCTTAGAAGGCGGTAACTATGCCGCTGGCGGAGATATTAAGAGTGCTTTGACTTCATACACTGCACCAATTGACAAAACAAATGATGCTGGTGTTGCACTCCAGGCAGTTGATGGTGCAAAGGTTGACTACGCGGTTGGTGACGGTGATACAGTTGAATTGATTAGCAAAGGCTTTCTTGGCATGGGCAGAAGAAAGCTAGGTAGTGTGCGCGTATCTGGCATTGACACCCCTGAAACAGCTCACGAAGGAGTAGGTACTGGGCCAGGAGAAATGGCATATGCTCAACCTGGTAAAAATTACTTAACAAATGTTTTATCTGCAAGAACAGGATCTCAAGTTGTAGTTGGCGGAAGACAAACTTTTGGTCGTTCAGTTGGTCTTATAACAGACCAAGAAGGAACAAACTATTCATATGAAATGGTTAAGCAGGGACTTGGTTCAGTTCTTTTTAGAGAAAAATCTACGGAAGATTTAGTTAGCCAAACAGCTTATATGCAAGCTGAATACTCTGCAAAAAGCAAAGGCAAGGGCATGTGGAGTCAGCCTTTCTATTTTGGAGCTCAAAGCGGAATGGGTGGAGCTGAAAGAAAAGGATGGAATACTTTAAGTGCTTTTAGTTATAATCGTTTTCATTTTGATAAAAGCCCAGGCACATCTGAGTCTCAAATGATTGAAAGATATGATCAATCTCCAGAGTTAAATAGTATAAATAACTTAACCAGTTCTAGTTCTCAGCTCAACTCAATTACACCTATTACTTCTTCTGAGTCTGGTAATAGTAGAAAATTAATGATGGCAGAGATGCAACAGGCTGCATTAATGGGCAGCATGCAAAGAAACCGAGGCCGTGGTAAGGAAAGACGATAATGGCAAATTTTGTTACAGAAACATTGACATTCATTGGAGCATTGCTGTCTAGCACACGTGCAGCAAAACATGAAATTGGAAATACTCTTTATGAAGCTCTTCTAAAACAACAAGGAACAGCAGCTCTTGGCATAAAAGAAAGTTCTGGTTTTAAGAAATTTATAAATCAGAGAGTCCAAGAAGCTGCTAGCGCCAGTCCTACATTTAGTAAGAAAGGAGTGGCGGGCGGTTCGGCAATTCTTGCAGGTACTGCGATAGGAGCATTTGCTGGCTTAGGAGCTTCAATCCTTTCAGGAGATCCAGGAAATCTTAGTACAACAATGACTGTTGGAGCAACACTTGGTGCATTTGCAGGTCGACGTGCCGGAAGAATAGGCTCATTACTTGAGAAAGCTTTACCTAAAGGGGAAGACATAGCTCAAGACTTTGCAAAATTTTCTACTAATGAAGAAAAAATAGCAGCACAAGAAGCAAGTAAAGTAACTCCTCCTCGACAAATGGCAGAGCCTGCTCCACCTAGAAAGGTAATGGAGGATGATCCAAGCAATTATAGTCCTGCACAAAAACGCGCAGTACAACAGTTTGAAGAGCAAGAGGCTGAGATTAGCAAACCTAAGCCACCGCCTGAAAAAGTAGACGAAGCAGCATTATATGCAGACGATGTTGAGAGTGAAGGACAAAAAATTGCTGATATGAAGCGGCAAGAAAGAACCGCTCCTGAGACAGATCCAAAGAAGAGAAAAGAAAATAGGAAGGCATACCAAGAAGCAAAAAGAGAACAACAAGAGAGCAGAGAAACAACTCAGCAAGAGGAAAAAACACAAAAGTCAACTCAAAGAAAAACAGCTGCTGGTCAGACAATTGAGCAGGAAGCAGAGACTCAGACTGACTACAATGAACTAGGCCAAAAAGCAAATTCAATTGCAAGCCCAAATCAAGGTATGAATAAAGACTTTGGACCTTTAAGTAAACAAGGGACAGGAGCTAGTCATCTTGCAGACTTTGCAGCAGCACCAGTTATAGGTGCAGCGGTTGGTGGCGTCCAAGGGGCAATGGCATATGACAACTCAAAAGATCAAGAATTTCAAGGACTTAAGGCTACGGGTACTGCAAAGGCTTTTACTCAAGGAGCAATGAAGGGAGCGGCAGTAGGCGCAGTAGGTATTGCTGCAGTTAAAGGCGGACAAAGAATGTTTGGTGGCTCTGGCACTAAGTCGTTGACTAGTAGTTTTCTTCAAGGAATGAAAGTAGGAGACAGAGTTGAAAGTCAAGGATGGGCGGAAAGTTCACAGCTAGGTACAAGAGCTTTGAGTGAGACTGCTAATGAAAGTGGCTTAAAGGCAAGTCTTGACACAATGGAAGATGCAAGCCGTCAACGTACAGGTCTAGAAGAGCAAATTACGAAAGCTGGGGCTTACACTCCTGATAATGCAAGAGCATTCCACTCTCAGACAACAGACGACATATCAGGCATGTCTAAAAGTGAATCAAATCAAAGACTTAGAGATATGTCACCTGCAGATAAAACTCGATATACTCAAGGTGGAGAATTAAATTCATTAGACAATAAAGTACAACAAAGCGCAAACGACTTTGTTAACTACAACACTGGTGCAGATTTAAATCAAAATCGGCCTGGTAAAACTATTTCAGAGCTTCCAAACTTAGCAGCATTCTATGGTGGCCAGGCAGCAGCCGGTGTACAGAAAAGCATGAGTGCAACGAGAAGTTTCTACAAAGAAAACGTTGCACCTGAAGCAAAAGCGGAAAGTTCCTCATTTTTTCGCAGAAGAAATCCAAACTATCTGGGTATGGCAGATGAGACTGAAGCTTCAATACTTGATGTGCCGCAGCATCATGGACCTGCAATGTCAGGTTTTAAAAGCGGTATGTCTGGTCTGGGTGGTGCTGCAGTCTTTGCGGGTGCCGCTGGTGTGGCTGCCTATACTGGAGCAATGAGCAGTGCAACAAATGGAGGCCTTGACCATCCAGCAAATGTACTGACAGGGGCAAGAGATAAATACATGAGTGCTCAAGCTCAGATGCAAGCCGATTCAAGTGAAAGAGTAAGAATGACAAACCCAGGAGCCATTGGCTTGAATGATATAGAAGAAAATTACTTTACAAATCCTTCTATGAGCCCAACAAGAGGACGGCATACTCCGGGTAAGTATAACGACACTGGAAACCTTACACTAGCTCTTTCAGCTTTAAGAAGAGGTTAAGATGGCAAGAAGATTTGAAACGCAAAGGCAGTGGATTAATGATAATTTCAACTCTCGTGCTAGCTTTATTGAAAATGAACTAGAACTTACAACAAAAGGATTGGCAGGAGCAATGTCTTCTGTCATTAATGATTGGGGTTTTAATCGTCGTATGGGCGCAGATGGTAGTCATTTTAATGCCCATTTTGGTAGAAGATGGTCAAGAAATGGAGGTTTTCGCCAAAATAATTATGTTGCTCCTGTAGTGCAACAAGGATCAGAAACAGTTTGGAGACGAGGTTTAAGTAAGAAAGAACTTTACACGGCCTGGGACGATTATATTATGAATAGTCAAGGATTTGGAACTGGCACCAGACGAGTCGCTTATAGGGCCTTAGGTGGCAAAGGTTCTAGTGTAAATAAATTCCTTGCAATTGGTGGAGGTTTCTCAACAATACTTCCTCCTGCCGTATCTTTGTATTTTGCATCGCAAGATGCTATGGAAGGTTACAAGAAGGATGGAATTGTTGGTGGATTAATAGGGGCTGCAAAAGGTTATGTTAGTATGGCAATTGTTAATAGAATTATTGGCAGTGCTCTTATGAATCCTTTGCGGGCCACAGTAGCAGGTGGTTTACTTATTGGAGCAGGATATGCAGGCAATAGAGTTCTTGGTGTCTTGAATGATGGCAATGACTATTTAAAAATGGGAAAAATGAATTTAGTCAGTTGGAAGCGCGGACCAGGATCAGCCATGATTAGTTCTAATGCCCAAATGCAGAAACAAAGAAGTATAGCTGCAGTAGAAAACTCAAGATACTCTTCTATGAGAGGTCTAGGAAATGAGGCTTATATGGCTACTGCTCCAAGAGGTAGGTATGGAAACAATACTATACTAAGCAATACTCACTCTATGATTTCTTACTAATAGGAGATTAGATGAGTCAAATAAAAAAAGGTCCAAGGATGTTGAGTCCTGAGACGATTGCCCAATTGCAGGGCCATCTACCTAAATTCAACTTATATAAGCGTTCGTTTACCAGTAATCTTGGTGATTTCTCGTCACTTGATTCAAGTAGTGTGCACAGAGGAATTGATATTCCTTATGCATCAAGATACGATGAAGGCAGAGAGGGATTTGCGGCGGCGTTTGCAAAGACAGAGCGTGAATTAGAAGCTGCATATGGAAAACCTCTCTTTGGAACAAACCAAGCTTTAAGCGAGTATAATCTTGGCTTACGTCGAGGCGGAGACCTTGCTCTAGGGGGTGAAAGATTACCTGATAATCTTTTATATACTCCAGAAAGACATTATGCCTATGCTCATCAAGGTTTTCTTGACTCTATGATAGAAAATTCAGGAGAGTTGAATTTTCGAGATCCACGTGTCCAAGAAATCATGGCTACTGTATCAAAAGGTAAGCCAATTGCTAGTGAGGCACTTTTAGCAGACCCAACATATGGTTCAGCTCTTATTCAGTTTGACACGCCAGGCATAGAAGATATTAAACTTCGAACAGCAGGGATTGATCCAAATACCGCCAATGTTCCATCTCCTGGATTTGCTCTTTTTGGTAGAGGTGAAAATAACAGATGGCAAGGCATACTTCATAGGTTTACTGATAAGAGACAGGAAACTTTTCCTGAGTTTTTGAATAGCCAAATCTTTGCAGAGCATTTGTCAGAATGGACAAAAGCTGAACCTCAAATTACTAGCATTGGCCCCGCTAATAGCCAATATACTAACCTTACTAGAATTGCTAAGACTAATCAAAGAATATACTCGGCTGCGGCCGCTGGAGCAGCCCATGGCACGTCTGCTCCACTAGCTGATTTTGATATTTTATTTCGAGAAGACAGAGCTTATCGATTTACTGATGAGCATGGGGCTCAAGATTTACTTGAGGATATTAAAGCTGTTAAGGCTGGGAAATTAAGTCCAGAGAAAGCAACTATTATTGGCGTTGATCCTCTTGCTGGGGGCAGTGGCGTTCAGGGATTAATGGCAGAGCGTGATTCTTTTGGACCAAGATCAGTAACCTTGAAGGGGGGAATTGCACCAGATCCTTATTTTGCAAAAGGAACTCCCGAATTTGGCTATGGGCCGAGTGGAACTGCGCCAAGAAATTTTAAAAGCCCAGGTGCAAGGCTGTCTCCATATATTCGTGACCAGTTTACTTCTAGCGACCCAGATCATAGGATTGCAAAAGGAAATATTTTAATTGAGTCAGCGTACGACGAAAGTACGTGGCTTAGTATGCACCAAAAAGAAGTTCCGAATCCCGACTCAATGGTGCCTCCAAGAACGCCTACTCTTGCTGATCCAGTTAGAATATGGAAACATAATCCTGAGACTGAGACATGGGATATTCTATATGACAATATTGGCGATCAAGCCAGACTAAGTCCTGAGATATTTGAAGCAGACCCTGTAGGTTGGAAAGAACTTGAAGAAACTTTGCACGATTACTATGCTGGTAAAGTTAAGCATCCTGAAGACTATATACCAGGCACTGATGAGGCTATACTGGATAATCCTATAAAATGGAAAGAGTCAGAGCTAGCAAATGATGAAGAAGTCATAGCTTTTAAAAAAGAATTTGAAAAATTACTGTATGGTGCGGAGTTACCCACTCAGCCTGTTGCTCCTACAGAAGCAATAAAAGAAGCACAGGCTAGAGGAGATTTTGGACAAACAGAAGCTTTAAAAGCGCAATACGCAGATGAAATGAAAGTTTATCGCCGAGCCTCGAATAATTTACAGTTTTCTGGAGACGAGCAAAGGCTTATATCTACTTTTCAGGGCTCATTCAGAGATAGCCGCGAGTACGATGAATTCGTAGACTCTTTACGTACTATGGACACCAGGATAGAAGAATCAACTTCGCTTCGCCGAGCTGCCTCTGGCGAAACTGGCCCTCAGGTCTTAAAAATAGGTGACACTGCCAAGGCTGTAAGAAGGTCCTATTCAGAAGCAGTTAGAAATTTTGTTAAAAGAAAGGGCGCAAAGAAATTAGCTGGAGAAATAAGAGAAAAACTTTCTAACAAAGGAATACTTGGAGCTTTACTTGCCGTAGGCGTTGGCGTTGGTTTGCCTTCTGTTGCAAGTGCAAGTACTTTAGGCGCAGCAGCAGGTTCTTCCTCAGGAGCAGGAGGACTTGCAGTCCTAGGAGGAATAGCAGCTGTTGGTGCTCTTGCATTTGGTTACTCTAGAATTAATCCAGCAACAAGATCTAGGTTAACTTCTTCAGTTGGTTCTGCGTTAGGAAAAATTCCAAGTATTATGAGCGTAGCCTCTAGTCGAGGTGGCTTTATTGAACGCGAGCTAGAGCTTACGACCAAAGGACTTGCAGGTAGCATGTCATCCATTATTAACGAATGGGGCTTTAATCGTCGAGAGTCTGCAACAGGTGGAACCATTGATACAAGATGGGGCAGAGCATGGACTACAAAGGGATTGGGCAGATACGTTGCTCCTTCAGAAGAAGGATGGATGAGAGTTTCCGGCAAAAGAGAACTTTATTCGCAATGGGACGATTATATAACTAATAGCAAAGGATTGGGATCTGGTACTAGAAGATTTGCCTATGGTCTTTTAGGCGGTAAAAATTCAAGTGCAAATAGATGGCTTGCTAGAATGGGCGGATTTGGTACTGTTCTTCCTACAGGTATTGCTTTGTATTTTGCAGGTAAAGATGCGGTAGAAGGCTATGATAAAAATGGCATTATGGGAGGGATAACGGGAGCAGCACAGGGATACTTAAAGGCAGCTATAACTAATAGAATAATAGGAAGCGCATTACTTAATCCTATTGCTGGGACGGCAGCCTTGGGCGTTCTTGGTGCTGTTGGGTACGCAAGTAAAAGAATGTTTGAGGTAATGACAGAGGGCAATCTATATTTGCAAAACAACAGACAACGTACAAGTTGGACAACAAATGTTAGTATGTCTATTGCTAGTTCAACTGTTGCAACAATGAGACAACGCGCAATTGCGGCAATAGAAAATTCAAAGTACTCCTCTATGAAGAGCTTAGGCAATGAAGCCTATATGATTACCTCACCTAGAAGTAGATACGCAAGTAATACTATAATGGGTAATAGTTCCCCAATGATGTCTTACTAAGGAAACTAAAATGAAAACACGCCCTATAGGACGAAAAGAAGCTGTAGAGCAAAAAAAAGTACTTAGCGTTTTAAGCCCAGACTATATGAAGGGCATTGATACAGTGAGTCCTTCAAGCTGGCGACAACAGTTGAAGTCTGGTCCAGTCGGACCTGAAGTTCAACCGCGCAGCGAAGCCGCCATGAAACGTCATGAAGTTGCAATGAGAAGATATGCTGGCTGGACTGAAGATCAAATGGTTGGTGAAGATGTTCCTGGCTGGGGAAGAGCAAAGGATCATTATCGTTTAACAAGAGAAGATGTAAGAGCAAATCCACAAGAAAGTTTTCCTCCAACTATTGAAAAATATTGGGAAGAAACACCTGTGTTCCATGGTCAAAGAAGACCCGGTGGAAATATAGCAAATGCAGCGGGATTTGACACAGGCGGCGCGCGAACAGCAAATGCAGTCTTTGTCAGTCATAGCGAATTTACATCGCAGAGTTTTTTACGGTCGGAGACCATGGAAAATCTTCATACAAAATGGATGTATGAAGGACGAGTTAGTCCAAAAAAAGTCTTCAACCACCATGACCCAACGCATGTTGCAGAGTTAAGTGATAGACTTCACGCTGTATTAAGAGGAGAAGTTTATACCAAAGAAGAAACTGCAGAAATGAGGCGCGCCACTGCTGGTGGCCAGTCGGCAGAAGGATCCGCTGCTGAATTTTTACGTGATGGAGAATGGGGATCAACAAATCCTGCACTTGGGGAAAGAGCTGTCAATAGCCTTCAAGAGAAAATACAGCAAGGTAAATGGTATGCTCTTGAAAATAAAGTTACCCAAGATGCAATAAGAGATCTTGGTTATGATTTCTTTACAGTTGATGGCCTAGGCCATCATAGAGGTGGGACTGTTGGTGCCGTACTTGACAGGTCAGCTTTAAAATTTGACAGAAAAAAAGCTTTACACGCTCTCGACAAAGAAGGTGTTGATCAGCCTTTTGATACTAAAAAACATACTGATTGGATGCCTATAAATAAAAAAGCCCACAGTAAGTACTTAGAAGAACAAACACTCAGATATGAGAATGACAGGATTAATAATAGCGGACTTTCATCTCAAGAACGTAGGTTAGAGCTTCGTGATCTTGAGCGACGAAAGAAAAAAATGGCCAAAGCAAAGGTACAAAGCGAGGCAATAGAGAGAAAAAGAAAACTTCGAAGGAAATACCCTAGACAAACAAAAGAAAAACAACTTGAGATACGAGAAAAAAGAAAGAAAGAAAGAGCTCAAAGGCTAAAGAAAGAAAGAAAAGAGAAATTTAAATCTTTCAGAAAAACCAGAGAAGGAAGGTATCCTGAACGTGACAGACTTCGCAAGGCAAAGTATGGTCCCATTCGTGAGTCTTCAGTTCGTTTACCTATAAAAGAATTTGAAGATAGATTAAAATTATCAAGAATTAATAAAAGATTTAATAAAAGAGGAATGTTAATGCCTGCACCACGCGGGTTTCAGCGTTTAACCTTTTTTTATAGGCCTAATGAAACAAATGCTGGACGATTAGCGTTTACAAGACAATCTCAATCAATGCATGGATGGGAAAAGATTCTTATGACGGCACCCGCAGAGAGGTCACCAAGACAGCAAAAGCTGGTAGAGCAAGTAGAGCATGTAAGAATGTTGTTGGGAGGAAGACCAAATCCAACAACAGGAAAACCCACAGCAGCTAATTTTATGAATTCTGAGGAGACTTATAATTTTGTGAGGAGCGATGAGGGTAGACACATAAGCTCGGAAATTTTTCATCAAAATGCGAATACTGATCTTGGCATTGAACTTATAAAAACAAGTGAAGAAAAAACCCTTTATGAACATATGGCCGATATAGAAGCAAAGGTTAATAAAGTTTTTGAGCGCTATGGACATCTTCGGTTGACGAACCAACTTGACGACCCAGATATTATGAAAGCGAGGGGCCTCCAAGAGTTAAAATGGATGTTGACTGGTGCATACATTGACAAAGGCAAACTTACAAGAGATGCTCAGGAAGTTTTAAGAGTTCTTATGGTGACATCTATAGATGATATAGATCTCATTGCAGGCCATCCCATCTATCAACACTATTTCAATATAAACCCTGGCCACAAGATGAATGACAGTACGCACGCGATTGCTAATGGGACAGGACTTTATGCAGTAGATGAAAAAGGTGCACTTGTTCTTGCTCAGGCTATAGATCCAACTATAAATCCGGCATTGAATATCAATCCAGATAGTTATGATAAGAATTCAATTGTTAATACAATGACGGCTCCTGATTATGTTGAAGAATTACTTCCAAAAGAAGCAAATGCTAAGAAATCTTTTTTTGCCAGCGGTAGAGACGCTGTTGAGAACTTTAAGAAAAGAGTTAGAGCTGGTAAAGTAAAAAGAACTGTTCCCAAAGGCGCAATAGAATCAGCAATTGAAGAGACTGTTGAGGTTGCTGGCAAAAAAGGTTTCTTTGGTAAATTCTTAAAAATCTTTGGCGCAGGAGGTGCGGTTGCTCTTCTGGTAGGTTTACCCGCAACTGCAAAAGCTGCAGAATTAGGAGGGGCCGCAGGAGGCAGTAATATTATGCCAGTAATTGCAGCGGTTGCTGGTACTGGTATTGCTATCGCTGGCTGGAAAGCTTGGTCTTCTAGGGTAGCTAAATCGGAAAAGAAGATAGGAGAGTTTGCTGAGGAAGCTTTAGGAGACAAAGCACCTCGATTTAGAATTCCAACCGGAAGGGATCTCATAGGAGGAAGAGCTTCTCTTATTGAGAATGAACTTGAATTAACTACTAGAGGACTTGCTGGCAGTATGTCATCAGTCATTAACGACTGGGGATATGTTAGACGACAAAGTACTACTGGCGGTGTCATCGATACTAAATGGGGTAGAGTATGGAACGCAAATGGCACAGGAAAGTATGCGGCCCCTGGCATTGCAAGAAATGGGGGAATAGAAGGTTGGGCTACTGTTAGGAGTGAGAAGGAGTTATACCAAGCTTGGGATCACTACATAATGAACTCACAAGGACTTGGCAGTGGCACTAGACGAACTGCCTATAGAGCTTTAGGCGGAAAAGGTTCAAGTGTAAATAAATTCTTGGCAAGATGGGGTGGTGTTGGCACTTTGTTTCCGGGTGCTATGTCTTTATATTTTGCAGCAAAAGATGCTATACACGGTTACCAAAAAGAAGGATTGATTGGAGGAATAAAAGGAGCAATTACTGGCTATCTTTCGGCAGCCATATTTAATAAAGTTGCAGGAACTCTACTTCTTAATGGCGCGGCAGGGGTAATGGGCGCAGGGGCGCTAGTTGGTATAGGATATGCTGCTTTTAAGATTTTTGATGTCAGAAACGAAGGGAATCAATACTTACAGTCTATGAGATCACAGAAAACAAGTTGGGCAAAAGGAGTCTCAAGTTTTTCTGGCAGTGTTCCTGCTACAATGAGAGGCCGGAGTTTGAAAGCAATGGAGCAGTCTCAATTCTCGACTTTAAGACATCTAGGAAGTGAAGCATCAATGTTAAGTGCTCCAAGATCAAGATATGCAACAACAACAAAGGTTTGGGGAAGTAGACAAATGCTATCATTTTAGTATGAAAAATAAAATATTAAAATTAGAAGATCTATTTAAGAAAGTTGATACGGAGAGTGTAGATGTTTCTTATGTAGACTACTGGACAAAAATAGACTCTGGGTTTTTGCAAGATTATATTGAGAACTATGGTCTTCGCACAAAAACTAAAACAAATGCAAAGTGCACAGTAGGATGCCAGAACTGTCAAGTATCTCATATTGAGAAATACAAGAAAGACTATCCAACACATCCCATTGAAAGCAAGAGAAAGGTTAAAGCTGATCCAAAGACTTTTCCCACTCATGCTTTTCAGATTAGTTGCCCACTAATACCAGAGGACTACCTAGAACAGTACTCAGAATTTGCTAGTGAACTTTCACCTGAAGAGAAGGACGCATTAGTCATCAATACTGATCCCGTCACATTTGCTAGTAAAATGTTTAACTGGAAACCTAGAGCACATCAAGAGATTGCCTTAAGATGTCAAAGTAAGAAAAAGGTTTATAGGTTTGGTAGAAGATCTGGGAAGTCAGATGCTTTGGCTATTGAAATATTGTTTCATGCTTTTACTCGAATCAGAGAATACTTTGACGAAGACATAAAAGAGAAAGTCAATGGAATCAAGATTCTTGTTTGTTGCCCTTTTGATTCTCAAGTAACTGCAATATTTAATAGAATACTTGAATTGCTTAATAGCAACCTTAGTCTTAAAAAAGAGTTTAGATATAAGCAGTCACCTTATCATCAGTTAAGACTTGATAATGGCGCAATTATCTCTGGATTCACGACTGGCAGTAATGGTGCTAGTGCAGTCCGTGGTCAGGATGCCCACGTTATTATTCTTGATGAGGTTGATTATATGACTGAGAAGGACTTTACTACAATCCTTCCTATTGCACAGTCTCACAGTGATTGCTTAATAAGAGCTGCATCTACTCCAAGTGGTCTTCGTAGCAAGTTTTATGAATGGTGCCAAGAAGCAGTAGACTGGAAAGAATTCTATTTTCCAACTGCAGTTATTGATGAAACTCCTTTTGCACAGACAAAGATTAGTTGGAGATCATTAAGAAACGAAATGAGGCGCGAGTATACAAGTGACAGTTGGTTGCAGGAAGTCATGGCTATGTTTATTAGCAATGCAGATGGCGTCTTTGCTGCTCCATTAGTTGCTAGTGCTATGGATGGCTATAGTTATAGTCAGATGAGAGAAGCAAAAATGAAAGGAGATCTTACTGGATTTAGATTTAGTCTAGGAGTTGACTGGAATACTAGCTTTGGTACTTGGATATGTATAACTGGATTTCATCCGCAAGTTGGATTACAGGTAATGGAAATTATAAATGTTCCAAAGCAAAACTTTACACAGTTGCAAGGTCTCCAGAAAATAACAGAACTTTTAAGTTTCTGGCAACCTCAACATATCTATGTTGACAAAGGACACGGTGCTACTCAATGGGAGACACTCAAAATGTGGTCCTCTCAGCAGAAAGCGGGCACATACGAATTTAATGTTCAAAGAAAAGTAAAGGCTTATGACTTTGGTAGCAAAGTTTCTATAAGAGAACCGTCAACGGGGAGAATTGTTGAACACCCGGCTAAGCCATTTCTAGTAGAGAACGCAGTCAGAAGATTTGAAGACAAGATTGTTAGGTTTTCCTTTGAAGATGAATTGCTTAGAAAACAACTACTTAACTATATTATTAAGTCTCGTCAGCCAAACGGAACTCCTGTATTTGGACAAGACAATACTAGCATTGGTGACCATGCTCTGGACGCATTTATGCTTAGCCTTGTAGCTTTTACTATAGAAGAAGGACCTTTAGCTATGTCTAAGGGAATGGTTTCTAACTTTGGAATAACTGAGACGCTTGGCCATTCAATGCTAAATGATCAGAATCAAGATCCTTATGGCAAGAAATTAACAGGTGGCGAGTTACTAAGACACTTGCAAAATGAAAGAAACTCTGCTATAGATAGCAGGAAAAATGGTTCTGGTCCTTACCAAAAGACAACAGAACACTACAGTGACCTTGATAGAAGGGCCTGGGAAAGAGATATGATTGTTACTAGAGACGGAAAAGGAAACATGGGACAAGCAATAGCTCCAGTGTTTAACTCACGACACAACTACCAACGACCTAGCGGTCGAACTATTAAATAGAGGACACATGGCTTTAAAACTCTACACTGTCATTGATGATTCAGAAATCAATAACAATGAAAATCCTATTGTTTCGTACCACGACACAACTGATGGTACCTATCAAATAAGTAAATTCTACTTGTCCAATATAAGCGACTATAGTAAAGGTTATAGCAATATAACTATTTCCTTAAAAGATAATGCTGGTCAAGATCTTCCTATCTCTGAGCAGACTGGAATATATTATCAACTACTAGCAATTGAAACACTAACTGATATTCCTAGCCTTGAGCTCTGGGAGAACGTACCTTACAGTAATTCTATAACACTTACTTCTATTCCCAAGGGAGAAGAGTCATCTGTTTATTTTGCTCTTCGTATTTACGTACCAAGAGGTACTGGTGCAAAATATCTAACAGAATCTAACATTGTTATTACTGCTGCGGAGATTGCATAATGAGATCTGGAAAACTTAGTCGCCCACCTCTTAACATTGACAAAGAGGTAACTCAGAATCTTAGTCTATCTGATGTTACAGTCATTGACCCCAACTTAACTAAAGATGCGCAAAACAAAGGCTCTACTTTAACACCAGAGCAAGCCTCAAAAGTTATCTCTGACTTAATAAATTCATTTAAAAAGAATCAGGTTTATAACCAAGTCTTAGATGAGAAAGTAGTCTTTGGTGCAAATGATGAGGCTTATAATCCAGAAGCTGTAAATCTTCTTCGCCAAGACAATAGAAAAAGAGTTTCTGAGTTAAAATCTAAGGTTGAAAATCTCATTACCAATCTTGATAAGGAACTAGAAACAATTGATTATGATTTGCCATACGACGTGGACAACGAAAACCACAAATCACTAATGGATTTCTATAATCCAAATCATGTACTTGGCCAAGCTAGTTATACTGAAAGTAGAAAGATAAAAGACAAGAAAGAAAAACTAGCAGAAATTAAGGCAGACATTGCTTTAAATAAGTTTTATTATAAAAGTAACAGTGGCAAGTACATTGACATAGAAGAAAAGCATAAAGAATTTAAGCAAGAAGCAATTACTTGGTTGCTTGATAATTTCAAAAAAAATGATGCTAAATATATAGCAGCAGAAGTTATCTCTCCTGGCTCTGGAGCAGGTATAGAATTAGGGTATAGAATTTATCTTTTTACTAAGTTCCAAGTCAAGGATATCGAGAATACTACTTTTGCTGGTGCTCTAGATGAGTTAACTGGATACTGGGACAATGATGAAGCTTTTCTCAAAGAAGGGAATATCTCAAATAAGCTTGCTATCATTCCACTTAGAAGTTCTGCAAATGACATAAAGAATTCAGCTTCTTTTATCGAAACTACTCTTGGGGCAGTAGACGAGCAAAATTCATATGTAGATAATTTGTTCGGAAAGAAAGAACCTTTGAATGTAGGATTCAAAGGTAGAAAGTTTCATTTTGAGTTTGACGACGTCTTAAGCAATTGTTTTGATTGTTTTCTTGATGGAGCATGGGGAGGGCTTAAAAGCTTTAAGCTTGGCTTGGAGTTTGAATTTGATGCTAAGTTGCTTTTGGATAATCTAACTTTTCTTTTTGACAAAATTCTAAATGCCCTTGATACAGAATTTCTAATAAAACAAAACTATTGCAGCCTAGTTAGACTAGGTACACTTTGTCCAATTGAGATTGCATTCCTTGCGGCATCTATTCTTGCAATGATTAGATTTTCATGGCAAGAGGTTGTCTTGAATTTTTCAGGTTTCTTAGGAGACTTGATTGCAATGATTCTTGGACCTTTACTTGCAGCTATTAAACTAGGATTAAGATGGTCTTTCAGTCCTTGGGAGATATATGCAGGTTGTACATCTAAGTCTGTGATCTCCTTGATGGACATAAACAAAGCCTTGCCTAATCCTACCTATGGCTGGAGTATGTCTGAGATCTCAGATATTCATAATGGTAAAGTCCCAGAGAATGATAAAGAAAAAGAACTCCTAAGAAAATGGAGTGATCATGCAAATACCCTTTCTAGTATTGATAGAGCTGACTTGCAAGATGCTGTGAATTCATTTGCTGGTTACCTTAGAGACTTTGATATTTCCCAGACCAATCCAACTAAAAAGCCAGACAAAGCTTCTACAGGGGAAGAGGTTGTTAAGTTTTTGTCTAATGTTGCTTTTGTTGAGAATGGAGATATTGTTGAGATATTTAACATGATACTTAGTGGCGCAGGAAAAATGCTAGAAAACAATTGCAGCCAAGTGACTTTAGCAATTGAGGGATTAAATAGTTGGCTAAATAGTAAGACAGCAACAAGAATTCAAGTTGCCGCAAAGATTATGGCACTAAGCACTCTTTATTCTATTCTTGGTGCGTTGCTAGAGTTAGCTGATAGAGGTATTGAAGTTTGTACGAAAATGCCTGTTTATGATCAGCAAGGCAATGAGACTGGGTTTGTTATTGAGTCTCCTTTCTCTAGCAGTGAACTTACAAAAATAATGGAAGAAGCTGGCGCTGCTATAAATGGGAAGAGTCAACCAGGAGTTATTGTTGAAAACAACATAGGCCTTAAGGATATTGAAGGCAAAAATACTGCTCAGTTGTATAATCCTCTAACAGATAGAAGATTTAACTTAACTAACTGTGACAAAGCCAAATCATCTATAATAAGCAAAGGTGAAACTTTGGATTTCTGGAAAAAGATTGCACTTGGAGTTAATATAGATAATGTTTAAATTAAAAGCACAAGTTATTAATCTTAAGAATCTTGCATCATCCGTTAAGGTAATAGATGATGCTGAGAGTAAGATGCCTGGGCCTAGTCTAGAAAAGACAAAGGATCCAGTATTTAACTATAGAACGACACGTCCTTACTTCATGAATGACTGGCAAAAGCTAGAGCATGATTTTAAGGAAATAGATAAAGTTGCTACAATTGAAGCTTACTTACAGATTAGCTTTGACAAGAAACTTTCTCTTTTCATGAAAGAAGGCTATGAGGTAATAGGGAAAGACCCAGATCTTGTAGACTACGTAGAGCGCAGACTTAAGGAAGTTTGCTACGTTAGTCGTACTACGCCTAGACAGTTTATAACTGATATAGCCAAGAATATTATTAGATATAGTAATTGTTTTGTTCTTATCAAGCGCAATGACAAGACATCTGGAGGCTATACTAGAACAGACTCTAAAGGGCGCAAAATAGCCCCAATTAGCTCACTTCATATACTTCCTACTAGTATGATCCAGGTTAAGGTTAATGACCTTAAACAGCCTATAAAGTATCGACAATACAGCGAAGAGGATTGGACAGAAAATACTCGTCCGACCTCAATCTATGAGCCTAGTGAGATCATACATTTTCATGTTAATAAGCTTGAAGGGTTTATTGTTGGTACGCCAAGATGCAGTGCTGCTATTGAAGATATTAAAGCTTTGCGTCGAATTGAAACAGACGTAGAAGTTTTACTTCATCAAAGCATCTTTCCAATTGTACAGTATAAGATTGGAACCGAAGCAATGCCTGCTACTATTCTTCCAGATGGTAGAGATGAGATTACTATGGTTACTGAGGTTATTAATAATCAGCCACCAGAAGGTTTCTTTGTTACCCCTGAACGTCATGAAATTAAAATGATTGGCGCAGAAGGTCGTTCTCTTAGAGCTGAAAGTTATCTTGATTACTTTAAGAAACGTGTTCTTGCTGCCCTTGGCCTATCAACGGTAGATATTGGGGAAGGTGATACTGCTAACCGTTCTACAGCAGCTACTATGTCTAGTAGCCTTATTAACGCAGTCAAGAGTGATCAACTTGTTCTTGAAGAGCAAATCTATGCTAATCTTATTGTTCCTATGCTTCAAGAAAGTGCAGAGGACAATAGTTTTGACTGGCTAGATCCTAATAACAAAGTTGTTCTTAGATTTAAAGAAATAGATGTTGAGAATCAAATTAAAAAGGAAAACGCAGCTATCCAGCTTTGGCTTAATAGCGCGATTAGTCATGATGAGTTAAGAGATCGCATTGGTATGTCCACTGCGAAAGATGAGGACTGGGATCATTCATATTACAAGATGGTTACAGAAGCTCAAGAACTACTTAGACTTGGCGCAAATCCTATGTCTCCTCTTGCTGAGACATCTGCCAAGAGTAACAGGACTCCTATGTCCTCTGGTGATCTGCAGAAGGCTAGAGATCTAGCTGCTGGTAATCTAGCAAAGAAGCCAACAGTGTCCGAGAAAGATTCAGGCAATACTAAAAAAAAAATTCAGTAGCGCTGCCTAGTGGGAAAGCAAATGCCAATGCTGTTAGACCATCAAATCAGCATGGAACAAAGAGTGCGCCGGGAAGTCTAGTTACAAATAGTATCATGGACTTTGATGAGTATAGAGAAGACGTGAATGGATTAGTTAGCCATCTAAAAGAGAAAGCTGACTATGACATCCAACCTGACTTTACCATTGATGCTGCATTTGAGCGTTTTTCTATTATGCTTAAAGACAACAGCATTAAGGCCTATATAAAAGGTTACTCTGAGTATGCCGACTCTTCTAATCTAACGAACGAGACGCATACTGGTAATATAGAATTCCAGTTGAAGGTTCAGAAGTTTTTCATAGACAAGCTACACATTGAAATGCGCAATCGCCAAGGTAATACTATTACTGATACGGCTAAGACAATTGGGCACAGGATGATGACTATCTATGAGACAGAAAGAATGAGAAGCTATAACTGGGGCGTATTCAATGCTTTAAAGGATAGTGGTGAAGAATCATACCAGGTATATAATCAAAGTAGTCAGTCTATAATAGATAATAGAAAAATCTCAGATAGTAAGTATTATGATTTACCGCCTGATCATCCTAATAGCAAAGTCATTATAAGGAAGGCTAATGAAGATAAGTAAGAGACTATTACAAGAAGGTATCGTTCAAGACTATTTTGTTAATAGTGTTAAGGGCGATTTTACCCATGAAGTATGGGACAAAAAGAGTCCTCATTTTCTTGATTTCAAATACTTTATTAATGATGGTGTTGCGGAGAATAAGGTCGGCCTAGTAACTCTTACCAAGGTTACTCATGGTATGAGGCCTACTCAGAATAATCTTATTTATATGCCTGCTGATCTAAAAGACGCTATCCCTACACTTACTAATCCATACAATATCCCCATTAAGCCTATGCATAAGGAAGTTGCTGTTGTTGATGGTAAGAAGATTGAGAATAGAGAAGTAGGCGCAGTTGGTCGGGCTATTGGTGGTACGTGGGTAGACAATCCTAAGGCTGCCTATAATGTTAGCTCTGGAATGATCAAGGATGGCCTTATGCTTAAGGCTCCTGATGTTGCTATGGCTCCCTATATGAAGAAGCTTGCCAAGTCTGGAATGATGACTGATGAGGATTTTGAGGGCCTTGGATGGGTACTTGTCAAGGGACTTGTTACAGATCCAGAAGCCGTAGAGAAAACTCTAGATGGTCGCTATCTTACAGTCAGCGTAGAAATGACACCTAATGACCTCTATGACTCTATCAGCGGTAGATCATATAAGACTGATGAGATGGAATGGGATATTGGCGATGACATTGATGGCGTTAAAGCTTATGGTGTACCGAGTGGTCTCCGTTACCGTGGTTATGCCTATGTCACCCATCCTGCTGATGTTCACGCAAGAGTTATGAATTACAAAGAAGTTGGAGGCGACGCACTTCAACAATATCTAGAAAACTTCAAGACTACTATGGTTGTCACTGATTGTTTCAAGAATGCAGTTACAGATATCTCTGACTCGGAGATTATGGCCAGCTTTGATAATGGTCCAGTTGCTACGGTGCCAACTGAGATTGTTGAAGATCATGCAGATCTTTACAGTCAGTTATCAGAAGAAGAGAAAGCGCTTGCGGATTCTTTGATGACTCTTGCTGCCAAGGTCGGGCCTTTAGATAAGGCTCCTGGTATCTGGGTTGGCTATGAAAGTGGCCCAGAAAATGAGAATCTTAGCATTGGCGTTAAGTGTGGCAATTGTGCTCTTCATGCTAGTGAGAATTGTTGTAAAATTATTTCCCAAACTATAGAACCAAATGGCTACTGCAGATTTGCTGTTATCCCAGATGGGTTAGTCTCAGCAAGCAAGCAAGAACCTATGGAAGACCAAACCAAATTAACTAACCAAGAGGAGCAAGAAATGCCCACTGCACTATCAGAAGACAATAAGAAAGAAATTCTTTCAATTGTTGACGAATATATTAAGTCAAAATCTATTGCTCCTGTAGAGGTAATGTCAGAGCTTGAAGAATTACGCTCTGGCAAAGCTATCACAGATGAGAAACTTGCAAAGGTTGAACTTGATAGTAAATCACTACTAGATTCTGTTAAAGAATTTCTTGCTAATAACTTTAATGTAGAGTTAGCTGACGATATGTCGGCTGAGATGTTCTCCGAAATGGTAAAGACTATCAGCATTGATGATGCTGTCTGGACTACTGCTTACGTTAATAACCTTCCTGATAGTTCATTCTTCTACATTACTCAAGGTGGCGAGAAGGATGAAGAGGGCAAAACTAAGCCTCCGTCACCTTCCCTATAAGGGAGAAGATGGCAAGGTTGATCTTCCACACCTTCGTAATGCTATTGCTAGAGCGCCACAAGTAAGTGGTCTTGCTCCTGAGAAAGTCAAATCTATTCAGGCTCGTGCTCAAAAGATGCTAGCTCGTATGCAAGATGCTGGTAAGTCAAAGATGGATCAGTCTGAGTTTGGAGAAGATATCCAAGATCTATTTGGTCCAGAAATGGATGATGAAGCTCAAGGTTTTATTCCTACGCCTGGTATGGCATCAGCTGCTAAGCGGGGCCTTGAGTGGCGTGGAGAATTCAAGCGCGGTGGCACGGGTGTAGGTGTTGCGCGTGCGAGAGACATCATGAATAAAAAAGAACTTTCTCCTTCTACTGTTATGCGTATGAAAAGTTTTTTTGCTCGTCATGAAGTTGATAAGAAGGCTTCTGGCTTTAGCCAGGGGGAAGAAGGTTTTCCTTCTGCTGGTCGTATTGCTTGGGATCTTTGGGGTGGTGATGGTGGCAAGACTTGGGCTTATGCCAAAGCTGCTCAGATTGAACGTATGAGAGCCGAAGACTCAGTCAAAGGTTCTTGGGTTATGGGAGACTTTGTTTACAATGAGCCTGTTGCTGAGGTTGGCGTCGAGGATACTTATACCCCCGAGAAGACTTACACTACTCCTTCAACTGCTACATTTGCAGTGGGTGACTTTGTTGCTTATCGCCTTGACAGTAAAGGTAATGAAGTTGGTGTTAGCTCTGGTTCACTTGGTGAGCAAGATGATGCAGTTGAAATGAAGGAAGGATACGGCGTTATTGATGCAATGCATAGCAAAGGTGTTGTTACTCATGGAATTAGTTGCAGTGTGGAGGGTTCTGAAGAGGATCCCGCTACTGTTCTCACTATTGCCAGGATGAATGAGGATGGCTTATATGACAAGACTGAAGAAGTAATTGTCAAAAAAAGATCTGAGCTTAGAAAGATTATGGCTCCTGTTGTGTGGAGCAAGAAAGAAACTCCTCCTCTTGGTGCTTATCCTGCTCCTGGTATAGGTGGCTAAAGTATAGGAATTATGCTAGAATCACTATGTAATTATTAATTTAACTTAATCCTTTTGGAGGAATAATATGGAAACTGAAATGACAACCGGCGCGACTTCTGTCGCTGATGCTCTTGAAGACCTACTTTGCAACGTAGTTGTTTTTTACTTCACTGCGCATCGTGCCCATTGGAATGTGGCTGGCCCAGATTTTGCTGAGTACCATGAGCTATTTGGCAATATTTATGATGATGTATACGGCTCAGTAGATGATCTTGCTGAGAATATTCGCAAGCTTGGGGCATTCCCTCCTTCTCTTACTCACATGGTAGAGACGGCGTCATTCAAAGATGACTCTATGACTACTGAAGCTAAAGACCTTGCTCTTGATATTTACAAGAAGAATGTAGCTATGATTGCTATGCTCAAGGGTACCTTTGATGCTGCCAATGCTGCAAATGAGCAGGGTGTTGCTAACTTTCTTGCTGAGCGTATTGATATGCACCAGAAATGGCAGTGGCAACTTGGAGCTTCTCTTCAGGCTGCTGGCATGGAAATTCCTAGCGAATCTCCTGCCGATGAAATCAAAGAAGAAATGAGTGGACCAATGGACTCTGTCGAAGAGATAGTAAGTGAAATTGCTGACAGTTCAGAGTCAGAAGAAATTATTATTGAAGATTCTTCTGAGCTCAAAGAACTTGGCAAGAAGCTTGATGTTAGCACCATCGAAGACGCAATGGATACCACAGAAGAATACTATACATCTGTAGAGCGCAGAGTCGCTAGTAAATATAAGGAATTACGAAATCATGATATAAATAAAGCTGAGAACTATCTTGTTCAGCAAGTGCGTTCTGGCTTTGTTTCAGGAAAGTTTAACCCACTAGATGTGAAAGTCTAACCCAAATTATAGGAGAAAATTATGGCAACATATAGAAAGCTTAGAGATATCGATTATGGTAAGCCGATTATCGCCCCTACGCACGGCGACACGGTTGCACCTCAGAATGACCTTGCCGCTGCGGCTTGGCTCCCAATTAGCCGCAATGCTACAAATTCGGCCAATGGTTATTTCTCATACAAGTATCAGCGCCACGTCTTTACCGATATGGTTGTAATCATGCCCGGTAAGCTTGTTGCTCTCACTCGTGAGAGTCTTACTGGTGAGAATGCTACTTCTACCATTAACCTTGGCACAGTAGGTCGCCTTGTTCCTGCAGGTATTCGTCTTGCTTGGAAGGCTGCTATTGTCGCTGGCGGTACCACTCCGGTCCTTAAGTATGAGCAGAAAGATGTAGATGAGCGCATTGAAGACCTAACAACTGGTCTTCCTGTTGCTGCTGCTGTTGAGTACACAGTCACGCAGTTGACTACGCATCTCAAGAGTCGTGGCCTTATTGGCGCGTCAGAGACTATTGATGCCTTTATTTCTCGCCCAATCGGTGTAGCTGCTAACGTGGTTTATGCCTGGGCTGGTGGTGATGGTACGCAGCCCAACAAGCTTCGCTTCATGAACTATCGTCGTGAAAATAAGTCAACCTTCTGGACTGGCCAGGACCACACCCTTCGTCTACCTGTTGCTCCTATTAAGGCCGCGACTGTTACGACTGCTGCAAATACCCAAAAGCTTACTGCTCTTAGTCAGCTTGAAGTTGCTGGTACAGCGCGTTGGATTTTCGGCAATGAAATTGGTGACGCAGGCGCTTCGGACCTCTTGGCTCTTCTTCCTGTCCGCTATGCCGATCTAACGAATGAGAACTGGGTGGCTCTTGCTCTTGGTCGTAAGAGCATTGAGCATAACATTTACAATGCCATGCAATATGGCACTGTTTCTGCAAGCGCACTTGTTCTTAAGGCTGAGAAGGGTAGCCCAAATCAACTAACAAAGGTTGGCGATTATTTCGTTGACCGTGAACTTGGTATTCTTTTCATGTATGAGTCGGGCGGCGCTGGCACTCTTGCTACCGCTGGCACTGTTGTCACATTCAGCTACCTACCCACTGCTGCTGTTGCTCTTGCTGGCTCTAACGTCTCAGACGCTGCTGCAGATACCAGTGATCAGTATGTTGACGTTGCTGTTTTTGCCGGAGTGACTGGTAATGTCAAGCCTGGCGATTATCTCTCCTACGACAAGTATTCTAACTTTGTCCCTTATGTGGCTCGCACGCCTGAGGTTGCACTCAAGATCACTGCTGGTGCTCTTGTTGCCGCCACTACTGGTGACCTTACTGATGCTAGTGTAGCCAAGGTTACTACTTGGGCCAACCCTACTGGCTATCAGCTTCCTGAAGACATTGTTGGTAAGTGCTATACACTTGACCGTTCACCTAAGGCTGATCTTGCCTCTGTCAAGACTTTCCATGACTATGATGGCGTGTCACTCGCTGATCGTACTCCTGGTTCGGCTAATGATGGCCATCCTGCAGAAATTCATCAGTCAAGCGGTGGTCAGTTCGCTGCCATCGTGCGCGTCCTACTCTAATTAAAATCATAATCTCAATAAGGAGAACCGAAAAATGTCAAGACTAAAGCACAAGAACCTAGAAATTGCTGATCAGAGTGAGCTTACAGCGCTCATCAAGAACAACGGTTGGCTTCCTGGCTCAGACCACTCCAGCGACTCACGTCTTTCAATCGAAGACGCGATTACGTCAGCTGAGCTTGGGCCCTGGGTCAAGCACTCAATTGTTGAGATTATGATGGAGCCAATGGAGCCAATGCTCAATCTTACCCCACTCCTTGATACCATTCCTGCGCCGGATGGTATTACTGAGTTCCGTCTTCCCGCCCTTTCAGCTTTCACTGTCCATAAGGTCACTGAGCTTGAAGGTTACCGTGAAGAGCGTGTGACTACTGGCGGTGGTATGGCTACGGCCGCCATTGACAAGTGGGGTGTTATGATCTCCCTTACGCAAGAGGCTATCAAGGCTTCCAATTGGAATCTCCTTGGTTACCTTGCCCGTGAGGCCGGTCGTGCTTTCGCTCGCCGCAAGGAGACCGAAATCGCTAAGCATATCACGAACATCAGCGTTCCTGCGTTCGACAATCTTAATCCTTCTCAGTCAGCTCTTGGTATCACCACTGGTCGTGACATTACGCTCAAGACCAATGGTACGCTTACCATGGATGACCTTTTCAATGCGTATCACCTTCTCATCCAGAGAGGTTTCACTCCCGATACGCTAATCTGCCATCCTCTTACTTACCTTATGTTTGTACGCGACCCCGTCCTTCGTGCATTTGCCATGCAGAGCGGCAGCGGCAATCTCTTTGGTAACTATTCGGGTTCGGCTGCTAACGTTAGCGGTGTTCCTGATGCCGTTAAGGGTGTCCTTTCAAAGGGTTACTCACGTGGCCAGCTTGGTCTTAAGCCCGATGGTACTGGTGCTTCACTTAAGGACTTTAACGTTAATGCCATTACAGCTGCTCCTCAGCTTCCTCTTGGCCTTCCGTTTGGTCTACGTATTGTGACTTCACGCTTCATGCCTTACGATCCTGCTACTAAGCTTACCGATATCGTTCTTTGCGATAGCAAGTCACTTGGTGCTCTAATTGTTGGTTCAGGCATTGTTGCTGACGAGTGGGAAGACAAGTACTTTGAGACCTTCAAGATGAAGTGGTCAGAGAAGTGGGGTATCTTCATGTATAACGAAGGCCAGGGTCTAGTTACGCTTAAGAATATCTTCTGCGACCAGAACTTCTACTCACCTGAAATTGCGCGTCCTTACTACGATCCTACCTCTGGTTTTGATCCTGCTGGCGCTACAATTGACGGCGGCTCAAACTTCCCTTCTAACTAATAATTAGAAGATAGATAAATAGCCCCCAGGTCGAAAGGCCTGGGGGTTTTCTTTTGTTATAATGTCCGTATCTAGATATTAATTACTAGGAGATGACATGAGTTTAGAAAATAAAATTGCAAATGCATTAGCAAATATTACGTCACAGAAGGACATGGATGCTTTGTTTAGAAGGCTAGCTTTTGAGGAACATCAAGCAATTATGGATAATCAAGATGCGGTTATAGAGGCTGAGAGCTTAGAGACACAAGAGATTACTTTAGTTACTGGGTGTGAAGTTGAATGTACTCTTGAATCTTATATTGAGGAGTTCTAATAATGGCTTTTAATATTGTTTCAGTTTGGCCAGGTCCTATTACTACTTTTCCTACTGGGGAAAAGATTGAGATTCTTTTTGATCAAGAGGTATCTGAGTTTCTTGCTGAGAACAGTATTAGTCTAGTTGGCCCTGATAACCACATTGCAACTGGTGTTGAGTTTGAAGAAAAACTTTATAGATTTACTAATGAATCTTCCTACGCAAAAACACTTGAAAGTCTTCATCTCAAAGGTGAAGTTCCAGTTGAGTTAGAGGTTGTTAGGTGCGATTCGTCTGGGCTTACTCTTGAAGAGCAAATGAGTTATGAGTACGACGTTGATGTTAAAAGCAAATTAATTATTAGACCCAGGGCTTTCTTACAGGAAAAGACAGACTATAGATTGCTAATTAGCGGCTCATCTTCTCCTGACAATGAATGGAGTTACATTGGATCAAGGACTGTATTTGATCCACTAAAGGATCCTTTATCTAGCGGCGAAGGTCTTATTAGATCTAGTGGCTATTACACTGGAACTACAGCAGATTTAATAATTGTTGAGGTGGCAAAAGCTGGCAGCTCGTCATCTTGTAAATTAAGATGGTATTTTGACAGCAATGATACTGTTAAGTTTGATTTGCTACCATTAACTGGTAGAAACAAAATTGCCAAAGATAAAGACATTTACCTTGAACTTATTGGCGGAGCGTCTGACAGCTTTAAAATAGGTGATACCTGGACAATAAATCTTCGGCCCATACAGTATTTAGTTGATACTTATAAGGTTGATTTTTCTACAGCAGCTGATCAGGTTAAAGAATTACCCACTACAGTTTCGCAAAGTCCAATTGGACTGGATGTGCCTACTCAAGCAGAGATAGAAGCTGCAGCTACTGAGTTTCAACTAGTAAAAATTGATCCTGAGTATGGAGCTAGTAATATATCTTTAAAGACCAAACAAATTACTCTTACTTTTAATAAGGATATTGATCCCACTAGCGTAACAGCAGATACAATTAAGTTGTTTAGAAATGTTATGGATGGCAACCAAGATGCAGTCGATGTGGGCTATTCTTGGATTGTTAATGGCAAAAAAATTATTATCAACGTAATAAGGGAATAATATGTTAACCGTAATTCAAGGAGATGCAGTTAATATTGTTTGCCAAGTCAGAGATGGAAATGGCTATCTAGCTAATGGATTTGTTAGTACAGATCCTGCAGCTGATATGACAATCCCTGAATCTACACCAAAGGTATCAATTTATCCATATGGCAAAAAGCCCGGACTACCGGGAGTCAATCTTGCCACTCATGCAGTGCCAGGATTCTATAGAGTTGATCCAGGTGCTCCAACTAAGTATGGACAATATACTTATAACTATATAACTGCAGTTGACTCTCAAGTTGGAGAGTGGTGGGCTTACTTTGAAATCAATGTTGGCACTGATCTTGCTCCAGTTATGTTTACAAGTCTTGTTCCATTTACTGTTACATCTAGTGGCAGCGAACTCAATACTTATTCACAAGATGAAGGTTTTGATACGTTACTCAATAATAATCAGTATGTTATTGAAATTAGGGGAATCAAAGAAATTGGCGCTGCAGTCGACTCGGTGGGCATAGAAGACGAATCTTGGTTCACTAGTAGGTACACTCCCATGTACGCAACTTACGATCAAGTTCTATCTAGCGTTGGTAGTATTGTAGGTGATGTTGATGCTGATACGGTTAACTATCTTATTTATAGATATTCAAAAGTTGTAGATGCAATGGTCTTTGATATGCCAGTGCAAAATGGAACACAAAAATGGCTTGATTATGTTAAGATGGAGTACGTAATCATCAATAGTTCTATTGATTTGATTGAGAATATTTCACTTGCCTTAGGTGCTCCTCGTGCTAAACAACTTGGCGATCTTAAAGTCGAATGGGCTGACAATGGCTCAGCTTTGAAAGTCAAGATTGAGCAAATGAGAAAACGCAATGAAGACTTACATAGAATTCTTCATAGCAATGGTAATCTTTCATATGGCGCAAGTCTTAATGCTGGTATGGCAATCAAAGGTTATCTTGGTGCAGACTATCCTGCTTTTGGCAGATCAATTGATAACATGCCTAGATTTGCTCCGAGTGTCAATATTAAAACTAGACTTCCTGGATCTTACAGATACTATCCAGACTATGCTTATCAGAACCGTTATCGTTACCGGTACATCTATAGAAATATAAATGGCAACTGGCCTGATACTGGTAGTTAGGATAGGAGCATAAATGGCTATTAAAAGAAATCGCTTTTATCGCTTAGATTCAAGCCCAAAAGTTACACAAAAAGAAGTAGATTTACGCAAAGAAACTAAAGATACTTTTGGAGGATCAGTCTATGAGATCCCAAAGGCTTTCAAAGTTATGCTTAGAAAGTTTAGACGTAATGCAAATAACTACAGAATTCCTTGCTCTTGCAATGTAGCTAAAGAAGGTCAAATGCATCAAAAATGCACTGTATGCCTAGGAGAAGGCTATCTATGGGATGAGCATTATATAGATACATTTAAAGTTGACATTGGAAGTGATCAGGAAAAAGCTGGAGCTTCATTACTTACAGAAATTGGCAGAAGTAAAAAGCAATTTTGTAAGTTTTATGTGCAAGACACAGTAGCAATAGACTATGAAGATAAAATCATAGAATTAGCATTGGAACCTAATGGTGCTCTTGTTAAGCCAGAGCGTCGCCATATTACTTGGACAATTAATACATTGAATGAGAAGCGTTCAGATACTGGTCGAATAGAATACATAATCTTATACTGTAGGAAATATTAAAATGTTAAATCCACTGAGTAAACAATTACAGGCTGACCTTAGTACTGCTCAAAAGAATTTTATTGTTGAAGTTCTTGAAAAGAACGAACTATTAAATAAGGTCACAGAAGCAGCACCTAGTAATTTAATACTGGAGCCAGGTGGCAAAGCAATTCTTAAATTAGAGAATGACAAAATAAGAATCAATACAATTTATGAAGTTATGGAATTGCTTCAGGAAGTTATCAATTTTGCAACTGTATCCCTTAAACCTTCATGGTTAAATAATGAAAGATTAATTATTCAAAGACCTATCATCAATGTTGAAAGTGAAACTCCTAATGTTGTTTTTAAAGTTCTAGACGGTAAACCAGGTGCCGCCGGAACAGGGGCAGTAAACGCTCCTTCTCGTAGGATGGTGACACCTATACTAGTTGGCAAGTACATGGACCCGAAAGATGATACATCCGAGATCTACTTATATGGTCAAAGATTTGACTATAATATTTCTTTGAGTGTATATGGAAAAACAGCGCATGAAGCTGACCTCCTAAAGGAGTGGATCATGGATATCATTAAGGTTTATCTATGGTATGTTAAATACAGTGGAGTGTTAGATTTTGTTTTTGTAGAAGAATTAGGAGATGACACAGAAGCGTTAAGACACAAGAGAACTATTAAATATGCTGTCTCAATTGAGAAACTTAGTTGGTCCAGCTTCTTCGTACTAAAAGAAATTGCTTTAAAAATTGTTACTTCAAATTAATTATTCAAAGGAGAGCCGATGTATATAAACCTACCCGGGAGTTACGTACAGCTTCAAGATGGTAACCTAACCTTCTCAGCCCCAGATCTTACACAGTCTGTTCTTGTTCTTGGTACGGCCACTAAGGGTCTTACCAGTGAACCATTCCTGATGTCAGATGTAAGTGCTGTTGTTAGAGAGTTTGGTTCTGACTCTGAAGTTGCGAGAGCCGCTAGCGAAGTCAAGAAAGGCGGAGCTTCAAACATTTATGTTTACCGTTTGCCTGGTACTCCTCCTGTTTTGTCAGCTCTTGGTGCTGATGTTAATGAGGCAAGCGCTGCAGGTATTACAATTCGTACTACACAGGAGTCGCCTGAAGCTGCTGCTAAGTATGGCGTGGCTTATCGTCATGCTAAGAGCCTAGCAACGAGTGGTACTGGCACTGCAGATGATAAGTCTGTTACTGCTGAACTTATTGTTGTTAATCTTGAGACGGATACTGTTGTCTGGCAGGGTACTGCATTAGAGGGTGCCTCACTTGATAATGGCGAAGTTGATGTTGAGTTTGAACTTGGCGATGTTGATCTAGGCCTAGGCGAAGGCGCAGAGGCAGAGTCTATTGCTATTAGTGTTAGCTCGGGAAGCAGGAGTTACACTGGAGTTGCTTCTAGCTATCAGGCATCTGGTCCTGGTACTGGGGCTACATTTACTGTGCTAGGTGTTCCTACGTTTGGAACAGGAGCCTACTCAACTACTACAATTTCGACAGCTGCTGGTGGTTCACTTTATGCGGTTGGTGATGGACTTAAGGTCTTAGGTTCGGCTCTTGGTGGGGTCAGCACTGCAAATGATCTTACTTTCTCAGTGGCCTCAGTCGCAGGGGCAACCCGTACATATACTGACCTTGCACTTGATGATGGGGATGGCCACGACGCTGGTAGAGCATCTATCACAGTCAGCGCTGGTGGTGTTTATAGCGTAACTATCACAACTCAGGGCACTGGTTATACTGCTGGTAATATTGTTGTTGATGGTAGTCTTCTTGGTGGAGTAACAAGCACCAATGATGCTACTGTTACTATTACTGTCAATGTTTCAGGTGTTATAACTGGTGCCAGCGTTGCTGGTAACGGTCTTGTCAGAGGTGCAGTGGCAACAGTTGGTACTATTGCTGGTAACTATGCTGCTCCTGGTGCAACTGCTCTTACTTATTCATTTGGCATTTCTGGAATTACTGCTACTGGAACATATGCTGTTGGTCAGCCTTATACTTCTGCTAGTGCTGTGGCCACTGCACTAGCAGCTGCTCTTAATGCTAATGGGGAATTCGAAAAGCTTCCATTCACTGCTAGCGCGTTAGACAACGTAATATCAATTACCGCTGATGGCACTGTCAACGCTGACGGTGAAGTTGTTTACGGCGTTGATCACCCTTGGGCTGGCTATACTGCTCGTCCTTTCTTACAGGCTGCTCCTACAATTACACTTCCTTCTGGACAGGGAACAGTCAGTGCCTATGGAGTAGCTGGATCATCAACTGGTAGAGCGTCTGATGTTGGTCTATACCCTCAGGATAGCAATAAGCCTTTTGCTGTTGCTGGTGGTGGCGTTTATGTTCCTCTTGATAAGGTTCTTGATGGCGGCACAGCTGTGTCCTATGGTCTTAGTGGGGCAACATTTACTCATGCCCCTCTTGAAGATTATGCTAATAACAACTTTGATTACGGTACTGCAGCCGAGTTTAGCCCAGGCACCACTGATTCAAATATCTCCCTTATGAAGAGATATGAGAAGCTTCATACTGCGTTTGAGAATCTTGATCTTGCAGCTTTTGACATCATTGTTCCTTATGGCATAACAATTGATGCTAAGAATGCCGCTGATGGTGCAGATATTACTATTACTGATGGGGCTTATCCTGCGCCTGGGCAAGCAAACGATGCCCTTGGTTACCTTGTTGTATCAGACAATGGCGACTACACCTATACCTACTACTGGTCGACCACTGGTGTTATTTCAGATCTTCCCGAGATTGCTAGTAATAGTCTTCTTCCGGAGTCAGGTGAGTTCCAATATAGAGAAGTTAACTTTGGGCATCTTCTTGCAACGTATTGCTATGAGAACTCAGAGGATTACAGAACTTGTCACGGTGTGATTGGTACTCGTCTTCCTGGTAGCATTTCGGCTCGTGGCATTCGTGAGTACTTTGGTAAGGCTCCTACTTATGCGTATGACAGAGAGAGTGGCACCTACTTCATTACTGATGAAAGCAATAATGGTACAGGTCTACTTGGTCATAAGTTCATTGGCGGCAAGTACGCTTTCAATGATGGCGTAAAGCGTGGTGGACTTTTCCTAACGGAAGATAGATCACTTGATTACTCAACAGCCAACATGGTGCTGGATGGTAATAGTAAGAAAATCGATCTTGGTAAGTATCTTTCTGTTGTTGCTCTGTTTGGCACAACAGCAGATGATGTTAACACAAGAAGCCCTGCTTACATTACAAATGCGGCTACAATTGTTGCTGGTATGCTTCCTAACTTGAGTGTTATTGACAGCCTTATTAACCGTCAGGTTCCTGGTCTATTTGTGCCTTACCGCCTAGAGACCAAGACTGTGGACGTTGCATGTGGCCTTGGACTTACACTTGCTAAGGTTGAGAACGGTACACCATCTATTGCAGACTCACCGACCTTTGCTTCTCCAACATCTGACTACACAAGACTTACTACGGTAAGAATTGTTGCTAAGATTGCTGAAGAGCTTAGAAATACGGCTCGTCCTTTCCTTGGTAAAGGTCTTTCCGCAATCAAGAGGAATGCACTTGAAGCTGCAATTGGCGAAGTCCTCAAGAGAAATCTTGGCGATTCCACTGGCGTACAGGTTATTACAGCTGGCCGCTTTAAGCTTATGCAAACTGCAGAAGAGCGTGTTCTTGGTAAGGTTAGAGTTGATCTAACTCTCACTCCTGTCTTTGAGCTTAGACAGATTACCTTCTCTGTAAACCTTAGCGTTTAATTATAAATTAAGGAGCAATAAAAATGTCTGATTTTCTTACAAGAGCACACAACAGTTTCTCAGGAGCTGATATTAAGGCTGTCTTTGCGAACAATGAAGTAGGTAACCTTATGGCGGTTTCCTATGCTATTCAGCGCGAAAAGGCCCCAATCTACGTACTAGGTGAGGCCAACCCTCGCGCCTTCTCACGCGGCAAGCGTGGTATTGCTGGTTCACTAATCTTTATTCAGTTTGATACACATGCTATTCTTGAGCAGTTCAATATCGAGGATGAGGGTAGCGCACTTGGCAAGTTTGTTCAAAAGATTTACGAGCCAAATCCAATGGACTTTAGTTCAACAGCTGGTCCAACTCGTCCATCGCTAGGAGACTCTGCTGCCAAGCCAGACTCAATGGGTAAGCTTTCAAAGGCTTTCTATGCCGATCAGCTTCCTCCTTTTGATGTCACTGTTAGTGCATTAAATGAAATGGGTATTGCTGCTAAGTGCGTTATTCATGGTGTTGAACTTATGAATGAAGGCTGGGGTATGGGTATTGAAGATCGCCAGGCTGATATGCAAACAACATATCTTGCTCGTGCGGTTACTCGTTGGACAACTCAGAAAGATAGTCGCTTCAAGATTGACAGAACTGCTAGCGGTGCTGTTACTATCAGCGAGTAAATAACTAAATAGCCTAATACAGGCTACTGGTATGAAGAACCTACATATAATATATGTAGGTTTTTTATTATGAGTAAAGGCATATGAAAAAAATAAAAGAAACTATTTCAAAGATTAAAGATGGAGCCGTAATTTTGGCATGTCTATTTGTAATTTTTTTAATACTAATAGTTTTTCTTCTCAACTATAGAAAGGATACTTAATGGCTCCTCCCGGTCCAACCGTCCAAACAGATACTCCGCCAAAGAAACCTCCTACTATAAGGGATGGATTATTTGAGAGTTTTACTGCAGCAGGTAATAATCTTGGATTTTCTGGATGCGATATTTCAGCAACAATTATGTTGCCTCAGTATCAAGGAAAAAACAGTGCAAGAATTTTTAGAATTGGAACTTTACAGACTATATCAATTTCAACTTATAACACTAAAACACCTGTAAAGGCATTAGGATTTAAAAATCCAATTGCAGTAGCAAGAGGTGGCCGAACTATTGCTGGTACATTAATATTTAACCAGTTACATACCCATGTATTTAATGATAATTACGAATTTCCATTAAAAGGGGATGTTGATGTTACATGGGATAGAGGTGGACTTCTAGGTTATGCGTCTGGTGACGCTGAATACATTACTAAAAGAAAGAGTAATGCTGGGGCTCCAGAGCCAGAGAAGAATAGAAAAATCTGGGATTTTTCTTGGGATACAAATTATCTAGGAGAAGTAGTAAAACCTTCTGATCTTCCGCCGTTTGATATTATTATTACGATGATAAATGAAGCTGGACATATGGGTAAAATTATTCTAGAAGATATTGAGATTATTCATGACTCTAGTACTCTTTCAGTTGAAGACATTTACACTGAAGTTCAATATCAGTATATGGCTTCAAATATAAGATATTTTGAAGGTACAATTGGTACAGCAAATAGCACCTTTAGCTTTGCAAATGCATTTGATAGTGGACTTGAGCCTGTCTTAGTTGATAGTGTTAAGGCTGCGACTGAACCTACTACAGCAACTCCAGCGATAGTAAGTCCTGCTCCAGCTAATTCAAGCTCTAACACCCCAGAGCAAAGAAGAGAAATTCAAGAAGAAGTTTATAAATATAATGCAATTATGGAAGCTGATAGTGCTATTGCGCATAATGAAGTTAATCCTGAAGGAATCCCTATGAATGGCAAGAGGAATACCCGTCGTACTGCCACATATCAACAAGGCACTATCAACCGTTTTAGAGATGGATATTTAAAATAATAGTAAACGTTGCTATGAAGATTAATTATAAAAAGGATAATAATGGCTAAGTCAGTAGCAACTGCATATACTGGAGCAAATGTATCATTAACAATTGGCTCTGCTCTTATAACAAATGCTTTTGGTATTTCATGGGAAGTATCACAAAACAAAAGACCAATTTATGGCTATAACAGTTTATACTATGATGGGGTGGCTGATGGTCAAGTAATTGTATTAGGTCAACTTTATATTAACTTTCAACATCCTCAATATTTGAGTTATGTTTTGCAAAAATATTATTCAGAGCTACCAAGAGATTTTACTTTTTCTGCAGGCGATTTTCCTGAGCTAAATGGAAAGAAAAAATTGATTAGTTTACTAAGATCATATGACAACATGGGCAATCATCCTGGTGATGCCGCAATGCTTGATGGTTTATTTGCCAATCAAAGCCTTCAGACAGATATGGTTGCAAATTTAACTGCAGGTACTATTACAAATAATACGACTCCAGATGGAACTACAAGTCTATTAGCTAATAGTGGTGGCTTACATGGAAGTTTAAGTGAACGAAACCTGAACGATGCTCAAAAGTCATATTTTGGATTATCGGGAGGCTATGGCAAGGCGCTATCGGACAGCGGAAGTCTTCATAGACCTGACCAGTTTTCAAGGGCTGGCGGAGTAAACAAGCCTTTGAATATAATTATTACTTATGGTAATCCAAATATAACATCTATGGCAAATGGTATCACATCTTATATGAACTCCTCGACTGTTATACTTAGAGATGTTCATTTTATTGGCGAAGCACAACAGATTATGTCTGATGACCAACCAATAATGGAAACCTATAAATTTATGGCAAGATCAAAAGAAGTTCTTGCTAGAAATGGAAGCGGACAAACTGATTATGATAGTATTCTTGCCGCCCAAGCCGAAGCGGCAAAGGCCGAGCCTGCTTCACCAGCAGCAGCAGCGGCAGCGGCAACCGCAACAGAAGCAGCCAAAACAAACCAAACAGGTGGAACGGCGGTAGCTAAGCCAGAACGACCTATAAAAGATATTGCTAGAGGGGATGCGGCACCTGAACTTCCCCCAATAGTCAAGCCATAATAATTACAACCCAATAGGAACAAAGAGGAAAAATGTCAGAAACAACAACAGAATTAGTAGAAGTTGACGCCGAAGCTCTTTTAGAGAAAAAGCTTGAAAAAACAAGAAAGAGCAGAGAGGCTGAGAAGGAGGCTGCAAAGGAGCCTACTGGCGACGAGTCAAAACCCCAACAGGAAAGATCTCTTACAGCAGAGGAAGAGAAAGATCTTGCTTACTCTGAACTTGAGAAGATGGGATGCTCTAGAAGCTATGTTGCAAGAATGAAGGAGAAGCATGGCACTGTCATTGTTTATCCTCATGAAGACAATAGATGGTTTCTAGTCCGTCCTCTTAAAGTAAGAGAGATGCGAATGATCCGTGAGATTGCTGGTCAGGACATGGAAAGACTTAATAAGGAAATTCTAGAGGCTGGTTGTGTTTTCCCAATGCTATCAGATGAAGCAGTTAATGATTTACCTGCTGGTCTGCCAGATCTTCTTACAAATATGATTAGCCGTTTAAGTGCATTTATTCCTGTAGAACTTGCTTTCTCACTAAGCAAAGAACTCTAATTAATTAAAGAGTATTAATGTACTTAGATATCTTTAACCATAAGGATATCCCGTTATATGTAGTAGATCTTCCGTATGGGCTTAATAGTACTCATACGGAATATTTTACTCGTATACCTTGGGGTGAATATAAAAGAATTCGCTATGCTGAACGATTTAATAGTCTTTCAAATTACGAATTAAAGGTAAAGATTTTTAGGGACTATACTCTTAGAACTCCTAAGTGGACAGACTTTGAAATAGACTACTTGCCAGCTGGCATAGTCGACACTATATCAAACTTAATAATGTACATTAGTGACTCTGGAATTATTCCAGATTCAAATGGAAATATAAACATACAAGGTTTTACTCAAAGACTTAATATGTATAGAGCACTTAGCATGACAAATGTTGAGTATCAAATGTATACTATTATTTGCGTAGTATTTAAAGCTTACACTTTTGAGTCTTTAGACAAATTGCCATTTGATCGAATTGCTAGTTTATTTGCCAGTGCGGAGAAATATCTACTTGAAAATGGAATACTTAAAAATCCACTAGAGATATATGATCCCAACGTTGAAAAAGCAGCAAAGCCTAAGGCAAAAAAGCCACAAAAGAAAACAGAAGATGATACGTTTATTGATGAGTTTGTTAAGTTTAGGGCCCAACAAGAGGCGTCAAATAAACAGACTCCTACTCCTGAGAGAACAATGAATGAACCAAAGCCCGAGTATAAAAAGGATATCTCAGTCGCATCATCAAATGAAGGTGTAACCTATATTGCTCCTAAGGATAGAGTTGCTGTTTCAAATGGCGTTCAGGTTAATGTGCCAGGTATTAAAATTGACAAGAACAATAAAATTGGCGGATTTGATGCAGAAGATTTTGATAATCTACCAAGATATACAGATGAAGAAGCATTAGCAGCACAGCTTGAAATGGGTATTGTACCTGCTGGATATGAGATTATTCTTGAGAGAGAAAGAAGGGCTTTAGCAACCAAGCAAACTGAAGAAGCTACCACTTTCAAAAAGATTGGAGTAAAAGTAAGAGAGAATAAGAAATTTAAGAGAAAATAATATAGAACAGTCTCTTAAAGGAAACCATGGCCTTACCTACCTATCTGTCACAGCAACTTGCTTTGAATCAACCACTAGTTGATTCCGCAGAGCGCAGTAAGTACTCAGAGGCACAAGATGTCTGGGCTGAAAGCTCGGAAGCCGCTGGCGAAGAAATTCCAACTTCTGCACAGCTTGCAAGCTTTGGTGTAAAGAGTGCAGTTGCTTATCTTGTATACAATACTGCACCACACCTTGCAGAGGGTGCGCATGATATACTCACAAGTAGGAAGTTCCAACGCTGGTCTATGCGTACAGAAAACCACATCAAAGAAGTGGGTGATGTATTCAAATTAAGAACTGGTAAAAACGCCATTAAGAATGTCAGAGCTGCTTTAATTAATAAAGCAACTGACTTTGCTGCTCTAGGAGCAGAGACTTCTGACCCTGGCAAGTTTTGGTACTCAGGCCTTACAAAGCTACAACAGCAAGGTCTTGGGCTACCAATTTTTGATAATGTTATTAAGCTATTTACAAAAGCTACCTATTTAACAGATGTCTTATCTTACTCAGTTGATAGAGGCAGTACACCTATATCGTTAGATGTCAGTCTTAGATCTCTTGGCGAAGTTTCAAGAGATAGAACTCTTGATTTTTATAGCCAACAGTTTGGAATAGATAGAAAAAAATTAAACCTTATTGACTACCTTGTTTACCAAGATGGTCAGGTTCGTGAAGGTAAAGTTGATTTATCTGGCAAGGTAGTGCCTAAAGGTAGAGCCCTTGCAAGTGACGTTATCTTGGCCGACAAAGGCAAGTATACAGAGTCAGTCTTAATTGGTATAGATCCCAGTCTAGGCTTGAAAGAACGATCAACTGGTGCAACTTATGCTGAGAAGGTTGGCGGAGATGAAGGCTATGTGCTTATTGGTAAAGGAGAATTAGATCCAAGCATTAGAAAGTTTTTCTCTGGAGTTGGTAAGCGACTTAACTTCGGAAATGTTTTATATGGAGGAGAGAAAAGTGTTTCTGAGTGGGGACCTTTTAAATTCTTTAAAAATTTATTAGGTAAAACCGCTGAAGAAAGATCTAATAAACTTTTTCATGCAGAGTCATATACTAGCTATGCTTTAACTAGAACATCTAATCTTTTCTCTGAGATGTTTAATGAGGTTGGATCTTTCTTTGAATATCTTTTCCCAGATGTCAAGAAGTCAATCTACTCTACGCTAACAGAAAATAATTTAACTCCTAGAATCCAACATGGTCATGCATTTGCTATGCTTGGTCGATATAGTCGACTAGCTACAACTGTTGGTGCTGGTCTTATGGCTATTAACCAACTTGGTTATAGCATGAAAAATGGAGAGGGAATTAATAAAGAAGTTGCCGGAGCTCTACAAACAACTGGTCTTGCAATAGCAGGTGGTTTAATTGCGAATAAACTACGCAAGAGGACCCTGCCAGGTATGTTGATAGGCGGTGCTGTAGGCGGACTAGGGATGATTGGTGTAGGGCCCTTTGCGGCTGGCCCAATACCCGGTGTTGCCAACTTGATTGGCAGAGCAAATGAGATTAGAAGTTACATAGGTGAAGCAACTCTTATAAATGACTGGAGAAGATCATTTGAAGAAATGATGCCAGGATCAACTAATCCAACAACTGCGCTTGGTGTTGGTATTGCTTTAGGCGCAGGTTTTGTTACGTTACAAAGATTTCTAAATAAAAATAAAGTTGTAGAAGTTGGACAGAGAGAAAAGTATCTACTCCAACAATTTCAAGACTTAGCAAATCTTCCACTTCGTGAAGTTGCTGGGCATATACGCCAGACAAGCGGAGAAGTAGTAAGAGTTAAAGCTGAATACCATGAGAGGATGCGCAATGTTGATAATGCTCAGCATGTTGCTTTGCAGGACGAACTTGATGATCAGATTAAATCAATAAGACGGCAAAGAAATGAAATCTTGCATCAAAGACATTCGACACCAAGAAGTTCAGCATTTGACTTAAGTGGATTGACTGAACATCAAATCTCCGCCGTGGAAAGAGATACTCTTTCATATGTAAAAAGCTTAGAAGAATCTGGTCAACATGGAGTACTAAATAATCCAATTGGCAAGATTAATGATAAGAGTAACTTGTCAGTCCTCGCAGAAAAGGTAACAGACTTTACATATGAAGAAGGCCGCCAAAAGATTTTAAGAAATGAAAGAAGTGTTTTTAAACGCGTTATTAAAGCAGTTGAAAATGCTCCTCGAATAAAAGCTATTGCTTATGCTTCGGGTATTGCAGCTCTTGGATGGTTTCTGGGAACTGGCGGATTAGGTACAGTAGAAAGACCAAGAGAGTTAAGAGAATTAAACCAAGGTAAAAGACTTGAAACTGTAAGAAGAAATCAAAGCTGGGAAATGGGACAGGGCGGATATGGAGGAGACGACGTTCTTTACCAGCGACCTTCTCTAATAGCAAGACTTTCATCTGGAGCAACACAAGCTGGTAGTTCAGGCAATCATGGTCCAGTCGCAGAATTTTTTCTTAAAAACTTTACATATAAACTAGAAAGAGAAAATTATTACAAGAGACCTTCTCCTATAACCGGAGCAGCATTTGATCAGATTCCTTTTATATATCCTGCAATACAACCGATTGCTGATCTTATAAAAAGACCAAAGTTAATGCATGTTGGCGAATGGAAAAGAGAGTCAAAGGATGGTAAGACAAAATATCTAGAAAGAACAACTGGATTAGAGGAAATACCTGATCAGAGAATTGGTGGCATTGCAATGGCAGCACCTGTTTCTCCGTACCAAGGTTCTCGTGTTCTTGGCAAGTTCTGGCAAGAGGCAACTTCTCTAGGTGGCCTTGTTGGCTTCTATGCAAAGAGCGCTAAGGGCTACCTTACCGGAACTAGTAAAGTGGGTGACCAGCGCCAAGAGTTAGAATCTTTTTCTAGAAACATGGATATTGATTCAAAGTTCTATGATCTGCATGGTGGTGGTTCATTTATGGGAATCCCATTTACATCAGAAGCAATACGTCGATTTGTACATCAAGATGAAAATAAACAATACAATCCGATACGTAACTCAATGCCTAATTGGCTTCCTGATAGTTTCAAATATGGCAATCCATATACATCAGCAAGACATGGAGAAGGTGAGTATAGGATGCCGGGAGAAGGATATGAAGCTTTACACCCTGAGTTAAAGGGTGTAAATCCTGAAGATTATCCACTTCTTCATAAGTTAAATGTGCTGGGTGATGTATCGCCTTATTCTCCTCAGTATAAAGGAACTCTCCACAAAGCAAAACTAATGAGAGATTCAGATGAGATGACTGCCCCAGAGCGTGGCTTTTTGTATCGCCATGAACAGATGATGAAAGAGAAAAAGAACAGAAGAGAGTTTGACTCTTATCAATTCAAACCAAGTAGCTATGATAATATTTCTGGAACAATTGCTTCAGTAGATCCCCAGTCCATGACTTTTACACTTGAAGGATATGGAGGTAAATTTGGTGTTGCAGGAATAACTAATAATGTTGATGCTTTAATTAGTGAATTTAACTATTCGCAAATAAAAGCTGCAAAAATGAAAAAGAAGAATGAGGAAGTTTTCTCTGATGAGATTCAAGTTGGCCAAGGAGTAACAGTAAGTGTTCCTGCTTCAATTGGGCAAGCAGTCGACGATGACGGAATTATAAAAGCTGCAGTTAGAAACAATGGATTCAATGTCAACAAAGAGTTAAGATCTGAAGGCAAGTTTGCTAAAGAGTATTCTCCTATTGGTAATTTTGCAATGACAAACTACCTAGGAAAGGCTATAGGTGCTGGGTGGGAAGCAACAACTCACTTTGCCAATAGAGTAGCTCAACCTATTGAGCATATAATGGCTTTTGGTGCTGCTCCAATAAACAAATTACTTCCATACAGAGACGTGTTAGAAGACTATCAGAGTCGTGAAATGTATGGTAGCGAAATGAAAGGATGGGACTCTCCCATTGCTGACTGGATTGCTCCTGCTGTAAAAAGTGCAGTTCATAGTTGGCTTGGTATAGATTTTGAATCACCTGGACTAAGAAAGAAAAGAGATACAGAAGAATACTTTGATAAGCTTAAATATGCTAAATATAGTGGTCTTTCTAAAGCAGCAACATTTTCTGGGGATGACAGACTAGCAAAGCAATATCAAAACATTGCACAGAAAACAATTATTGGTTCTTCGGGTTATGTCTCAGATGAAAGTCTTGGTAGCACACTTGGAGGACGTGAATCTGTTTTTGCAACTGGCTTTGCTAGAGAATTCAATCCTGGTCGACAGGAAGAAATCATAGAGGCTTTGCCTGAGTATAAACAAAAAACAATGAGAGACTTTTATCTAGGAAAGGATCTTGATGCTATTAATAGAGCTGCCGGAGCTGGGCCTATGTCTACATTCGGCATGGACTATGCAGCGGACTTGACAAACTTAAAAGAAAAAATGGGGTACGGAGAAGCTGCAAATCCAGATGAAGCTCAGGCAATGAGAGAAATGGAAGTTAGTCAATACTTTCAACATAAAAGTATGCCAAGAGCTGACTGGATTGGATTTAATCCTGCAGTAGATTTAGAGGATGTAAAGCTAAAATACATTGAAAGTGAAGGTATGAATTACCATGACTTTGGTATCTATCCCAGCCGCGCATCTTATATGTCTAGAAAGCCTTATATTGATGAACAAGCTGTTCAAGATCTAAACAAGTTTAAATTTATCAATCCACACAAGGCAATGTCAGCAGTTAATAATGCTAATGATGTCTATGGTAATTATAGTTATAATATTCAAGGACCTAATCGGTTTGATTCGTCAATCAGCATTGATATAAGAAATAGCATTTCTGTTAATCCCTTTGAGCAGTAAGAATAGCGGGTATTTACAATGCAAGAGTTCTTAACAAGTTTAGGTGCTATATTATACGGGAGTATGGCAACAAAGGAAGCGGGTAAAGCAACTGGTGCTGAACTTACACCTCAAGTTGCAAGAATGCTACTTAGTCCTGGCTTTGCATCTTTTCCTGCTAGCCCACCTAGACCCAACACTACATTCTTCTCGATGGTTTCTCAGGCAAGAGGAAGGATGGGGAGTAATAAGGCTTTAAGTTTCAGCGAACAGATTCTAAAGTTGCAGTCAACCGTAACTTCTGAAGTTCTAGATAGGATTAAAGAATATGGCACAACTCAAGCGGGAAGCTTTGTAGGGGCAACTGCAGAGCAAGCGGCAAGAGCACAGAACAATGCATTAAATAATGTTATGTATCTAGGGAGAGAAGCTGAAGGCGCAATTCTTTCATTAACGGCAGCTAAGAAGTCTGTTCTTGATATGATCAATGGCGATAAGCGTCTTTCTGGATTCGTGTCTGATCCTCGTAATGAAAAACTTATTGGCAATATAAAGAGTCGCTTAATGGGCGCTACTTATGCAGAAACTATAGGTATGCTTGAAAGTTTTCGCCAAGCGGCAGAAGCTAGCGTAGAAGGCCTTGGAAATATTTTTGATTACTATCACAGATCAAATACTCGTTTCTTAAACGCAAGTAGAGCTTCAGATAAAATACCTGCAGCTATAGGACTAAGACTTGATAATGGAAATCAAGTTATGAGTGCAATGTCTCGTTTTGATAAATTTAACAAAATGCCAACTAGCACAAGAGACTTATCTCTTGCCTCTCTTACACAAGCAGAGCAAGCAAAATTAGGCGAATACCAGAAAGCACTTCAATCTAAATTAGGGGGAAGATTCCAGTTTAATCCTGGTCAAGGCGACATATATGAAATTATGAGTTCGTTTGGTCAGCCAGAAGGTGCAGCTCCTCGTTCATTTAGATATGCAAGAGTAAGAGTTAATAGTGGTGAAATTAATTTACCACTAGGAGAGGCAGGAGATTATTTTGTTGGTGAACAAGGCAAGGCTCAGGGGCATATCTACTTCAGAGGAAAATCTGGTTCAAGCATGTACTCGCCAGTTGGCAAAGTCATTAACATTGATAATACTGGAACTGACATTGCTTCAACTCCAGCAATAACAGGTCACGATAATATTTGGAATCCTCAAACTGGTAAATACTTAGATGTAGCTGAAGCCTTAGAAGCTGGAAAAGTTAGATCTGCAGAAGAGATTCTTTTCTCGTCAGCTGAAAGCTCTGATGAAGCTATTCGATACATGGAAGAGATAGATCCAACAAAAAATCCTTTAGTTGCAGTGGCAAGAAAACATTCGCAAATCCTTATGCAAGAAGAGAGAAGTATTGTAGGCATTGAACCTGTTGAGCGGTTTAACGCACATTTAAAAATAGCACAAGCCCAAGGTGTTTCTCTTTTTCCAGTAGCAGGTGCAAAGCAAGGTGATAAAGGAATTTACCACTGGGCAGAGGCAGGAATGAATGGACCAGAAGCTGGTATCTATATGGGTACTTTTGCTGGAGAATTAGAAAATACTGCAGGTGGAGTTAAGCCTGTAAGTGTAATTCCACTTGGCAGAAGAACTAATAGACATCTTAATAACCCTTTAACTGTTGTTAATCCTGGTAGCAGAACAGCACTTTCGCGTGTAGGTAATCAGGCGCGTGTTATAGGTAATCCTATGGGTTCAAAGGCAATGCTTTTAGATGCTTATCCATTTAGAAGTGGTGCGTTTAAAGGAATGCTTCAAAGTGGACTTGAGCCATTTGTTACTGGCGCTGTTTTCTCTACTCCTAGAGGCCAAGCAAGAAGTCCTGAGATTTTCCTTGAAGGTTCAAGAGGTCTAATTAATCCTAATGCTGAACAAGTTGAAGGAACATTCATTCGACCAGGAAGACGAACTAGCATTGAAACGGGAACTGAAAGTTATCCTTTTGAATACAATCCAAAGTTACAACCTTTCTTAGAGGAAGTAGATGCTTTAGGCGACGCTGATCCTATGCAAAGACAAAGAATGATTTTTGATATGCAAGAAAGATCAGGTGTTGGTTTTTCAGAAGGAGAAGCTCTTGGTCGTCGGCGCTTAAACAACGGAACAATAGAAAATACTTTTGTTGATGCGGGAGGAACAGCTTCTCAAGGAAGAGTGCTACTTCAAGATGTTATCCCAATTGAAGGTGGCTATAAACTTGCTTTTGGCAGAGAAGTGCCTGCAGGAGCAGGAAAGCTAGAAGGCGGTACAAAAACTAACCAACATCTTTTTTCTGCAATTGCTGATGTTGAGTCTGAAGAGACTATTAACATCAATGCAAAGTACGATGCAAAGGTAAAAGAAGAGAAAGCTAAAGCTGAAGAGCGACACAAAAAGCGCCTAGCTAGATATGAAGAAGAAAGTACAACAGGGCAATGGACCAGAAGTATTAGAGAGGAAGAGTTAGAAAAACTTGAAAGAGCAAGGAAGAATGATCTTGATAAGACTGTTTCTCAAGTTAACTTAGAGCGAACAAATGAACTAGATGCCATGGCAACTAATCCAGCCAGAGAAGAAGCAATACAAAGAAATAAACAACAAGTTCTTGGTCAGATAAGAGATGACTCCGCAATGGGTCCTTTAACTGATGAGCAAAGAAATCTTTATAATGTTGCTGCTGAATCTCTAACAGAAGATGTTTCGCATATTGCAGAAGGTAAAGAAATATATAAAGAGGGTAATACATTAGCAATTCGTGGCCAACAGCAATATGCTACAAGTAAGTTTACCGGATCAACGCTTGATGCGGTACTACCTGCAGATGATATGTTAGTAGATTCAGATTTCTATAAACAAATTGCATCAGTAGACTCGAAGTTGCCTGTACCTGCACAGGAAAAATATATAAAAGGATTTAAAAATACACTTCAAGACTTTCACGCGGCAGCACAGGCTTTGCAAGGGGCACGCTATTCTGAAAAAGATACTAACGCACTACTTGTAATGCTTAAGAAAGTAAATCAGCATTTAAAAATTAACACTCCTAATAATCAACGTAGACCATATCAAGAAGCTGTATATGGATTAATTTTTGGGTTAGAACAAAAAGGTACTGGCTTTCCTGGCTTAGCAGAAATGATGGAAGGCCAGCAAGCTGCAACGACAAATATGTTAAAAGCTTTAGGATTCAATAAAGAACACCAAGCAAGTCTTATGGCTGGAATTGAATCATCTCCTGCCGTTGTTGGATTGAATGTTCAAACAAGTCGTGATTTCTCATTGGATTCTAACAATGACGCTAAGCTTGAAAGACGTTACGTAGAAGAGATTTACGACTCTACAAGAAGTACTATTGCAGCAGAAGGCAGTCCATACCGTAAACGACACATGCTTGCTTTTGATCAGGCTCTTCAAGGAATTACTCCTCTAGATCCTGCTTATGTATCTTCTGTACAAGAAATGGCAAATAGAGTTGGCAGTCAGCCAGTTGGAGAGGCTGGTAAAGTTGGTTCAGACACAGTCTTAGATCTTAGTGCAAAAATACCAGATGAATTATATGCAACTGAAATGGCAAAAAGAAGAGGAACTCTTGAACAGCTTAGACAGACTGGAGGGTTTGTAAAATATTCCGAAAATACTATGGAGTATCTTCCTTCTGCTAATCTACTAAACGCCTCTACTGTAAAAGATTCTAGATCAGCAAGATTAACTGAAGATTTAAAACTAAAGAATATCATTGGTAGAATTTTTGACATGCTTGAAAAGAACATGGAAAATATCGACGATGACCTTGTTCAGCTATTACATGGCGCGTTTGGAGAATTTAAAGGTGATTTGAATAAAGAAAGTATTGGAATCACAACACATCTTTTAGAAGGTGGAATTAGTGGAGCAAAATATGAAACGGTCTATGGAGCTGAATTAAATAAAAGTTTGCCTACTCATATGCAGCCTTATCAGATGGGCCTGTCAAGAAGTCGAATAGATGAAAGTTTTGATTTAAGAATAAAAAAAGCACAAGCAGCTGGCCGCGAACATGAAGTTGCGTATTTGAATAAATACAGAGCGGATGTACTAGCTGGCAAAGCTGACATGCCTATGATGTCAGGACAGCCTCCTTCCATTGGTCCTGAGTTTATGAGTGTATACTCTGGTAGATATAATCCTAAAATGGACCAAGCAGGTGGTGTATCAATTCCTGCATATGGAGAATGGATATCTAATGGCCAGACTGTATCAAAAGATACTCCTGGTGCAGAGTTTGTTAGAATGGGTGGCAACGTCACTAATAAAACATCGGCCGACTTTGACCATGATGCTGCTTTAACAAAAATGATTGAGGTTAGCTCCGAAGATGAGCATCTTTTAAACACTCCTGAGGGGGTCGAAGAGGCATACGGAAAACTTAGAGATTTAACATCTGATGAGCCAATGAAAGAACAGTTTAACCAACAAAGATCCTATAACATAAGTCAAAATGCATTTGATCCAATAATTAAAGATTCTCTTAAGGATAAACTTGGAGCTAATGGTAGCCTTGAATTAGGTGAAGTCCAGAAGGCATTTATGAAATGGTCTGGCCAGTCTGAGATTGGTCAAACTTCTAATGCTGCAGAAGAAATAAGATTTATAAAAAGAATACTTGAAGAGACTGGGGCAATAACAAGAACAGAAGCAGAAGACTTATCTGTGTTTGCTAATAAGATGGAACAAAATGCGGTTGGCTTTAAGCATCTTGATAGAACACTTGGTAGCGTATTCTCCGAATCAGTAGGTCGTATTCTCTCAGAGCCTAATCCAGAAAAAAGATCTAATTATTTCACTGAGTTTTTTGATTCATTCTTTTACACTGATAAAGATGGCCAAAAGTCTAACTATCTTTTACCTCAAAGAACACCTGAACAAATGGAAGGATTAACCTCAGGTTTATCAAGAGCTAAAGTTACAAAAAGTACTTTAGAGGCAAGTAAAAAAGCAGAAGATATTGAGCCTACTACTGTTCTTAGAGCTTTATCGTCCGGAGATCATGGGTCTTTTGAAGCTGCGTTTGCTAGCGCACCTGCAGCAGAAAGAACTGCTCTTTTAAATTCATCAATAAATGCTCTTCCTCCTGAGCAAAGAGAAAGAGAAAAAGCTGATCTTAGAAGTCTTTATGAAGAAAAAACAAATGAAATGAGTGATGCTCAACAAAGACTTGCCGCAGGTAACCAAGCTGAGATTGACAAGGCACAGGCACGCCAAGGAGGAGGGGGGCTTGACACAGCAATGGGGTCGCTTGCTGATGAAGCTGAGACAGCTCCTGCCCCTATGCCAGCTCCTTCTAGAATAAGTGAGGAAACAAGAAATGTAAATGCTGAAGCAAACTTTGTTAGGTCAATGAGAAGTGAAATGTCTATTGGCGCAGAAGATGCTAAAGGTTTACTTGAGAATAAATTTGCTAGAACTGTTGGAATTGGTGCGGCTGCAATGGCTGGTCTATATGCACTCTTTACTAAAGGCTATGATGATGAGCCATTAAGTGATATACCGCCACCACCTTCTAATTATGGAATGAATAGTAATGCTCAAATGCAACCATTGACTGGTGGTGGATCGCTTGTCAGTGATAGTTATCGTAGGCAAAGTATGGATATGGCAGATGCTTTAGGCGCAGATTATTCAGAATCAAATATTCCCGCACCAACAAGTATAATGAAAAAGTCATATTTAGATGGCGCAACTGCTAGAATATCTAGTAGAAGTCTCAATCTTGATAGAACCAATCCTGTAGAATATGCTAGGTCTTTACGCCAAGCAATTCCGGGTTCAAGTATTGGACTAAACATAAACACTACATACAGTGTACCTTCTGACATGGAGCGGAAACTATAATGGCTAATGACAATTGGAAATTAGAAGATTTTGATATTCTACAGTTATCATTTAAAAATGATAAGGGTAATTTAGTTACTTGGAGTGATTATGGGACTGAGTACTCCCATATTAATCATGCATTTTTTATTAATGATTTACAATTTATTATTCCTCCTGAGAAAATTTCTTCTACAGAAGAAAATAACTATATGACTGTTCAGTCAGTTCGCTCAAGAAATAGTGACAAACTTCCTGTTGGTATTGCAAACGAAATCTTTTCTGTTAGTTTTACTTTGCCAGGAAAAAGTTCAATTAGAAATATTGACTCAAGAGACGACCACACTTCTGGCAATAATAGCGGGAAACGCGGCGGAATATTAGATCTTATTCTTCAGTTTAAAAATACCCCGTTTTCTGTTATTGAGAATGCAACCCTAAGAACAAAGTTAAAAATACCTATTTTCCATAATATGGTATTTTGCATGCACAATCTAGCTTTAACAACTTCTCCAGGCGAACCAGATACAATCCTAGGAACACTAACTTTTACTCCAATGAGTTATGCTTGTTATAGCGACTTTTGGCATTACAAAAAAAATTGGATTAGTAAAGGTGGACAAAGCTTTGAAGATGTAAATGAAATTAATCTTCCTAACAGGAATCCTTATCTAACAGAAGAAAACAAGAAAGCATTTGTCTTAGACAACCTAGAAAGATGGTTTATGAACACACGTGATGATTCAACTTATATCGCGGGTATAAATGCTGCCTTACTTGCAGGCAATGAACCTCCAGGCGATGCTGTCTATATGGTTGATCCTGCCTATCAAACGGCAGAAAGTTTACATAAGTTAGATATTAACTTTATGCTTAATCCTGAAAGAACTCAATTTGCAAGAGAGTCGGAGCCATATAAAGCCTATATAGATTGGCTTTATTCCCGGCATAAACAAAAAAATATAGGCAATGGAGAAGTTTTTGATTGTACTCAAATTTCACCTTATAACTCTACTGAGCAAAATCTTGGAGATCGGGTCTATTTAAGATGGAATGAGTTTAAAAATATTACTGTTGATCCGGTTGTCGCAGAAGGTATAAGAAATGGAATTCGACTTAGACTTAAGAATTTTAAATTAAGATTATTTAAAAATGTTTTATTTCCATCTAATATGACTCAAGAAGAGAATGATGCTTTAAAAAAATCCGAAACATTAGGGGCTGGGAAGTCGTCATCTGGAGGCAATGATGCTATAGATGGAGCTGGTAAAATTAATTTCTTTGGAGATTATTTTGTACCAATAAATAGTAGTATGTTTGCTGAGATAAGAGATGCGACTGATCGAACAGAATTTACTGGTAAGGAAATTATAGCTAAAAAGCCTGATGGCAGTAATTTGGCTGATCACGGTTATTATTTCCATAAAGGCATAGACATTATGCCTTCGTACCCAGCAAATAATAGAGATGTTACAGTTCCAATTTTTACACCTTTTAAAATACGTATTACTGAGAATACGTGCTTTTCTGAAATAGCTTATGATGTTGCAATCTATAATGGAGGTTATTCTCCAGAGAAACAAGTTGTAATCAGAGGAAAAAAGACTTGGAAAAGAGTGATTTATAGTACACAGGCTATTGCTTGGGAGCTCGATGCGTACAAGTATAGATTTGAAGTATATAGATTTTCTAACGAAAATCATAAAGGTCTTAGTGGCTCTAAAGGCAATAGCATTATAGGCGAAATATTAGACGGACCTTTCAGGGGAAAGAAAATTCGATTTTGGCATTTAGCCGCTATGGCTCCTGAAGGGGTTAGCCGTACAAATCCAATTTTTGAAACATTTATAGACACATGGACGAAAAATTTTGGTCCAGGCGCAGTACTAGAAGCAGGACAGTGGATAGGTGCTTTTTTAGGAGGAACGGCTGTTGATGAAAGTAGTCCTCACTTGCATGTTGAACTTGGCGGCGAAGATACTGGGCATGGATCTTTATATGACCGCATTGACATTACTCCTCTTCTAAAGAATGCAACTTCAAAACCTCCAAAAGATATTATTAATGCATACTATAAATTAAAGCCAGAAAATAGGCACGGGCTTCCAGAAGAAGAAGCTACCTATGAACTTCTAAATGATTTAAGAGGTAAAAACTTAAAAGGCAAACCTGGCAATACTGAAGGCATTATAAAATCAGCTGTTAAGTTTGCATTAGAAAATGGCGCAAATAGTAACTGGAGAAAGCTGACTAACTCTAACACTGATAAACCATACGAATCATACGATGAGTATCTAACAGCAAATGAAGAAGAAATAACGAAGAATAGAGATTTACATCCTTGGGAATTCTATGGGCTTCAGGTCCGGACTTTGGAGCAAGCCGGTTGGTACTTGTATGAAGGTGACTTGACAAATTTTGATTTATTCTACAGAGAACATATTCTTGAACTTGTTTCTGGCAATGATGCAGAGTCAAGGCAAATGCAAGATCCTTTAATCTGTGATTTTATATCTGCAACTTCAAGTAATAATTTCAAGATGTTGAATGTTCAGGGAATTATGGCCCCAACTGCTCAGTTTCTTGGAAGCCAAGATGATACTTTTCTTTTGTCAATGAAAGGATTTGGTTTAAATTCTATTAAACAGTTAGAGGTAATAAGAGATACGTTAAGGAAGCAAGGGGTAATGTTTAAACATATCCCAGAAGCTTACTCTTTAAGAGTTGAGAATAATTTTATTAATGCTTTTGGAAATGTTTACTTTGTTATAAATGGCATTGAGATGGCAGCTGTACCTGAGCAACCAAATGTATATGCATGCGAAATGCGTTTGACTGCAAATGATATTAGTATAAAACAGCAAGTATTAAAGAAAGAATCAGTAGTCGGAAACCAAGAAATTAAAGAATCTTTCCTTAAAGAATTCCTAGGAGGATCAGACTATAATCCAGACGGTCTTTTTCCACCTGGTACTGCTAGAACAAAAGAGCAAGAGGACGCTTATGAAGCAACTCTTGTTGTTGCGCAGAACTACCAACAAGAAAGAAAGAAAAAAGGATTACCTTACATTGAAAGAAAAAAGGCTATAATCGACAATGAAGAGCAATACATTTTAACTTTAAATGTTGATTTAACTCCTGCAAATAAACAGACAGACGTCTATTTAAGCAGTAACAAATATCTCTTAGAGGTACTTGCTCATATAAACATGGTAAATAATTTATTTCCAAAAGATAGTTATTATCAAGATGCAAACACAGAACTAGCCGCTATTGAAGTTGGCGTTAATGGTGTTACCCAAGAGGACATTGACCAAATCAAACTAAGAGAGAGATATATTTTCACTGATGAGGGTTTTATTACATATATTCCTGATAAGCGAATAACAAATTTGTATGCTCCTTGGCTTCAGCCAACAAAAGCAAGAGATGCAGCTTATATGGATAGCTCAATGATGTTCTATTATAAGTCTTACCCAGAGCACGCTTATATCTCATTGATTCCAAACGCTACTGTTGACTATGTAAGTTTTGTTATAGAAAGTAATCCATTCCTAGGAAGAGTTGCCCCTCCTGCTTGGGATTGGATGCTTGAGCGTCCAGGAACAATGTTAAATAATGATTTAACAGATACGGTTCTCCGTCCATTTGCTTTTATTAACTGGAAAGATGGAACAGGATCCTATCAAAGAGCTTACGGTACATGGCTTACGCAACTAGCTGGGCTTGCTAAAACTGATAGCAAACAAGCTGAAGGTGCTGCTGCAGCCGCAGGGCTTGTACAAATTGAGGGATTAGGTGAAAGTTGTCATATTCCAGGAACCTTTTATCCATATCTTATGGCACATAGAAATGTTTTGGCTTTGGCTCAGAACACAAGAGCAATACGAAGATTCTATGATATATCTTTAATTATCAAGAATGACAATGCTAATAAGACAATTAATGGCGATATTCGAGAAGCATTAAAAGATTTTAAGTGGTTTCTGACATCAGATGCAGGAAAAGCAATTGGAGTTTTTCTTCTTCAAGAGGCTGTTACCTACATAGGACTTTATGCTCTTGAAGCCGCAACTGTTGGACTTGCAACTCCGATTCTAGTCGCCAAGGCTGCAAATAGTGCGGCTCGCGCTGCAGAAATTGCAAAACTTGTTAAAGGTGCCGCCGCACTTGAAAAAGTTGGAAACCTAGCAGTAAAAGAAGCCCGAGCAGCAAAAGCAGTCAAAGCTTATCAAAAATCAGCTGCCCTTAGAGAAGGTCTTCGTGCTTCTGCAGAAGAAGCAGCAAAAAAGGGCTTTTTAGGTCGGTACTGGTGGCATCGCAAAAATGCGAGTGCTTTACAGGCTAGTGCTAGTGGATGGGCTAAAGCTGCACGTATAGGTACTAAACTTGCAATAGCTGGTACGGCGGGTTTTACTAGTTTTACTAGCATAATGGAAAGAATTGAGGCCGAAAGAAATACTGAGCAGCATGCTCCTTTTTATGATTATTTTTATGTATTTGACCAAACTAAACAAGGTAGAAGACCTTGGGGTGAAGATATTTTAGATAGTAGAGCAAATGGAAAATTAATATATCAGGAAACCTTTAAATTTGAATATGAAAAAGAACAAGAGATAATTGACATTGACAATATGACGCTATACAGCGTTAGCTTATCAAATGGATATGAGAATTTCTTAAAAGCCTTAGACAAATTGCCCAAAGGTGGAAGACTAAGTCAAGATAAACTTCCAAGTGAAGTAACTGGAATTAATGGTTTATTTACTGAAGTTGAATCAGATAGTTTTGACTTAGACTCAGGCACTGTTGAGCAATTAAGTACTGGATTTTTTGGTGGTGTTGGACCAGCTCAACAAAGTACTCCATTGTTTAAGAAACTACATGTAGAGGCTGGCCAAGCATCTTTAATTGGCCAAGACTTATAGATTTATATTTGGGAGGCATTGGCTATTCCATATCTTAATAATGTATTAAGATTTTCTGACATTCAAAGAGTTGTTAGATATACCGATTGGTTCCCAGAGACCAAGAAACTATTATCTAAAGTTTCTGCAGATTTGACTGCTCCATCATATGATGACTTAGAATTACCTCATCATCCTTATTGGAATGCACTTGGCGCTAATGGTTTATCTAATAAGTTAAGAGGATCAAGTTTTACAGATCCGGACTTCTATCTAGCTAATCCAGGTATTGATTATTTCGGAGGAGAGGAAGTCGGCCCTGATATGTCTGATTATGTTGTAGCTGTTGAAGCTGTAAACCCAGATAATCTCCCAGAAGGAACACAAAAGCCAGTTGCAGGACAAAAGGTAGGGGAGGCTTTAGGTAAAGGTTACGAAGGTGACAATAGAGTATTTGTTCCTGGGGTTTCCATGAGCGAATTTCGAAATCTATTTATAGATGTCAATTTTGAAAAATGCCTAGGAGAAATGCAAGGTCTTGCAACAGTAGAGACAAGCCCAAGAAGAATTTTCAAACAAAGGAAATTTCAAGCAGAAGGGGCCTCGTTTACTACTATTAATAATCCAAATATTACAGCAATGTCCAGAACTGAAGAAGATGAGAATGCCTTTACAAGTAGTCGAAGAAATGTTTGCAGTGAATACCTTTCAAGATTTAATGCCGCAAGCTCGCATAAAATGTCGTCAGATGGAAAAACAAGAGTACCAATAGCCAGCGCTGGTGCAGTCGCAGCTGATGGCGATGGTGTTGAAAGTATAGCTTCGCCTAACGTTGTTTCTTGGAATGATTTAAGTCTTATGTTTGGTGATAATCTTGATTTACTTAGTCCTCTTGCTGGTGGGCTAAATCCAAAAGATCCTATTTTTGGTAATAAAGTATTGAATTATAGTTATCAACAATACGATTCGCTTGGTACAGAATATTACTTAAATATGGTTAGATCTAATTTCCTACTAAGGCAAAACCAGGAAGCTACTGAAGACGTAACCGCAGGTTTCAAGCCCGAAAAACTTCTAAGACCTCGTGCGGGCAATCTTGGCACAGATAAAGATGGAAACAATCTAACAGATGCAACAGGGAAAAATAAAGATGATAAAATGCCTTCATCCGATACTCTTGCCAAGATTGATGAAATAAGAGCAAAAATAAAAGCGGGCATGTTAGTTTGGGAACCTCTTGTTTTTGACTACACAGGAAGTAGTCAGACAAGTCTTGCAGCAGGAGGAGCAGGAGCATATGCTCAAACTGCACAATTTAGAACACCTATGAAAATAAAAGTTGCTAATGCTTTAAAAAGTATTAATCGACCTAAATTAGCAGCAAGAAGAGCTTTTCCTGTTGTTAAGGTATTTTTCTTTGAGGAAGACGAGATCTTCTCAAAGCAATGGTTGTCTTTTGATGAGGTATTTTCCTATTCAAAGATTGAATCTTTAAACATATCTGACAGCAGAAAAAGACCAGCTGCTATTTGTACTATTACTTTTAGCGATGTTAACGGTCTATTAAGTGGTTTTAATCAGTTTAATAAGGCATCATCTTCAGCGCAACCTTCTGTTGACGAAGCAAGTCTTTTTGGGCAAGAAGATAGAAATCCTATAACAGCAGATACAGTTCTTGAACAAAATGAATATAACTTTAGTATTGCACCTGGGTTGAAAATAAAAGTTTGCCTTGGATTTAGTAATGATTCAAATAAACTAGAAGAAGTATTTCTGGGAGAAATTACAGATGTCCAGATGGAAGGAATGTCATCCCGTATGAGTATTACTGCTCAGTCCTATGGAGCTGAATTGGTTGCTCAAATTAAAGGAGCAAAAAGTGAATGGGGTAGCGCAAGCGAGCCATTAAGCTTTGATACAACTTTCTCAACTCTTGCAAGTCTAATGTTCTCAAGTGAGGTTGTGCATTTTGGCAAAAGAAGACTTGATGATATTGTTATGTTTGGTGAAGACCAAAGTTTAGAAAAACATATGCAACAATACAAGGAGACAGTAAATCTAGGAGCTCTTTATAATAGTGGAAGAAAAGGAGGCAGCGTTGGTTGGATTGGGCGAATGTCAGACTCAACTATGGCAGATAGTGCAGGTTGGAATGCAACTGGTGGAATGACAGCAGCGGCAAGACAAAAAGGAATATCTCCTTTAGAGGGACCCCAAGATGATAATATTTTTGCTCCTAATCCTAATGCAAGTCAAATTATGATGTGGTCAGATTCAGCAGGAAGATGGGTAAGTGGTGTATTTGGCAATGTTCAAGTCACAGATGATGCAGCATACTTTAAAAGTGCTGCAGTATATGACAATGAGTATATTCCAGGTGTAGTATTTGATGAGTTTGCCGCAACATCAGCTGCGCAAGCACAATTAGAGCAGCAAGTAGTTATGCCGCCTGCTCCTGCACCTGCTCCTGCTCCTGCACCTGCGCCCGGTACGCCTTAGATTTCCTAAAGAAGACCAGGCCCGTAAACTAATTAGAATAAAATTTTAAATTAATCTTTATTATAGTTTTAAGTATGAATTTTATCATTAAAGGATAATTAAATTATTAATAGTATAGAGCTATAAGGATTATTATGGCAGGACCAGCACCAGAAACAAAACCAAACGAACCAACTGAAGCGCAAAAAAAAGATGAGACGATGGGTTGGCAGATTATGAAAAGAGGTGATGATCCTGCTCTCGGTCCTTATCGAGCTGATGGGAGCAGAGGAGCACGGAGATGGAATCCAACAAGTGGCCAGTACGAGGGAGAATACAAAGCCGAAGGTTCGACTGCACCTTCCTCTTCGGCTCCTCTAGCTGTTAATCCAGTGCCGGGCCAAAGCGCAACTCCGCCACCTGCGGCGACGCCTGAACCTGGAAATGTTCCTGTTGCTTTGGATGGACCAACATCAAAAGCTAGAAAATTAATAACAAGTGATCAGCATTGGACAGAAGCTTGGACGGTTGAAGATCTTAAATACACAACTTACTACTCTACAATCTGGGAAGTATTTGAGGAGATGACCTATAGACATCCTGGATATGTAAAGCATCCAAGAATATATTATAGGTCAAATAGAATGACTATGTTTTTTGGATTTCCAGATCAGGACATGTGGGAATCTATGGGAGATCCTTCAAGTATTTTTGAAGCAAATAGGCTTTTCTTAGAAATGGCTATGATGTCAAAGGTTGTGGATAAACGAAATGTTGAGGTTCCAAATAGTAGTTTTTCTGAGACTGAAAATGTTAGACAGATGGCAGGAGAAAAAGGTGTTACTCTACAAGGTATAAGATCAAGTCCAAGCCTTGAAGGTGCTAGTAAATCAATATCTTTATCAGTTTACAAAATGCTAGAGCAAACAAATGGCAAAGGATTCAATCTTGTTGTAAATGCAAATCTAGCAAGTAAGTTTATCAAAACTGTAAGAAATAGATTTCGTCCTTTTAGAAGATGGCACAATGTAAACTCCTATACAGATATTATTAACAACACAATAGAAGCAACAGCAGACGGCTGGTTTACTCAAGTTAGCGTTCAGTTTGGTGGAACTAGCATAACTGATGATGTAGCAACGGACTCATTCAACAAATCTTCTGCTGGAACAGAAAATCCAAATATTTTTGTAAGTTGGAATGACGATAATATTGTTACAAGAAATGCATGTATAGATCTATCTCCTGCTTACTTACGTAGTACTCATTATCAGTTTGTTAATATAAAAAGAGAAGCAATGGCTAAGAGATATGCAAGATCTCTATTAGCTAAACAAGCCAAAGAGATGTACAAGGGTTCTCTTTTGATTATGGGAAATCCACATATTCGCCCATATGATGTAATTATGGTAAACGATACATACAGTAATATTTGTGGCCCAATTGAAGTAGAAGAAGTACATCACATGTTTGGCGCTGACACTGGATTTATAACTCATATTTACCCAGACACTCTTGTTGTAAATGATGATGTTACTCCGTATATGTTACATAATGGTTTATACAATGAAGCATGGATGAAAACAGAACTATATGCTAGTAATGCTATGGCTCAAAGACCAGTATACGGAGACACAGATGGTTTAGTAAGCAATAGTGTTGCAGCAAGACAACTTAAAAAACTATTTAATAGTTATGACCAGCAGGTGGAAAAAATTAAATATGAAATGGATATAGTAAGTAAGCTATGGGATAACGATAGCTGGACGGGAGATCTTAGGTTTGCTGCAGGGGCACTTAGTGGCGGAGCTGCTGGCCTAGCATTGGCTGCTAATGGTCTGGCAGGTATAAATTTAATTCGAAGCATACCTAAGATTGGGACTTTGCTTACTGGTTCTGGTTGGAAAGGTGGTCTTACTTTTAGTCTAATAACAAGCATTGGAATTGGCGGTTATGCATTTTCAAAATTTGGTTCGCAATTCCAAAGTTTTGTTATGAACTTTGTAGCAGATAGTAGAGCTTATTTTATTATTCCTCTGATGAAAGAAGGTGTTCCTATGGTTGCTGGAATCAATATTGGATTTGGCAGTGGTATTTATAAAACTCCACTACAGTACATGAAGCAATATTTTATGGATGGCGGTATGGGTTTAGCCACAAAAGAAATTGACCAGCTAATGGAAAATAGTGAAATTAGAGCTAAATATGGTGCTAATCTTTCATGGTGGTTAATGATGGAAAAAAGCCTTGAAACTTTCAAAGATCACTGGGATCTAACTTTCATGAACTTTGGAGCAAAGATGGGCGAGATGGCAGGAGCTATCGCAGCAATAGATCCTGCAAAGAATGCAAAGATAGGAGATTCTTTAGTTGAGTATACGGAAGTCCAAGAATACTTTGATGAGTCACCGCAATCGCCAGACATTGCTTCTGGTGGTAGTTCAACCTATGAAAAAGTATTGGCTCCTGTTACAACTGGTGGAACTAAATAGTTTTGTATTACATTTATAAAAATAAGGAAAAAAATGTCAGGCGTAGTTCCTAAGACTAATATAGGTGTTACTTACTTTAAACATAAAGACCATATCGAAAGAGGCAGCCCAAGTTTACACACAGAGCAAAATCCAATTTATGGAACTATAGTTGATATTATCTATCCAACACCTAACAGTCCAAGCATCTATGTTAAAGTTGCTTGGGACACTTATCCCAGTGATGAAACTCCATTTCGTTTAATGGGAGAAACACCTGAAGCTATGCTTAGTTCTATAGGCAATAGAGAGGCAATTATTCTTAAAAAACTAAGAGTTAAATATGTATGGAAAGGCGTTAACTGGAAAAAGGGATTAGCTTGGTTGATGTGCGATAATATGCAGGATAATACAATTATTAATTATCAAAAGAATAAAGCTAGCTCCTTTGGAGGAGTAATAGCAGGACTTTCAGCCAATACTAGGGCTGCTGGATTTTAAGGATTAAAATGAGCGCTGCAAAGATTATTAAAATTCCCGATGGTGATGCCTATATTGAAATTGGAAAAGACTATGTGAGAATAGGGGCAGGCCCAGATAACTTTATAATTCTTGATAAGTCAGTTATAAATGCAAGTGCACAAAGTGTAAACTTTCAAATGAGTCCAGATAAAATGACTTTTCATGGGCTACTTTCTAATATAACTCCAGTTGCCGGAGCTTTACCCTTTACTCCTACATATTTTTTCTCGGAAACTATAATTAATGCATTTGCTAATGTTGCAATAAATTCAGCAATTATAGCAGGTGCTACTAGTATAGTAGGAATATAATGGCAATAGTAAAAACACATCAAGATCCAATTGGATTGCGAGATATTAAGATTACAAATGACTGGGATATAGTTATTGAATCAACACCAAGTCATAATAAAGTATCTCTTACAGGGAAGAATGACCCAACAGAGACAATGCTTCAAATTCTTAAAATGTGTTTACAAACAAAAAGAAATGAGTATCTTAAGAATATGGAATTTGGAGCTTCTCCAAAGAGATATAAAAATCTAATAATGACAGCTCAAGCTCTTTCAGATATAAGAAGTTATATTCAAATACATCTAAATAATAGTTTTTTTAATCAGAAAGATTACCCAATTGATGTCGTGGTTTTTCCTATTACAAAAGATACAATAGGGGTAAAAGTAACAATGTTTCTATCTCTTATTAATATTAATGCAAATATGATAGAAGTTAAAGCTGTTTTTAATCATAGTACACAAGAATTAAAAACTGTCTATAAAGCTTTCGGAGGTTAAAGTGCCAAGAAGTACAATTGATATTAAAAATTTAATTTTTGGGAATTCACTTGGTAGAAAACATGCGAATTATTTCTATCCAGGATCAATGCTTGATAGCTTAGCAAGCGATGTTGCTCAGCTTATAGTGGGCTCAGAACTTGACTATAGAGCAAACCTAAGAGATTCTTTTGTTTCAAGTGCAACCTCAAGAGGTCTTGACAAGATTGCTAATGACTTTGGCATAAGTAGAAAAATGGATACAGCGGCGAGAGTACTCAGTACTGATCGTAACATTATAATTTCTACTAGTTTTAATGAAAATCTTCTTGATGTTCTTCTTGACTACAATATTAATTTGAATGGGTTACAAATTTGTGACTTCAATGATACAAAAAGATTTATTGTTCAGCAAGTTGATTCTATTTCGAGTAGTAGTAAAAGCGTATATGTAGGTGCAATAGCAAACGCATCTGGCTCAAATTACAATGTTGAGAAAGGATCTCTAAATAGATTTGTTAAAAACTTTCCTAGATTGAGAGTTACTAATACTGCAGCAATAAGGAATGGACAAGATCAAGAAGGAGATGGCGCGCTAAGAGTTAGAATCTTTACAAAAATAGAATCTAACCAAAAAAATATTAGTTCACTGAATTATTATTTAAATCAAGTAATACCAGATATTGGAAAAAGTTATGTCGCAGGAGGTAACGGTGGTTCAAGCGGAATCTATGTTTATGTTCAGCCAACAAGTGGCGTCTTCTATGAAGAAAGATATCTATCAAATATATCTAATGAATTAAACTCTTTTGCTGGACCTAACCAATCTGTAAGAGTAAATAACTTTATTGCAGTTCCTTTTAGTTTTGAAGTAACTGCTATTGTAAAGCAAAATGTAGATGCAGGTCAAGTCCAAGATCAAATTCAATCTATAATTCTGAATTACTTTAATGCCATTCAAGGTGGACAGTCTGTTAGCCTAGACAGTATTAAGAGTTTGATTGGGGGCATACCTGGTGTAAAGTTACTTGCAAAAACAAGTGGAGATTTTAAAAAAGTAACATATCAAGTTCAAGATGGAAGTATATATTTTAGTTATGATGCTACTTTACAGAATGAAATAATACTAGAGCCAAATCAAATTGGAACAGTAGGTACTCTTACATTTAGCGTGTCCAATGAATAAATATCAAGAATTAATTACTCAGCCTCTTTATAATTACAAAGTACAAGAGCAACTAAACACATTGCCTTCATTTGCAAAAGCAAGGACGGACAAGAATAGTAACTATCAAAATATCTTAAATGATCTTGCTGTTCCTATTTTTCAATTTGGTCAAGCTTCCTTTGTTGAAGTATCAAGTATGCGACTAAATCAAGCTGAAACAGATGACAGTACTGAGTTTTTTTTATATGCATCACCTGAGCCAGAGAAAATAATTTCTGATCTAGACTTTATATATAAAATTCCAAAGAATGTAAGTGTTTACCAATTTGATGGAGAGTCAAACTGTGATCTAATTACAATTCCAAACATGGAGAAGACAGACTTGACTTATAGGCTTCCCTTACTTTTTAAAGGTAAGAAAGAAGTTTCTACTAGTATTGAGGTACTTGATGTAGTTGAAAGAAAAGAATATCTATTAAGAGTAAAAAATCCTTGTTTTATAGGATTTCAATTAACTCCAAAGAATGGAACTACTTATAAAAATAGTGATTTCTATTATAAATTTATGAGAGAGGATTCTTCATTTTATAGTTTTAGTTTTGCTCAAATACTTGGGCAAAATGGAATTCCAATATCTGATGTTCTCATGCTAGCAGATGAAGCTTTTTCTTTCAATCAAGAATTTTTGCCTGGAATATATACATTAAAATTTTCTCTTTTAGAAGATTCGCAATTAGATAACTTTGATATTGAAATTATTGAAAATAACTTTTTTGATAAAGATAAAAAGAAAAAGATCTTTGGAGCTATCCAAAACTTTGATTCATTAAGAACTGAATATGAAAATACAATGTGGGTTATCGAAAAGACAGACAATGGTTCGGACAATGAGTATTTGCTTTTAAAAGCAGTAAACGCTCTTTCGGACTATGAGCAAATTGTTCATGATGCTTATACTTTGCTAAACGAACAGGATACTATACAGGTAGTTGATGACTGGGTTTCAGTAGGTAAACTTTTATATACCGTTAAGCATCCAGATAATGCTGAGTCCTTAGACACAACAAAATTATATCTATACGATTTGTATCTTACTGGTAATAAGTTTATCTATGAAAACAATAATAATCATTTCCTAGATCTTGTCTGCGAAGATATTCCTTTTGTAGCAAAAGATGAAGAGCATATCGAAAAAGTTACCATTGAGACTAGAGTTACTTCTCTGCCAAGTGATATTCATACAACTCGTCTTAGATTGAAAATTAAAAACTCAGAAAACTCCGATGAAATAACAGGAGAGCCAATAGAGTACTATATTAATGCAGAAGGCGAAGTAGTTAACGAAGATGAAGCTTGGATTGGGCTTGGAGACCAACAGTTAAGGTGGGATCTTTATCTTGATAATATTGGCTCATATAAAGTTATATGCGAGGCTCTGATGCATACCAACGAGAGAGGTGGAAGTACTGTGGTAGAAGCTGGTGCTAAAATTCTAACTGTAAAATATAAAGTTCCTTGGAAGGTTTTTGATCTCAAGACAAATTACTATGGGTGGAAGTTTGGATCTGATAGTAATGCAAACTTAGAATTCTCTAATGGGATTGTCAAGAATGTCTTGTCTTTCTATAAAGATGGGTATTACTTTGATAGAAATTCTGGGCAAATCTGGACAAACGTAGAATCTTCTAAACTTCTAGTAGAGTATTAAAATGAGTATTAAAGATTTCAATTATCTAGGGAAAGAGTCCAATGTAACAAGCATAGATTACATTGGGCAAAAGTTTGGAGTTTATAGAAATCAAAATGAATCTTTAGTTGACTTTAAATATAGATGTTTGTCAGCCTCAACTTATCCTTCTAGCATTAGTAACTCAGGACAAAGTAGTGGACATGGAAGAGCACTAGGTCATCCTCCTAAAGATATTGGATATATTAAAATAGATCCTGAGCTAAGAATCTACTTCAATGGGTATGAGTTAAATGTTTACTGGGCAAACAGCATAGAAGGTGAACGTGAGTTGCTGTTGTCTTACAAAATAACTGATCACAAAACTATTGAAACATTCAAGAATGACTTTGAAGCATTAAGTGCCAATAATGAAGTAGTGATAGATGAAGAAAAATATCTTACAAAAGATTTATGTTTTCTAATGCCATTTGTAAACTTTGGGACTGCAAAGAAAAGTCTTCTAGGTGGTAACTATATAATGCCTGGAACCTTAGATTTAGTTGTCTTACCTGACAGTATAAGAGGCAAGGGAAGCTTTTTAAAGAACAAAGTCAATACACCAGAAGAAGTATTAGAAATTGGTGATTTTTACTATGATGAAGTAACAAGAAGTTTCCATCTATTTGACAATGATGATAGAGAACTTATGACAGTGATTTACAGTTATTATCATAAATATCTACCACTAGTGTATTGTCCAGTAATGTCTTATAGAATATCTCCAATTATTGCTAGCTCAAACGCATTGATCGATTATAATAACTTGGCACCTGATGCATTTGTTGGATCTGAGAATCCAGAGATATTAGATTTAGCTTTCTTTTCAAAGCTGGTTAATGCAGGATGGAAAGCTAATGAGACTAGTGCAGTTGCAGTAAATGGGACTTATTATGATAAATAAAGTATCTTTAACTTATTCTATTTCTGTCTACACATCTGTACTAAATGTACGAGAGTCAAAAATAAATTACAATGTAGTTACTGGACTAACTGCACTTAGTAGATTTGGTGCAGTAACTCCTACTGAAAAGTATTGGAGTTTTTCTAAGAATCCAAAAGAGATTGGTAAAGAATATTATCGAAATGGAATCTTACACGAGAAAAGTCTTATGTCTTTCACAAGAGACAATAAGCTTTATGTTTCTTCTGGAGAGACTCAGATTGGCGGACTAACAGCTTATATTCAGCCTAGAAGCTCTATAGAAGTAGCAACGCTTTCATCTTCTGGGTCTACTATTTCTTTAGATAGTTTCTGGTCAAGAGAACAGGAAGAGGAAACTGATATAAGGCGCAAAGCAGCGCAAATTAATTTTATATCTAGTAATGTTTATAAAGTTAACAAAGGCGATTACACATTATTTGCGGTGCCCAATGAGATCGATAGTTATACTAGCCTGCCCTATATGGGATATGCCTTTAATGAAGCGTTAGATGGGTTACTAGTTAATAACTACTTGCAAAAGTCTGATGACTTTTCAAGTGGGTTAAGAGACAATACTTCATTCAGCGATCTATCATTAGAAGATCGAAATGCAAGTTTGGCAGATGGAAGCTTTAAAGCTTTCTGTGAGTATCTTGGTAAAGGAAAAGAGTCTGGCTATAACTCCACATTTAGGCTTAAATACTCTCCGGCAAGTGAAGGGTATGCTACTACCCCATTTGAGGCTGGTCGCACTACAATCCTTAGTAGAAACAAAAATACAGGGGCTATAACAATATACAAGACTTATAATTCCTATCTAGAAGCTGAGCTTGAAGCAAAAAATAATGAAGATGGCAATGCTTGTTATTTCGATAGATATACTGGTAAGATTTCTTTTTGCAAAAAGACGTTATCAAGCTCTACACAATTTGTATATACAAAACCAATAGGTGCACAAGCAGGAGATAATTCTCCTGAATTCGGAAATGTTTATTTACATCTTAATACAGATGCATTCGATGATAATGGTTATATAACTATATATCATGCGCCAAACGCACCAGTGGTTGTTCCCTTTTGGAAACTAAGTAAAAACAAAATCTTAATTAAAACAATACAAAATTTTCCAGCAAATTGTATTATTTCTCCCTATTCTTATCTATCAACAGTAGATAGTAATGAAGAAGTATATGCCTATTATGCTCCTTGTGTTGGTCTATCAACAGCTAATGGATTAGGACCGCAACAGCATATAGAGAAGACTCTTGATCCTTGGCTTTGGGCTAATCAAAAAACCATCGCAGTGCTTGGTAAGAATAAAAAATATCCTTATAAGATTACACTAAAGGCAGTAGGAATAAATTACTTGAGGCGCGGGGAGCGAACAAGTACTTTTGTATATGGACCTCTGAGCAATCAGAATGAAATTGTCTATCTCGAAGGACAAGTCTTATCAGAGAGTAACGATCCAATAGTTAATCAAGAAGTAACTGTCTTTATACAAGAAGGCAAAGGATTAATAAACGGAGCATTATCTACTAGTGTAATTACAAATGATCTGGGAATCTTCTATGCAACTTATTCTCCGGGTGATAGTGAGTTTAATTGGATTACATTTAAAGCTGCTGATGTTGTTGCGTTAGGTGCTAATACCTTTTTAAGTATTCCAGATAGTTATGAGTTGCCTGTTTCAGGCGACGCTACTCAAACAAACATTCTTTATATGATTACTAAGGATGATGGATCTATTGGCACTACTGGAATAAAGTACGTAATACCAAATACGCAAGGTCTTAGCATAGATGAAAAAGTTGGCGTATTTGTTAATCCTTCTAGCATTTCTACTAGAATCTTAAAACTTAGAAATAGTAATTCTTCTTGGGGAGTTGATAACAGTAACAATGGATATGATAAAGGATTAATTTTCTACGATTGGATAAACAAAGAAAGTGCTAGTACTTATATTGGTGGGAAAATGGTTCTCTCAATAGAAGGCATAGAGCACAATGATGTTTACAAAATAAAGGATATTGTAGAAATTCCAGAGGCTTGGGCTTCGTCTATTTTTTATGCGCCAAGAGAGACTAACACTACATTTGCAATAATAGCAGATTCAGAAACTCCTTTTGTGGCAAAGATAAAAACTTATGCAAATGTTCCTACTGTATTAGTTTCTTCAGCTTATCCGAATGGCAAGACTATGCCAACACTTAATATCCAGATAGCTACACCAATAGCAGGAGTTGCATACCAATACGGAACAAATACTACTGTTAGCATTGAAACTCATGGGACTAATTTTTTTGAAGGTGATGTAATAAAAGTACAGGGAAGTCTTTTAAATGGTACAAATGTAACGCATGATTTATATCTAACTATAGATCAGGTAACATCTAATTTTTTCCCAGGAGGAGCAGTCGTAAATTTTACAACTAGTTACTCTGGTAATGTTGCAGATCATAAAGTTACTTCATTTAGAATGCTTAGACCAGATGATAAAGCATTTCATCCTGCAAAAATGAACGGTAAAAAATCAGTTCTTGCAAGACTAAAGTCAACTTCAGCATCTCCTACGGAATGGAAGCACCCTTCTTATGATGCTGATTCTTTGTCTAGTCCAAACCCATTTCAGAACGTATATGGTCCTGTAATGACTTCGTCTTATAGTTCAGGAGGTCGAAAGTTTTTAGTAAGTGAAATCTTACCTTTGCCAAATGAGACCGATCCGAATAATGCTATTGCTGGATATGCTTTAATTCCAGAAACAAAAGCTAATATTATGGCGTCAACCTATGGTGATAATGATAATGTTATCTATTCGAATAGCGTTGAGTTTGAAATAGAACTTAATAACCTTGACAAAGGTGTTGTCGAGAATTTACTAAAAACGGTCAAAATACCCTATGGGTGGAGATTGCCTGGCTCTGGTAGCCAAGACGCATCTACTATAGGGGTAAATACCTTTTTTACGATAAATAATATAGCTGCAAGTTCAAAGGTTGGGCCTACTATGCCATATGTTTCCTATGTAAACTCCAATGGTATAAATTACTTAAGTAATCATCTTGGAGTTTACGAGAATGGCTCTTCAGAGATTAGCTTTAATATAAAACTATAATTTAAATTTTTAAGAATTTAAAAGGATTAACAAATGAGTGATAGCTTAAAAAAAGGCTTAAATGTTCCTAGTTTTAATTTTACGACCGGAGCTTTACCTGAAGCTATTGTATTCAATAAACTATATGAATCTGTTCGATCTGGGTTTAGTCTATTAAATAATTTACTTGGGCCCCTTGTCAGAAAAGGCGCAAGTATTGAATCTAAGGATTACATAACAAGTACATCTACTTATTATTCAAAAATGAATAGTACAAATAGATCTACTTTGCTTGCTGCAGCTTCTAACTCTATTACGAATACATTTAATCTTGCAAGAATTATCGGAGCACATTCTCTTTTGAATCTTCGATACATTCCGGGTTCTTATCACCTAAAAGAAACTCAGACTGCAGGTTGGCCTTTAAAGCGAGACACTCTTGAACAACAACTTCCTTTTCCTCCAGGAAAAGCTACTGGACCGATCTCGTATACATTGGTAGTTGCTGGTGTTGCGTTTTCACGTAAAACATTAAAAGATCAAGTCTATACCTCTATCAGTCCAGCTTATTATGTGGATGTGGCATCAGCAACTCTATATAGCAATTGCTATTTTAACCATGGTGAATCTTTAAAGTACGACCTATATGTTCCTAACACAGAGTCTTATATTGGAGCAGGATATAACTGTATTCCAGATCTTTCAATTCTTAGTCTTAGTCTAGAAACAAGAAATAGCTTAGTTGATTCATTAAGTGATGAGTATGGTTGCCTAAAGATAGAGTACGTATCCTCGCAAAATGACACTGCGCTTTGGAAGATGAGACTTCCAGAAGTTATTTCTGTAAAAGAAAGTCTACTAAGTTATGGCAATGGCGAAGCTCTTCAGAAAGTTGCAGCTGGGTTTGAGCCAGTAGGAAAAGCTATTGGTGGAATTAAAAACTATGTTCTTCCAAATGTCTCAGTTGGAGGAAATGATGTTTTTGCTGGCAGCACACTACAAGATAATATTACTTTGTTATTTGATAGCCGGACTGGAGAGTCTTATCCTGTAACACTAATAAGAACTAGTAGTGAAATTGTTTATAACTTTACAACACCGGCATCCCTAAAAAATGTATGGCTTGATGACTCTGGCAATCTCTTAAGTGCTAGCGGATCAAATTATAATTCAAAAGATTTCTTCTTGTTTACAGTTGGAACATCTTTAACTGGAAGTATTGCACAAAATGCTATTAACTTTTCGCAACATGATCATGATGGAATAAATAGCAAAAGAATTTCACATAGAGATTTAGTTCATACTCACTTAGATATGCCAGCTATTCCAATTGGAGATAAACTTGCAGGAGAAAGTGGTGGTTTGAATTTCTTTGGGTATTCAAGATTTCTTACTGATTCTGAGATCCCTAACGATGTCCATCCTCAGTACCTCAGTAGACTAGGATATAAGTTTGGTGGATCTCAAGGATTCTACGACAAGAACAGCGCATATGATTCTAATTTAAATAAGAATATGTTCTTCGGAGATTTTGCTTTTTTTCCAATAGAGTCAACACCTAAGACATATCAATACAGCACGCAAACTACGGGTTTGAATTCTGGAAATCGTCAAGAAAAAATAACTTGGAGTTTGTCTAGTGATATTTCTGATTACTCACAGCTAAGAAGCCATTCTTTTGTATTTGGAAATCCAGATATTTCCTCTGAGAATAGCTATTCTTATTATGTTGTTACTCCTACTACTATTCTGGGGTCTGGGACTGGTCTTCAGCTCCAGATAAAAATTCCAGCAAACCAACTTGTAATTTACAATGATTATCCTGTTGGTGATTTTGTAAATGCTATCCTGAATAATGGATCTGGTTATGCTGTTGGCAATATTATTAAAATTCCAGGTAGTCTAGTTGGAGGAATAACCCCAGATAATGATCTTACTTTAAGAGTGGTTGCAGAAAGTGGGGGAGATGTAACAGGTTTGGACCTTCATCTTGTTTTGAATTCAGACAAAGTTGCGCCATTCCAGAATAAAAGTTATCCAAATACTCATGGAGCAGTAAAACTTTATTACGAACCTTATCCTTTTATAGCTCCTAATAAATTTGATCAGCAAAATAATCTTTCTTCTTTGTCAAAGCATGGGTTTATACCAGGAGATGAAACAGGTGCTATTCGTCTAGGGAATTCTGACACATCCAATATTGGTGGATTAAATATTGGATGGGGTAATCTATACTTTGGATATAGAGAAGATATCTTTAATGGTCGTCTTGCAGTTATTGATCCATATTTTAATACAGAAGCAAGTGCCTATTGGAGAGCTGGTGAGTTTAATATTGTCACTACTGCAAATTCAAAAGCTGGGACAAATACAAATAGTCCAGCAAAAACTGATTATCAGTATAGAGATGGCTTTGCAGTAAAAGCTATTAAAGGTTCTAATATCTGGCTTAGTGTCGGAGGAGAAGGAAAGTCTGAGTCTTCTGTCAATCCAGCAACGAGAGGAAAAACATCGACTGGTATCCCTGGAACATTTGCCTTGGAAGTTAGTTATCCCGAAGCAATAAGTGACAAAGGAACCTTTGCTTTAAAGACCTTAGATTCAGCAGATACAAAAGGAAATGTTATTGCATCTGGTGCTGGTATTCTTTCTTCTCCTGGACCAGTTGTTGACAGAGATAATAATGTTTTTCTTGCTCCTTGGTCTAAGGACTATACAAGCCATCACCTTGCTTCATTATGGAGTTCAAATGCTATTAACTATCCTGCACTTAATGGAAGTACAGGTGGAGTATATGATGCCAATGATGATGAGTTAGACTATGGACCAGGTCCTATTCTAGATATATTTAGCTTAGCCCCAGATCGTAATAGGTCTAATACGTTAGTTAAAGGCAAAATTGGCAAAGCATCAGACTCGCATATTCTTGGGTGGGTATATGGTCGTCCGTTTTTTCGTGGAACATATGGAATTAATTTTTGTCTATCTGGGCAATTAGATAATCTTCATCCTGATTTTAAGGTTGGATTAGGTCTTAAAGCTGAAAGTCAAAATTGGGGACCAGAATCTCCTATTTTAACTGCAATTGATAATAATCAGTTTATCCACAGAGAATTTAGATTTTGGGGTAAAGTAACAGATGTAGAGCCTCAGTTTGAGGCTGGCTTAAATGTAAACTCATATACAAATACGTCTGGTGGAAATATTAATCTTCTATATAACTTTGGAAAAGGTTTTTATAGATGGGGTCTTGTTAAGCCATGGGATTCAATTAGATCTATGGATGGCAAAATTCTAAGAGATAGTGGATCAGGATTAGCATCTAGTAGCGATCCTGCTCCTTGGCAGAATAGCAGAAGAATTTCTTTAGGTTCGCATAGAGCAGAAGACTATGGCTCAGCAATTCGTCAAGCTTCTTTCGTAGAAGCTTTTGCAGGATTTAGAAATGATCCTTATCAGCCCTATACAGCTGAGTATGTTGTTCCATTTAAAGTTAGACATTATATGGGAGACCTTATACAGGAGAACGCGACCAGCTTTCCTATGCGAATAGAAAATTATTTGGCACATAAAACATTTGTAATGTCAACTGAACAAGTTTATCCAATGTATCAGAATGATTCTCAAGACGTACCAAACTGGGTGGGCGGTCAGAATGGAGATGGTTATATTCTGTGTGCGCCAGGTTCTAATCCAACTAGTCCTGGTTTCTTTGGTTCTCGGCTAATGGCTCCTAGTATATTTGTTGATCAATTGATTCGTGGCTCAGAAGATATGCTTCTTGCGCGTTCTGGGGATCATATAAATTTATTTGATACTTTTCCAATTAGTTTGCAATCGCTTAAAGTAGACTTAGAATATTTTATTGGCCAAAGGCTTATTGCGCCAAATGGTCGAACAACTGGCGACGCCGATAGTCCGAGCCCAGCCTATGATGAGGCAGAACAAAATTTAGGTGATAGTCCCTTTAACCGTGATTACAGGCAGGTTCTTGCAGGTAATGTATTTATGGTTGAGTCTTACAAAGCAAAAGGCAGTCTTGATATGGGTATCGAAGACATTCATCAAAAAATTCCTGTTTTAATGAAATCAAGTGGAAGTATTCCATCAACTGGAGTTGACCAAAGTTACCCAGCAGGCGGATATCTTTTTCACACTTCGCCACTTGGTGGAGCAGTTGGATATGATGCAGCAATTGGTGTTTGCGAGATGTTACACAATCACGATAGTTACTATAATAGATTTCCTTTATTTAAGTCAAAATATGCAGGATATATGCAAAATAAAATGTTTTGTTTGCTTTTGCATTTTGACAAAAAAATGGATAATTGGCCAAATTCTCCTGTTCCATATAGGGTATTTTTAACAGATCAGTATGGAAATGAACCTGCAGAGTTTATTACAAGCTTCACAGATAACAAAGGTTTAGAGTTAGATATTACTCTTCCAGTTGGGCCAAGTGGTCCTTATAATGATGATCCTGTATCTGGAAATATTTCCATTAACATTGTTAATGGAGGAAGTGGGTATGATGTTAATGATTACGTTCTTATTCCTGGTAGCCTGTTGCAAGGAAGAGATACAACTAACAACGTTAGGTTTTATATTGATTCCATTGGTGCTGGAGGAGAAGTCTTAACAGGCCATGTTATCCAGCCAGGAACAAGTCAAGGTCGAGCTTCCATTATCGGAGGAAGCATAGATGAGGGGATACATACATATGTTTGGGTTGAATTTAAAGGCAGGCTGACATTAAAAACAATAACAGCTCTTGAAAGAGATCCAGCTCCAAATATTTCCACAAGTGGAATTGCCTATTAAGGACTAATTGCTTATGTCTTCAATTCCTTTTAAAATATCTATATCAAATAAAAATATAGAAAATAGTTATTCTGTTTTTGTCTGCAGTCGGCCAGAAAGGAATGCTATTATGTGGCGGCAAACTGTACAAGCAGATGATATACAGGTTGCCTATTTAGAAACAGAAAAGATATACTCAGAACAAGCTATTGAAATTAATAATTTCATTGAAAACTACATTGAGCCAGTTTCTGACACGGTCTATGTTAGTAATAACTCGACAATCTATAGTGAAAAGGAAAACTTAATTTTTACAACTATAGTAAAGAATGAGAATTCTTTTTTTATACCTATGTTTTTTGGACATAGACTTACATCAGTTGTTCCAGATACGAGACCTTCGTTTTTTCTTTGGAATAAAGTAACAGATTCTAATCTCTTTATCTATGACAAAGACTATAGTTTTATTGCTAGTAACGTCAAGAATGAATTAGATATCAAGAATGGAGTGTATCGAGCATCTTTTGTAACTTATTTACAAGGGACTGCTGAAAGTTCTGTGCTAGTTAGTCAGGTATTCAAAGAGGAACCACTCTTTAAGGAAGAGACTATCTATGACTACTTGTCTGAAGAAGAATCTTATGGAGTTAAAAAGCCTTTCTACAGAAAAAGCAAAGAAGGCAATCTGTGGAGATTTGATTTCCCATATGTAGCTGGTCAAACTATTTACTATAAAGAGCATGCCAAAACAAAAGTCAAACCTTTTATTTCTGAAGGTTTAGAAATTAGAAAACCATGGCCACTTCTTCTTGATGGCAAAGGATTTACTATTACACGGGACGATGAAACAACTTGGAAAGTTTCTTTAAACGGCATTGCTACTTATTCAGATCAAATGTACTTTCCTTATAGTCCCTTCTTGACACAAAAGAAAGAAGGCAAATATATTAATGAGTTTTGTTTTGCTGTTCCTGATAAGAATATTCTTCTTGATCCAAGCAAAAACTTACAATTTACCTTTACAGTCTGGAGGAATGGAGTACCAGTTTTTGGGCAAACAACCAAAGATGAATTACTAGGTAAGCTTTTGTCAGGTTCTTACTTAGATAGAAACATTGTTCTTTATGAAAGTTTTACTGGAGGCCTTGACTATTCACTTGGCGTTGTAACTTATAGTAATGGAATTCCTTTACAGAAAAACGATGTTATATATGCTGAGTACATTGTTGATGATGAAAACAATAGTAGAGAATTCTATAATGTAAATCCTGTCAATGAAAGATGGTTACTTGAAGGAGATATGTATTTCTTCCTTGCTCCTGGAACTGGAGCTGAAAAAACAAAAATACATTGGTTAAAAACAAAAAAAGTTTATGATCCTATAATTAAAACATATAAAGACATAATTTTTTACTCTTCTATTCTACAAACAACTCTAACAGGACTAAGTCTATTAGATTTTGTTGACGAGTACTGCGTAGTAAATCCTTTTAAGAATACAGTAAATGCAGACTACTCTGCTAATTTTGTTTTGTTTTGCTCTGTTTCATTTAAAAAAGAAAAATATATTAATGGAGTGAAACATAAAGATTTACGTGTATATGCTGGACTTAAAAATGATTTGGATTTGATCAAGAGAGGAAAAGATTTTCTATTTAGCCGTATCCTTAATCCTAGTAATGAAGTAGACATTTGTTCAAGGAATCATCTTGCAATCTATGTGGATAGAACAGAGTTGCCTTTGTTTGATGTTAATCTAAATGCAAAAAGAACAGAAAAAGGATATATTGAATACTTAAATATAAGTCCTACAAGTACCTACGCAGAAACAACTGGGACAGGTTGTCTTGTAAAAATTAAAGTTACAACTAGTCAATTTAAAAGATCATATTCAATAAATGATGTTGTAGTTATATATCCAGGGCAAGGATACACTATAGGAGAAGACTTGCTTATCTTGGGATCTGAGCTTGGTGGTATTGATGGCATTAATGATTTACTCATAACAATAGCAACAGTAGACGCAGAAGGAGCAATTGAGTCTATTGCTAGCGTAGTTGGCATTAACGCCATACAAAAGCAAGAAGACTACGCTGACAGCTATGTAAACCTAGAAGAAGAGATAATAAAGAATAAGAATATGGGTTCCTATCCAAATGTAAAATATATGGATTGTCCAGATGTTAAAAAATTGATGGTACTTAAAAGCAAGTTAACTATTGATGTTAAATATAAAAGTTCTCTATTTGATAGACTAGATGTATTTAGTTCACTTGTTGACGATTCTTTTCCTGATCCATCTAAAAATTCATGGAAAGGTTCAATGCGCACAGATGAAAGTCGTAATCTTTTAGTATCTTTTAATATAGAAGATGGTGAAATTATAAATGATATTGTAAAATTTCAATTAGATAATTTTGTCTATGAAGCTGATGTTCCAAATAAAAATTATATGTATTGTAGATGGAGAAACTCAAGTAGTAATTTACAATCTGCAAATTCTCCAATGATTGCTTTTTATAATTCACAAGATTAGGTGACAATATGAACTTAACATGGTTTGGCTCAAATCCTACGGCTGCAACAGCTGACTTAGTTGTTTTAAACAAGACAGTCTTAAATTCAGCTGCACAAGAGAAAGAGTTATGGGTAAGAAATAATGGAACTATGGATGGTAGTTCAGCAGTTAACCTTATGGGTTTTGGATTTTATACTTCATCTAAAAAGTTAGATGATCTAAATAAGATTCTATCTTTAGGAAATCAATCAGATGGTGACGGTAAGCCTTATGGGCTATTTATTGTGTTCGGACACTATCAAGGTGGTGGTAATACCAACTCATATATAGATGATTTTGGAACTCTTAGTACACAAAACATGTTGAAATTCCAAGTCAACTGGGAGCAAGGCTCAAATATTTTGAATAAGATTCCACTTGACCGGGCGTTAATCTTTAATGGACAAGGTAATATAATTGGTTCTCCTGGCTATGATTTAACTAATACATTTCGATTGTACTCAACCCAGTGGGAGCCTAATGAATACGCAGAACAAAGAGGGCTACTTAAAGTAAAAATATTCTTACGTACTCCTCCTGGTACAAGCTTGGATGTAGATTTTCAACTAGTTGCTCATGCAAATGGAGAGTCAGCATTATATGAGGCAAACTAATGGTGGAATGGAAAGATAAAACAAATTATTATTTCTTAGATTTAAAAAGTAATCTTCTAGTTAAACAAGAGTTAACTGGATTAGATTTATATATAAATGAACAACAATATGAAATTGGAATTCATGGAATCTATTCATTAAAAAAAAGAAAACTAATTACGCCAGCTGGCTCAAAAGAAGTTTATAAAATAACAATTGAAAGTTTTTCATTAGATGCCCAATTTTTGGGTATATATACTGAAAATCAAATCACTTATATTTTTCCAGTTATCAGAAGCAAAGGACTATTATTTAGTAAAATAAATAAGAAGATTCTTGTTGATACAAAAAGAAATAAAATAAGTTTTACAATAGATCCAGAGTTAGACTCTGCCCTTTAAGGAAAAAATGAAAACAACATTTGTAAATAAGAATTTACCAATGCCTTCTATGTCCTTAGGAACAGCAGGCAATGGCAGTTTTGATCTTATTTCAAGGCTTTTTCAAGTTCAAAGTGTTGTCGAAAGTTTTGAAAAAGAATCTCAAACTCTACAAACTAAACATAATGTCTTACTTGATAGGCAAGAAAAAGAATCAATAGAAGTAAAAGCTTTGGTAGAAGATTTATTCCTCACAGAATACTACTCAAAATTAGCTATATATAACAGCAATGCATTACCAACTATGGATTCTATTTCTTTTTTCTCAAAAGAGAGTCCATCACTTGAGATAGATGGTTTTGAGGTGAAGGGTTTAAATAAGAATCTTTCTTTTATTGAGATGCCAACAAATGCACGCTTAGAGAACAATAAAGTTTACTCATCATTTCAAAAAAAATCTTATTTCTCAGAGATTTATTTTAAAGTTCCAAATAGCCAAAAAGGATCTCTGCTAGTTATAAACAAAAAGATAAATGATGTTGTATATATAAAAGTGAGAAGTCCTATAGGAACTTGGGTTGATATTTTTTCATCAGATTCTTTAAGAGAAAACATTTCTCCTTCTGATAAATGTTTCTTTAGCATAGACTTCGAGCAAGACTCAATATACTTTGAAGAAAGTAATGAATTTAAAATAGTTATCAAAAATAATAAGATTGGAAAATCTTACTATTTAAATGCTGAGTTTAAAATTTATAAAAAAGATATCTCTATTACCTCAAGTAAAGAAGCTTTTTATAATAGTACATTTAATGTAAATTCGTTAACTTTAGATTCTCCTAATCCTTCTTTCTTTGAAGGGTCTACTAAGATAAATAATAAAAGTTACAGCATTCAAATTCCTTCTTTTATCTCAGAGACATCTAGATATTTAGCTTTATCTAAGTTAGAGCTTGTTGAAAGACAGCAGACTTATAGCATTTTTAAATGCCCTTACCCAGTTGAAATTGAAGGCAGCATAGCACTTAATTCAATCTCTTTAAGTTCTGCTTTAGGAAACTCTAACTTCAATATTAAAGATTTTAAAATAAGCACTAATAAAAATAATTGGTTTAGGATTGAAGAGATTGAATCATCTGCAAATGAGAGTAATTTCTATTATTCTACAGAGTATAGTACAACTCCAAAGTATCTTTATGTTAAACTAGATACATTACAAAGCAATGCTTACATGACATATACTTTAAAAAAGAATATCAATTGTGCATGGCCTGTCTCCGAGGATGGCGAAATAATGTTCAATGGAACTGGGGTCTCATTAAAAACTCCTACTAGTGATTTTCAACTCAAAGGAAAAGTAAATTTTATAGGAAGTATGAGTGTCTATGCTTCCTTTTTACCTATCGCAAGACTCGGTGTTAATTAATGTTAAAAGAAATTCAAAATAAAATCCTGGACATCGAATCAAAACTATCTTCTGATGTGCAAGATATAGTCGTAGACACTTTAGATAGTAGCCTAAAAAGTCCTTCTATCAAAAGATACAGTTCAATTACTAGTGATTTCTCTACGCCATTTGGTGAAATGATGAGAGAAATAAATGATTCTATTTTATATATGAATGATGTCTCACTTTTAATTAATCAGTTTTACAACACAAAAGAAACGCAAATGCAGGCTCTAAGAGATCGCTATGACGTTTTAGCTCTTAGAAAAAAAGTATTAAACTCATTTCTTAATGAAGACAACATTTCTGTTCTTTCTCTGAATGATAAAAATATGTTTATTCCTGATAGTAAATATGGGATGGATGAGAGTGGAATTTGGTTTCCAGCCTTGGAGACAACTAGTTTTATTCCGACTAAAGTAACAATTCTATCTGACTCTAATATAAAAATTGGCGCTGAAAGTAATCCTTTTCAAAATTCAAAGATTGAAGCTCTCTGGAACAATAATCAAAATGATTTATTTTCTTTTTTCAGAGATGATGACGCTACTTTAAAACTTTGCTTAAATGTTATTTTTAGCAAGAATGAAATTATAAATGAGATGGAATTTGAGTATATAAAGAATGCTGGGCAAGACGTGAATCTTTTTGTAAGAAATACACAGAACCAAGATATTCTTTATAACGGGTCAGTTAAAGATTATTGGGTACAACTTGCTAAACCAGCGTTAACTGATTCTTTATATATAGAAATAAAAGTTTCGCCAAAGCAAGTAAATCAATTCGATATTAAAAAGATTAGCTTTTTGAAAGTAAAATACAAGAATGAACTAAAGGCTAAGACTATTCGTATGCCTATATTCAGCAATAAATATCTTTTCTTCAAAGACTACACTCTGTTGGATAACCGCCAAAAGTCTTTTCTTGATTTTAAGATCCTAGCAAATACTGAAAAGCTAGAAGGAAAAGATACAAAGCTGTCTGGACCAATTAAAGATCCAGAATTTTATATTGAATGTAGCATTTCAAATCTAAAATTAGCTCTTGATTACTTAGAGAAGACTAAATTTGAGAAATCAAAAAGATTACCTACTGAATATCTATTTAAAAATGCTGAGTATAAAGTAGTGGAAGAGTTACTAAGCGAAAACAAACAGACAATTATTCACATTGTTGAAAACTCTAACCGAGTATTTTTAAGCCTGCCGTTTGCAAATCTTGAAGACTATTTCAAAGTAACTGTGAATGGCGAAAAGCAAACTAGAAGTCCGGGTAGAGACTTAGCTAATGGATATTACTTTTCTGAGTATACAGGAGAAGGATATACATTCTACTTTAGTAGTTTAAGTGTTGGGACTCCTGTTGACCTGTATTTAAGCACAATACCTACTTACGTATATGGGCAGCAGATCTCTATACCGCATAATGGTCTAGGCTCAAGCATAGGCCTAGAATATGCTAAAGAATTGAATATAGCGTCAATGTCTCCAACTTATTCTGGTGACCAAATTATTTTAGGTAAAAAGTATATTCAAAAAATAATATTTAAATGGCTAGATGGATCAGAGGTATCTTGGAGACTTGTTGACAGGAAAGAAACTTATGAAGCGTATGAGTACTCTCTGGATAGAGTAGAAGGTATTATTTACCTAAATCAAAGTCTATCTGCAATAGGATCTTTGGATGTGTACTACCTGGAGACGGAACAAGTTTCAGGTAAAACAGATACAGAGAATAAAACCATTAATTGTCCAGATAATATTTTGACTTTTAACTATGTAGGTGCTCTTGAGGGATTATTCAACTCAAACTTCCGAATATTTAGTTTGATGGATAAGGTATTAGATTTTCCCAAAATGAGTATAGATTTAAGAACAATACAATTGCCAAAGTCAATATCATTGCACTATGGAAGTGTTCGTATTAGTAATAAAAAAGAAGTTTCATATATTAATGGACAACAAGAGCTATCAACTTTATCAGATAGTACAGAATACTTTGATTATAAAAGCAAAGTAGATGGAATTGTAACTTATCAAGCAAGAAATACTAGCTTAAATCTTGCTGATTTTTTTGCAAAGTCTTTGAGTATAGAAGACTTTGCTTTTGATCGTCGAGTTACGGATAATGTTCTTATCAATGAAGGTGATTATTATTTTGATGAGAGTAATTTATATCTAAAGTTAAGCCAAAATCATAGCCTTACGGTTGGAGTAAAAGCTACAACATCTGAAAGTCTAAATGTATTCTCTGTTGACTACTCTACTAACCGTATATATGTAAAGCTATTCAATAGTTTGAATTGGTTTGAGACTGGTGAAACTGCAACAGTTGGACAAACACCTATTTCGTTTGATTATAGTTGCATAAAAGTAATAGACTTTACATTGGAGAAAGAAATTCCAAAAAAAGAATTTTTAAATACAAATGAATACTTTGTATTTCCTTCTAATATAAAAGATATAGGGTCTTTATTGCCCTACTATAGTCCAGTTATTGAATCTGTTGCTTTGGGAGTAATAGGATAAAATGAATATTAACTATGAAAATAAATTGTTTAATGGGAGCATAGTAGATGGAATGCCTGAGGGCACGATTGCACTTTCACCTAACTTCTATAGCGAACAAGGACTCACTGCTGGTAAATTAAATGAATTAAGACTAAGAATCCTAGAAGTTCAAAAAGACTTATATGAAAAACTTAAAAAGTTAGAGATGGATATTGTAGAGTGGAATATACAAGAAAAAGAAATAAACAATAATCTTACAAACTGCGAAACAATTATTAATGATAGGTTATTTCTTAGATCAGATACTGATGGATTTTATAAGAGTATCTATTACGACTTTCATGGCCAAGAGACTGAACCTCTTCTTGCTCCAGAAAATGTAGAAATAGACATAGTGAATCACTGTGTTAGGCTTGCAAACGCAAATACAAAGCTTTTCACAAACAATGAAGTTCTTGAAAGTTATCGTAGAATTCCTACTAGCAGTTACAGTGTAGAAGTTTCTAGGACACCAGAGACAGGAACAGAAAGAGTTGCTACTGTTCCAGGAAGTTCTATTGCTTTATTAGCCGATGACACAACAACGAATGGATGGACTGGTGTAGTTTCTACTTTGACTCCACATTCCGTTGGCTTGACATTCAATATTATTTTCAATTCTCCAACTGAAGTCGGAGAAATGTATATTGGCATTACAGATTCTAGTGTAAAAAGTAAAATTAGTGCTGTTGTTACTGACGATATGGATACATCGTACATTATTTTAGAGAATGCTGATGCTATTAACTCAAATGTTATTTACATTAACAGGAAAGTTAAAGCTATCCAAGTTCTTTTGACAAAAAATGCATATGATGAAATTGTAGACGGCAATACAGCATACAGATATATTTTTAATATTAAAAAGCTTATAGTAAATAAAAAGCAGAAAGACTTTGAAAAAAGTGGTTTATATTTTAGTAAGTTTTATGCTTTACAAAATGTAAATCAGCTTGCTCTTGAAGTATGTGACTTTGTAGAACCAAATGTAAATGGTATCGATTACCAGTTAGCTATTGGAGATGATAAAGATTTTAGTTTATACCCTATTAATCCAATAAATAAAATGCCTGGAAGTGCACCATACGGTTTAAAGCTATTTAATACGCAAATCGTCAATAACATACAGAATATAAACCCGCTAGTTGATACAGTAAATACGGTTTCTTTGGTAGATATTAAAGACGTGTCTACTTTGTATAGCTTTGATAATCAATATAAAGTTGTTAACTATCTAATAGATGCAAGTCAGAATGGATTACAGTCTGCTAATATCTTTATCAATTACTCAAGCGAAAGAAGTAATAGTCCAGATCTTGTAGAGAAGATTGGTAAATACTATTACACTTGGGTATACGTTGATAAGAGTGAAGAAAAGAAAATAGACTTTGGCAATAGCGGAGTTGCGGTTGAGGGATTTGTTCCTACTTCTGATCTTTCTGATGTTTTTAACTTTGACATTACAAGTAATGTAATTTATTTTAATAAGACTGGATGGTTTAAGATTAAGATTCCAGCAAACTCCTATTATTCTGTTGGATCAGAGTTTTCTTCGTTAGAAGAACTAAAAGATTTAGATCCTTTATTTCCATACAATGCTAAGTATTTAGTAGAAGGTACAAACTTAAAAATAAATCCTTATGGAGGATTTACACGAAGAGCTCAAACAAAGTTAATGAATACTAATAATATCTCAAGTATATCTAATAAAGAATACTATTTACTTAGATATAACAATGTTAAAGATTCAATTACAAAAGACGGTTTTTGTGTTATTCTTAATAAAGAAATTGATGCAAAAAATTGTTACATTGAACACTACAAAAAGCGGAGTGAAACAGTTCTAGTAGGTTTAATGGCAACATTAAAGACATCAGATCCATCAAGCACTCCAATTTTATCAAGTTTTAAAATCAAGATAGGAGAATAATATGCCCATTACAAGAGCACCAAGTTTAGTAGCTGGGGTTTCTACTAATCCAAATACCTTAACTAGAAGCCTTGTGCAATCATACTCTGAACTTGCTCAAGGTATTAATTTTCTAGCTGAGGTTTTTAATTATGGGGATCTGCGTCCTGTCTCGGAAACAGATCTTGTGTCTAGGTGGGGTTGGAGCACAAATACTGCAATAGGTAATCTTACTGGGATTAAAGATTCCGCAATGGGTTTAGATGGAACAAGTATTTACACTTACGCTTCAAACTTAAACTCTACAGTAAGTTTTCTCAATAAAGATACTTTATTTATCATAGAAAATGTCACAGAAGACGGGCTTACATTTAATGGAGAAAAACGCCCAGCCACAATCTATGAATCATTCTTGAATATGAAAAATTATGTTGACACACAAGTCAGTGTAAATCTTAATCCATTACTTAGTCTAACATCAAGCCTTGAGGCATTCTTAAGTGCAGCAGGTGCTGGAGCAGATAATGGGACAATTGTCACAGTTGAGAACGATGAGTTTTCTTTGTCAACTTGGAAGCTTACAGGATATGGTTATAACTCAGTAACATATCCAGCTTTACTTAATGGTGATGGTACTGGTATTCTAGTAGGCGACGATACATTCAAAGTACTAAGTAGTAATTTTGAATTACTTGGTGGTCCTAGTGGGGGCTTATTTGTATACGATACAGATGGATTTGCAGTTGAGACAGCCAGTGAAGATATAAACTTTACAGCAGATAAAATTATCTTTAACAGTTCTTATTGTATGCCTGTATTGTCAGCTTATCCTGGATCTTTACCTTCAGCAAACCAAGTTAAAATATATTATTCTGGTTTTGATGACACGTTGCATGTTGTTAAAAGTGATGGGGATGACGTTCCAATCGGAACAGGCGGAAGCGGGGGCTCTGGCTATGCAGAGCGTATTATTGAACTTTCTCTAACAGGGTCTGGTCCATATACTTTAGCTCCAGATGACATTGATGAAGATACTATTGTAGATATTCTTGGAAAGAATAAGCTAACTGTTCTTCTTGATGCTGACGGTCCTGTTATATATACATTACCGTCAACAGCAACCTCAGCAATATCAGTTGAAGTTATTGTCGCAGATATAAGTGGAACTGCAAGTAGCAATAACATAAATATTTACCCTGCAACAGGCCATCAGATTATTGGGGTCGGGGGTGGCTTGCCAGTTGTAATTAATACAGATTATGGAACAGTTGGGTTTAAATGGATTGATAGCCAAGATTCCTGGCTTATTCTTTACGGGAGATAAATAATGTCTAGCATTTTACGTACATCTTCATTCAGTCCTAAGTACTCTGACTTTATTGTTAGAGCAGATGGGCGTGGCACATATCAAACTATTACTGCAGCTATCACTGCGGCCTCAGAATTGGATGGGCCGCAAATGGTGCTTATTGGTCCTGGCATCTATGAGGAAGATCTTGCATTTGCTTACAATGTATCTCTTGTAAGCCTTAGTACTCCTACTACAACTATTAACTACGGTGAAGGTGGCGGAGATTTAATGCCAGATAGTCCAGATACTGCCGAAACAATTATTAAAGGTAATCATATTGTCTCCTATAATATTAATCCCCATATTATTACTTTAAAGAATATTAGGTTTGAATCTAATAATGTAGATGCTCCAATAATTTATTTTCACAATTTGGATGTTTCTCCTGTTGAAGAAGTTTATGGTTCAGTTTTTAAGTTTAAAAATTGTACACTTTCTCAGTTTGAAGTAGGGGCTCCTAGTGATTATGAAGTAATAAATTGCCCTGCTACAACAATGTTCGGAGGACTTCAATGTGAACTTGAAGACTGTACTATCTTTATGGCTACTCCTAGTATGTTTATCTTAGAAAGTGGGATAGGAGAGTCTAGGCATAGCAATAGTTTTATATTTAAAAATTCTATGTTTTTTAATGGAGGAGAAGGAGCTCTTAGTGGTCTTTATATTACAGATGCTAATTTAACTTTAATTGATTGCAATTTCTACACTACAACTTTATTTACTATAGATAGTACAAACAGTGATTGTGATATTCGAATAGAAGATAGTAAAATTGCTGGGCTTGGAGAAATATTCAGAGACAATAGTGAAGGTGGAGGACAGACAAATATCAGTGCAATTTCTAGTTATTTTATTAACAGGGATGTTGAAGGATTTGATACGCCTATATTCAAAGCTCTAAATAAGGAAATGTTTGTTACGCTAGTAGACTGCACTATAGAAAATAGACCTAGCTATTTAACTGGGGGATTGGCAATTCAAAACATTGCTAATACATTAAATACAAGTGCAACTTACACAGGAGATATAAGCTTCGAGGGTATAAGGATTCTTGGGTCTGGTACTGGTAGCGGAGATGGTCTTGAAAGAGGTACGATTGAATTAGTACCAGATGTGGATTTGTATAGTATAAGCCCTAACTCTGGATATGGAGATGCAGGGCAATATTTAATTATTGATCCTACAGCGCCTAGCCATATCCATATAAGAGCTGGTGGCCCTATTGATGAGGCTGCAGCAATACTTATTCTTGGCGGAGAAAAAGCAAATGTAACTGTTCGAGACCAAGACAATAGTTACAATGAAGATCATCATGTTAGTATTAATACTTTTGATAATGCAACCACGTCATATAACTGGACATTCAACAATGATGGAAGAATTTCTCTTCCTACAAAAACTATGCCTGGGTATTACGCTGGTTATACGTTATCAGGAAGTACTTTGCAATTAGGCGCGGCTGGAAGTGAAACCATTATTACTGGTCCAACTCCTAATAGTGTAACTCCAAATGCTGAACGTTTTATAATTCAAGGCCAACAAGGTTACGCACAAGGTGAAGGTGGAGATGTTTATCTTTGGGCAGGCTGTGGTAATGATGATCTTGCAGATCCCCTAACAGAAGCAGGCCCTGGCGGTGACGCGAAGGTTCGAGGTGGCTATTCATATGGTATTGCAGATGCAGGATATGTGAATATTGAAGGTGGTTGGGCTCAGGGAAGTGGAGCTGGAGGACATATCAATATTGAAGGTGGCCGTGCCCAAGGAGTTGGAGCTGGTGGATATGTTAATATTAAAGGAGGTTACGCAAATTCAACCGGTGACGGTGGTAAAGTCTGGATTAAAGGTGCAAATTCAAACAGCGGTATAGGCGGAGACGTAGAACTTGAAGCTGGTACTGGAGCCACAGCCGGAGCCATTAAGATTACAAATGGTGACTATACTTGGAATTTTGATAATAATAAAAAATTAAACTTTCCGGGTTCTCAAAACTCCCAGTCCTTCAACAAGGCAAATGGTAGCCTTGTAATAGGTGACACTGAAACAGGAGTAGCCTGGACAGGTAATGAATATATATCTACGGCAAAAGTAATTCTTCAAGCAGAATACGATAATGGAAGTTCTTGGAGAACACATAGCTGTGAAGTATTGGTAATCAGAAAAAAACTTAGTGATACTGTTAATCACATAGTATATGGAGCCGTATATACTGATGACCCATTATTTACATTGTCTACTACTGTTGTAGACGGAATGACTATTTTATCAATAGCTAATCTAGATGGTGGGTATTTACATGTTTCTACATTTGTTACTGAAATTGGCACCTGCAGTTAGGAGGAATTATGAGCACTAAACCATTTACAGTTTCAGATCATAACAGCAATAGTATTGTTACTATTTATGGTTATAGTGCAACACAGTTTGTTGTTGGAGTAGCAGGAAAAGCGCCCTATACAAGTATACAAACAGCCATTAATGATGCATATACATTAGCTAGTAGTAGTGATAGTGCACAAGTAGTTTATGTAAAGCCAGGCTTATATTTAGAAAACTTAAGTTTTAAACCTGGTGTAGCTGTAGTTGGCACTGAAGTACCTAGTACATTAGATAATGTTTCATACGATCCAACAGATGTTTCTCAAAATTATGGAGTCTTTGTACAAGGAACACATACTTTTGACGAAAGTCTGGGAGAGTTTAATGTTAAAAATATAATATTCTTTCCTAAGTCAGTTGGGGATTCAGATATTATTACCTTTACTGGAAGTAATACTCTTACAAGTACTTATACTTTTGAGAACTGCAAGTTTCTTGCTTTAGATTCAAATGTAACATTTGGTGCTAGGTTTTTCAATTGCACTAGTTCAAATGCCGCTTACGAAGGTCTTGCTGTTTTCTTTAAGAGTTGTGTTTTTTATGCTAAATACCATAGCGGAGATGATGACTATTGTATGTTTACTTTGCTTGGAGCAAATGGAACTAAATATACTTTTGATAATTGCACAATTAAAAGTACATGGGGATCGGGCGAAGGCAATGCATACTTGGAAGCACTTGAACAAGGAGTAGGAGACATTTGGTACGTTAATTTCTCTAATTGTAAAATAGATAGTGTATATTTATTTATGCAGGGTGGAAATAATGAAATAGATCTATCTATAGATAATTGCAATCTTACAAGTACATCTTATATGTACAACCTAATATCTCTTTCGGATTCTATCCATGCCTGTAGAGTTACAAACTCATATATCTATTCTACTGATCTATATAAAGCAATAGGAGGTGACACTCCTTATATATTTGATACAACAAATACTGTGTTTGCAAGTACTAACCCTAGCTCTCCTGGCTCTTGGGTTCAAGCTGTGTCTACTTGGCCCAACATAGCTAATAGTTCAATAGTATCTTCTCGTCCTGTTTACTGTGTTTATACTGACAACCTAGATCAAGAGGCGGCTGTAGCAAACACAGCATATCCTATGCGTTTTAATACGTTTGAGGAAGGATATGGAATCACTGTTGTAAATGATAGTCAAAGTCCACCACAACCCACTAAGATTACTTTTGAGTATCCTGGAGTTTATAATCTTCAGTTCTCAGCTCAACTTGATAGAGTTTCAGGATCTGGGAATAAAGATGTAAATATTTGGCTTAGAAAAAATGGTACAACTGGGGCTGCAAACGTTGCTAATACTAATACTAAAATTACTATGACAGGTAGTGCCTCTGCATCTAAGACAGTAGCGGCTTGGAACCTTATGTTTACTGCTGCAGCAGGAGACTATGTGCAACTATGTTGGGCAACCGAAGATGTACATATAGAAATAATACATGCAGATGCAGTTACAACTGTTGGTCAGGAACGACCTGCTATACCAAGTGTTATATTAACTGTATACAAAATAAAGTAAGGGGTACTTAAAATGTCAAATCAAAATCTTGTAGATATTGCGCTAAAGGAAGTTGGTGTTCGTGAAGTTCCTATTAATAGCAATAGAGGTCCTCGTGTAGAGGACTTTCAGAAGTACGTTGGTGCTTGGCTTGTAGGTGCCGCCTGGTGCGCTGCCTTTGTGGCTTGGGTCTTCGGGCAGGCCTATCCTGGTGCTAACCCTGCTGGCAAGCAAAGCTCGGCCGTAATGGGCTTCTGGACGCGCAATGCAAGCCGTGAAGACTTTCTTCGTTTCTTACCTGCTGATGTAAAGTCTGGCAAGTATAAGATTGAACCCGGCGATCTATTTGTGCTATGTAATGATCCTACTAAAGTAGATCAAGTTCGAGTTGGCAGAGTTAAAGCTCATGTTGGTCACTGCGGTATTTGCGAAGGTAATATGCTTAGCGCTGTTAAGTTTGGAACCATTGAAGGTAATACGAATGAAGCTGGTAGCCGCGAAGGTGGTGGCGTTTATCATCGCTCACGTAGCCTTGATGAGCCTAAGCTTGTAGGATTTGTACGTTACTTAGGTAAGAAGTAATGTTTAATCTCTCTGCTATACTCTTTAGAAGATTTAGTGGAGCTTTTCTTGGGGACAAAAGCAATTACATTAGTCGTAAGCTTGGTCTTGTATACTGGGCCTTGCATACGTTAACGTTCTTATATCTTATGAGTCCTATTGGACAAGCTACTGGTCTTTACATTATTCCTCAGTTAATGAGTGATGATGTATTTACTGCAGCTTTTGTAGGACTTGTAGGATTATATATGGGTGCTAATGTTATAGATAGAACACAAGGCACTGATACTAAAGTTAAACAAGATAAGCCGGAGGAGTAAATGGCCATAGATAATAATTATGTACTAGAAAGACTTGCTGCAATTGAGAAACGTATTAATGATCTTCAAAAGATTATTGAGAATATCCCAAAGCTAAGACAACTAGGTGCTCTCAAAGCAGTAATTGAGCAGGAGCAGAAAGATTCGAATAGTAAACTGGCAGACCTAACTGCAAGGGTTGAGAAACTAGAAAAGAAGTAGAATAGATAAAAGTAAAAAACCCCAGCCAAATTAATGACTGGGGTTTTCTTTTGCTTCAATCTACTTAGTAAGCGTAGATTGAAATTGATGTATAGTTTGGATCGTGGGTTGTCTTATTTGGATCATAATTAATAGCCATATACCGAGTAGATATATTAAATGTCATTATAACTGGTAGTCCAAATGGCCAAGAGCTGCATATAATTTCTGTTGGAGGATCATTTGCAACAGCATTAGCTAAAGCTTGAGGTGAATCAGCAAACCATAGATTATAAACAGATACTCTATCCATGCCATCGCTATACAGCGTATTCATGTGTAATTTTATGGCTGAACGACCAGCGCGGCGAGAATCGGAAAGCTCAAGAAAATCAATAGCATTAGTACTCTCAATACTTCCAGCGCCATTCATAAAATCAAGGTCACTAATTTCGGCAAGAGGATGCCAGTGGAAAGCTTGAATTTTTTTATCTGTTTTATTTACCCAATTCATTATTCAACCTCCTTTGTAGTAGTATTTTCTTATCCTATTCTATCTTAGTTAATCTAAGTGGTAAGCATAATAAAAAACCCAACCAAATTAATGGTTGGGTTTCCTTTGCTATACTTAAATTAAGCTATCAAAAGTATCAGATTAAAACTAGAAGTAGAAATTGTTCCAGTCAAAGAACTGTCATAATCAACAGCAATCCAGCTTGAGGAGACTGGAAGAGATATATCCATAGCACCTTGCATCATTGGGAGCTGAGCAGGATTTCCTGTGGCAACTGCCTGTTGAATTTCTTCTTTTGTTTCTGCAAACCATAAATTGAGCATAACATTTGAGTTAGTAAGGTCATATGCTATAAGTCTTATAGTCTTTGTTCGACCAGCGGACAAAGCAGAGCAATTGATTAGAGTTGCTTGGGTTCTGTCCCCTGGACCTGGAACAGGTTCGCCTTCGACTATAGTATCAAAAACAAATGGAAACTCAAAAATACCAAGTTCAGGGCTGTAGTAGTAGGTTTGTAATTCCTTGCCATCTTTTTTACTGTAAGATAGACCAGGCATTATTCAGACTCCTCAGTATAAGTCTTCTTTGATTTACGCTTCTTACTGTACCAGAGAGGAACTTCTTCCTTTGGCTGCTCAACTTCATCTGATTTATCTGCAGGCAAAGCAGCCTCTAACTCCTCGACTAGAGGTGTCTCTTCGGCAAGAGCAATTTCTGGCTCTTCAGTGACTACTTGTTCAGGAGTTTCAGGTAAAGAATCTTCTACCTTTTCTTCTATGGTCTGAGTTGCATGAATAACAGGAACAAACTTCTCTTCAACAGTCACTTCGCCATCTTCAACGAGAACCTTCTTCGCAAACTCTAGGGTCTTCTTTAGATTCTTAAGACCCATGTAGTTTAGAATATCTTGTGTCTTAGGTGGCTCGTCTCCTGTAACAGGAACAATCTTTGTAATAATAAGACCATTCTTAATAAAGTTTTTATTCACAAAGAACTTGAAGCCATTAGGGCCAAGTGTAGCAGCAACCTTAATTGCCTCTCTAACTGTACCTAATGTTTCTTTTCTAAGATCAACTAATTTAATATCGGCTTCCATTGCTTATCCTTAATAAGTAAAAATAAATAAAAGTCTATTACTTGGAAATTGTATTACGTCTACGAAGAAATAGAATAGTACCAATCATAGCAAAAATACCGAAGACACTAGCAGTATTAGAAACCACTGAACACCCACTTTCCTCTTTGCTTTTATCAGCAGAGACGGCCGCTCCTGAGCCGCTACCATCAGTCTCGGGAAGAGCGGTATCAGCGCCAGCGTCAGCGCCAGCGCCAGAACCACTGCCGTCTACGGGAATAACCTCACCTGAACCTGAACCGCTACCTGCAGGGTCGCCAGATCCACAATCAGGATCAACGGCAGCTGAGCCCTCAGAACCTGAACCGGAACCTGAAGTAGCGGTATCGCAAGGAGCAGGGACTGCCTCGGGGACACAAGCAAGGATCTCTGTAGCACAGGAGTCACAGGCTGAACCTTCAGCACAGGGAGGACACTCAGCGCTGGCCACAGCCTGGCAGGTCTCGCCTGTGGCACAGTCAGCCGTTGTGACACACTCAGTGGCATAGGCAGTTGAAGCTACAAGTAGAGTAGCAAGAAACGAAACTAGGGAAAACTTAATCTTATTCATTTTAATCTCCATTTTTAATTAGTGGGAAGAACAACTGCATAATATGCAGGGTTCCATGCAATATTCTTGTAAATATCTTTCTTTAAAGCATTATAAACTTTTTCTGGATTACCGAACGTAGCAAGTTCTGCTTTGCGAAGTAGCCACTCCTTATCAAGTTTAGTTTTAAGCTCTGGCTCTTTAGATATATGATCAGCAAGAAGATCAGCTCTTGTCTTGTCCTTGCTAACAAAAACATCTAAGGTCCAGAACCAACGAGTATTACCATCAACAACCTTGGAATCCTGACGGTAGCTAAACCCTATAGCCTTAGGGTTTGTGTATACAAGTTTACTAATTAACTCTGCAGCTTCTAGCTTACTGATCTTGGTTGGATTAGCAATTTCATGCTTAACAGGAATATAATCGTAACTTGGACCACACACTAGTCTAAGTTCTGTGAGATTGCCATATGAGCAGATAGCAGTATGAATACTGGTAGTTAGAAGTTCTTGCTTTTGAAAGGCTTCTCCTCCGGGTATCATTAATGCTGGATTTGTAAATACATGAATGTTAGAGCTTACAGGAGCAAACTCTCTCATCTTGTTGACAATATCTGTTTGTGATGTTGCGTTAACAATAATGTTCTTAATCTCTGGTTGGTCTTCTAGCTCACGTCTTAGTTCATCAGTTAGCAACTCTTCGCCAGTTGGCTTTGCACTTACAACTGGACTCATTCCTTTTGCCTTAGCCATTTTATCTCCTTTAATCACTTAATGTGTCTATCATTTGTTGTTTTAGTTCTTTGTACTCGCTAACCGTGAGAATCATAGTATTTTGTATCTCAGTTTGAGTCATTCCTAAAAAGTAAGATCTCACAAATGACCGAAGAGTAAGCGGCATTTTATCATATTTTTTTACAATATCTAACTTATTTGTTAGATTTCTTTCTAGGTTTACGAGTATTTTTACTTTTTGTGGGCTTTGCATCGGTAGTTTTCTTTTTTGGCCTAGTCTTTTTCTGATCCTCAGTAGCCAGTAGTGTGTTTGGAATTGGATACTCAACACCATCTAAAATAGGCAAGACTTCTATTACCACTCTAGGATTAAGAGCGTCATAGTACTTAAACAAATTCATCGCAACAATCTGACAATCATCACCGTATACCTGGCCAGTTAAAGCATCACAAGTTGTTTTAGGAAGATTAGGTAAATCTTTGCGACGCTTAGTACCTAAGAAATAATGTATGTTCATTTGAACTGGACCAACCTTAAAGAGCGGACGCTCAACGCCAGGGAACTGACTTAAGTATTCGTCAATCTGATGAGTGATAAGTTTCTCATAGTCTAGAAACTTTTCTGGAACATACACTTCACTCTTCTTAGTCTTCCAGTTAAACCTACTCATAGTAGCATTGCTTTTGCTAATAGGTTCGCCATCAATAACAATTCTAAATAGGCTAACTTGACTCAAGCAATTCCTTATTTCTTTTTGAAGAAACCTGTATGTGATTTAAATTCAGATTTTCCATTTTCTTTTTGCTCTTGATATACGCGTTGTGCATATTCTTTATTTATAGAAGATACACGTTTTCTATGATCAAGGATAGTTTGATTTGGCTCTTGGATTACTTGTTGAAAACCATTGTTCTCTAGTTCAAGTATAGCTTCTTTATGTTTGTTGTCAAACACTTCTTGTGTAAACTTATCTTTATAACTAAATGCTATATAAATAAGCCCTGCTTTCTTAGCCGATAAAGCTTTATCAGTATCCCTGAGGGATCCTTTGGCAAAGTTAAAATCAGCTTTTTGCTGAGATATACCACCAAAGGTTGCAGCTTTATAATGTTGCTCTCCGTGGACTTCTATTACTAGATTTAGACTAGGAATATAAAAGTCAAAACGATCAAGAGGGCTTGGATGTTCTGGACATATATCTTTTACAATATGTTCCTGATATATACCTAAGCCACCAAAGTTCATCTGCTCAAGAAGTTCTCCCATTTTGCGATGGTAGGAACTTGCATTCTGTGCATAAATCATTGCTGACCGAATTTAATGCCACTAATCTGAGCAAGCCAGTCATCGACAAACTTAGCTATCTCACGATACTCTTCATCGTTCTCAATCATCTCTGGCTGACCAGATGTAGTTTCATTTAAATACCATTTCTCTTCTAGGCCTTTTCGAATTCTTAACATAACAAATGTTCTGAATCCTTTGCTGACAGTGCAAATATGTCTAACACTTGTTTTGCCAGTTGCATCTGGTATTGCATTATCCAATTCATATTGTTTGCCGTCAGTTACCTGAAGGCCACCGAAGTATTTATTAAAGGTTGCCATTTTACTTCCATATCCTGTCTATTTCATTTGCCAATAAAGTAACAACATTTAAACTCATAGCATTACCCATAAGCATATAAGCTTGTGTATCTGATACTACAATTTTATATGTATCTGGTAAGCCCTGAAGACGGGCACATTCCCTGGGAGTAGGACGTCTTAACTTTGTTTTTCCTACTGGAGCAGTTGGCATATCGTAATAGTTACATATACCAGCTCTTTTATTCTTATGCATAGAAGCTAAAAGAGTTACAGCAACTGGAAGATTCCACTTGATTGATCTACCATACTTGACATGAGTGCATGTCACATATGCATGTGCTTTAGGTGACAAGTAATACTTATCGTCAACAAGTTCATCAAGTAGATCTTGAGCTTTAGTGTCTAAATGGAAAGGCATAGGAAAGTTAAAATGAAAATCTCCAAGATCTTTTCGCTGTCCAATAATATACAAACGCAGTCGTCTTTGTGGAATTCCATAATCTGCTGTGTTTAAAAGCTTATAGACTATGTTATAGTTCTTCTGCAGTTCATTAAGTACGATCTTAAGATCAGCACCTTTATTGCAGTATAAAAGATTTTTTACATTCTCAAATACAAAGTACTTAGGAAGTTTATGATCTAAGATTCTAATGTAGTCATAGAATAGTTTACTTTCATTTCCAGCAAGACCAGTAATATTCATATTAGCTTTAGATATATCAGTGCATGGACTGCCACCTATTAAGACATCAAAGTCTGGTAAAGTCTTTTCGTCTATTAATGTAATATCCCCATAGTTAGTACGTCTGGGGAAATTAGCATCATAGTTGCTAGCCGCATACTTATTGTATTCAGAATAGCCAAGGCAGGTATACCCAAGAGCATCAAAGGGCATACCGCCTATGCCGGTTCCAGCAAACAGCTCAAAGTAAGTTTTAGTTTGTGCTTCCAAATCCATTTTGTCCTCTTTGAGTATCAAGATACTCTGCAGGAATTTGAGAAATATCATCTACAATCTTAAATAGAAACTTACTTGGCTCAAGTGGAATAGCCTGAAGATAAGCGCGCTCATTATCTATTGTAATATCACGAACTGTTCTGACTAAAGCTTTCCATTCATTTCGATAATCCCAGTCAATATAACCAACTGTATTAGCTAATGTAAGTGCATCTGTGTCATAGACGTCAATGTTAGCTGCTTTAAGTCTTTCAATGTACGGAGGATCCATAATTGTAGGATTAAGCTTACGCAAATTACCTGAGCTGCTTCTTGGAAGTAAAAACATATCTGCTCCAGGAGGAGCGTAAGTCTTAAAACCAAGAGGCATCATATAAGTTAAAGCATCTTCAGAGCTGTGAGAACCTACAAGAAATATATCCTTAGGGATATCAAAAAACAAATCTAAAGTTTTAGCTTGATAATTCTTTTGAGCTTTATTAGAAAGTAAAGCTGCTACTCTGGAACTAGTGGGCAAAACATAAATAAAGTTACTCATATACTTCTCCAATACTACTTATTAATATTAACTCCAAGAATCGTACGGCATTGCTTGGGCAAGCTATTAAAAGCTCGCTCATAGATATGTTCTAGAATCTCTGGCTCTTCTGCGTACTTAGCTTGAAAATCTAAGACAGAAAGAGAGTTCTCATCGCAATACTTTTGCTGCTCTCTCTGCATTGCACTTTGCAATTGTCGGAATTCATATTCTCCTCTCTTTCGACGAATACGATTAAGATCGTACTTGCCTCCTACGTTAGGCCTATAAGCATTATGCATTCTAAGCGTCTCCGCCGCGTCTCCATAAATGCGACCCATTCTTTGCCCTGTAGGATCATGGGCAGGCTGTTGTAAGTCAGCAGTAGGGTTATTAACATCAATAGGGTTCATTCATTATCCTTATTGTCTGAATACATACTATTGCACTTAGAGTACAATGGACATGTTTGTAATTTACAATTAAAAATTGGCAAGTAGACATTCTTTTTATAAGCAAAAAGTGCACTTGCATATACACTATTTAGCTTTCTTAAATCAATTTCTTTGTCTGTGAAATTCTCTATATTATAATTAGATCCGCTTAGATATACAATATATATTTTCTTATTCCAATGTTTTAACAAAGGCAAGTGGAAGTGAGCTGTTTTAATAAACTCTTTGCGTGGCAAATAGCTAAATAGATATATTGCTTTGTCACTAATTATAGGAATAGCAAAATTAACTGTGATTCCTGAGCTTGTGAATAACTCAACATGGCTGACATGTTTAATATTTATTTCCTGTAAGTATGAACGCCATTTAAATATAGAAAATATAATGTCGTTATTCTTATTATGAAAAATAAAACTATGTCCTGCTTTTCTAAGTAAGTTTTGAGCTATAGAAAATCTCAAGATAATGTCATTGTCAGATGGAAATACTTGCTTCCTTCCATAATAGCTTGTCACATACACCATTAAATGATGCAGTAACAGGCTATATGGATCTTTTGAGAAGTCCCAAGCAGGAACTCGTTCTAGTATTTCATTCCTAAAGTATTCTCCACACCTCATGAAGCTTATCAATTGATTAATGCTAAGCTCCCGGAGCCTAACATTGCTATCAATTAAGTCATCGATTGGTGCAGAGATTCTAGGCATTGTCATCCTCTAGTGCCCAGACGTCAACATCTTCTTTCTTGGCATAGTCTTTGTTATTTTTATCGTCAGCCTGGTCTCTGGCATTGACAACCTGAGCAATCTCATAGGTGTCAACTTCTTCGAACCAAGAACTCGTAGGATGAAATAGGAAACAGTGAGTGTCCTTATCACCTGAGATCTTGTTCTTGCCAATAATTGCTTCGATGACTGGGAACTTCTGAACTACACCAGGACGGCTAACACTCTTAGTCTCATGGTACCAGTTACTCTTATCGCCGAATACATGCTTATGATTATAAACGTGTACAATGGCGCTAGCGTCGTATCTAAAGGCACGAGACTCTGCTAGGCTAGAGTTGGTAGGACGTTGATCCTTCTGCCTCTTATTCGAGTCGCTGTTGTATTCTAGGGTACCGCCAATAGCAATGTTGTGACGGACTGAAGCCATCTTAACACGATTAGAGATATCCTTGAATGCAAGACGTGCATCGGCATTGCCAAGCGGAAGCTTATGGATATTATCCAAGTAAGCAAAGATATTATCGCTAGGGTACTTCTTGCGGAAGCTAGCAATAGCACGCTCAAAGTCTTCTAGATTCTGGGCATGTGGAATGCCAAAAAGAACTAGACGCTCTTCGCGGGCCATCTTCATAATCTCTTGATAGCCAACCTTATAAGCATAAAGCATATCCTGTTCTAACTGAGGATCAATATCCCGAAGGATCTTACCCCAGTACTTAGGACGAACAATATGATTGATCTCTAGAGGAAAGCCGTCTGCGTATCCGCGATAACCACGAGTACGATGACGGCCAGCCATAGCTACAAACTTAGGAAACAACTCAGGAACGCTATCGTCAATAGTCATATAAAGAACATGAAGATTGTTGTCAGCTTCTGGCAGTGCTAGGTTGTAACATGTAAAGCTACTGAATGAGCTCTTACCTGCATTCTCTTCGCCACCTATGCAGATCATGCGACCTCTTGACCAGTCATTGTTAAATGCGCTGGCAAATCCGGGCATGAGTGGCATTTGGAAACCAGGGAATACAGCTTCAAACGCTTCTGCTTCATCTTGAAAACGAAGCATCTCTTGAAGATAGAAGTCACCACTGCTAACACTAGTATTAGTATCAGCTTGAATGCTTTCAATCCTGGTCCTAAGACCATCAAGTACTGAGATAGCGCTAGTAGGATTCTTACGAATATCAAGCATAGCCTGATCAGTAAGGTCCTTTACCTTCTGCTTCTGAGTAAGCTCTTTCTCATTTACAATATTGTCAATCTCTTCAGTGATAGTATTGAAGCTGTAACCAGTCTTCATGCTAAGACTGCGAGCTAGATCTTCTCGTTCTAGAGGACTATGGAAGCTGGAGATAAGCTTAATGAGATCAAGCATAACCTCGCGGGATCCATTCTCTCTGGTTAGTTCACCAAAGAGCCAGTCAAATGCAGGGATATTCTCAATGCCCTTAAATACTTCAATGTCATTAGCGCGAATAAACTCGTCTGGGTCAAGGTCGCCGTTGGTACGAAGATCTTTTACGTAAAGCTTATGGCCGCCTAGTGTGCTAGCATGTTCTCTGATTGCATTGATAGTGCATTTAATACCTGCATCATCAGGATCAAAGCAAAGTACATACTTGCTAGGATTGAGGTTCTTAAGTAGTCTAGCCTGACCGGGAGTTAGGCTAGAACCACCTGCTGCCACAGTAGCCTTAAGGCCATTATGATAACAGGTAATTGCACTGCTCTGGCCCTCAAAAACATAGAGGGTATCAGCACCTGACTTGATAGCTTGCTTAGCAATCTTATGATTGTAAAGCAGGTTGCTCTTATCAAAGATTGGGACAATGCCACTGGTGTTTACCCACTTATCCTTGTCGCCCTTCTGCCAAGTAATCTTACGAGCTGCGAAACCAACGGTTCTGCCTTTCTCGTCATAGAATGTGGTTACTAGCTTATTCTGAGGATCAGCAAACATGCTTGTGTCATAGATGCCAAATCCCTGGTCAGGACGCTCTTCTCTTAGCTTATCTAGTACGGTAAGACCGTCACCGATCTCAACATAGCCAACTCCCATCTCAAGCAGCTTATCTGCGTTCCATGAACGCTCTGCAATATACTTATACAAATCTGGGTGAGCAGTATCAGTAATCTTTGTAATAGATGAGGAGACCTCATGATATACTTGAAAATACTTTTGACGCTCAATCTCTTCTGGGCTTGGCTTGCCAAAGTTATAGTCAATAGCAAATAGATCTGCTACTTCCTTAGCAACATCAACAAATTCATCACCAGCAAGCTGGCGACCCGTTCTAATCGCATGAACATTCAAGGAACTGCCATAGAATCCGCAACTAAAACATTTTACATATCCACGATCATCATAGACATGCATACTTGGATTATGGTCATCATGGTCTGGATTGACACAGACAACCTTTTTATTTTTCGTAACCTCAATGCCAATCTTCTCTAGATATTGAGAGACTGGAATTCTATCAATCGTCTCTACTAACTCACTCAGATTTGTAATCATGCACTCCTCTATTTTAGTATTTCGTTAGCTATTTTGGCTAATGTATTTTTTCTAAATAAAACTGGTTGTTTAACTCCAGTCGACTTAAGCCACTCTTTAAGCTCAATAGGATTTTGTTCTTTAAAGCCAAGTAGTCCATATCTTCTAGATATGTATTCCTTCTCAAGAGCAGAGAGAATATCTAAAACACTAAGAAAACTCAAGCAAAAAGTAGCATGATCAAGATTCATATCTACTATTTGCAAATGCTCGTATTTCTTTTCTTTGTCAACAATGTCAGTCATTGGATCTTCAACGAACGCATGTTCGCTGTTATACATAGCTATCTGGTTATATGGAGTATAGCTATATATAAACCCGAAAGCATGAGAGACACTGGATTCTTTCATCTTTGTTAACTTTGCAAGTTCAGCAACAGTCTTATGGCTATAAGGGACATTGTGTCTTCTTATTGCACCTAAGACTTTGGTTATGTCAATCGTAAGATGAACTGGCAAGCGAATTAATCTAGCCTTGTTACTCAAGGCGCGGGTAATCTTTTGTTTCACCCACCAAGTAGCGTACGTTCCTAGCTTTACATTCTTGTTAGGATCATAGCGATCAATGGCGTATAGGAATCCAAATACTCCCTCCTGAATGAGATCATCGACAGAGAGACCTTTACCAGAGTAGCTATTAGCAATCTTAAGGATAAGACGAAGATTATGAGCAATAAGAGTTTCTTGTAGTTCTTTGAAAATCTCTGCATAAGGCATAATTCCTATTAGATATATAAGCTCATCTTGCTCTGCAAGAAGTAGACCATGAGTAATAACGTCATTTTCTTTTGTTAATTTTTCCTCAACATTGGAAAGTCTTTCATTCATATTTGAAAACTGTTGTTTCAAGTAGAAATACTTACAGGCAAGCCTGTGCATTTCAGCATCTTTCATTCGAGGATGGTTTTTAATATAGTCACTTAAGTAAGTAATGCTATCTTTTTCCATCCCATAAACAACTGATGTTGCTTCATTTTTAACATGATGCTCATACACCATTGGAACTTTTCTTTTCCGGTCAGGCATTAAAACTTCTATCTTGACTTTCGGAGAAGAATTACTCAGATTCTTGTTCGTCATTTTCAACTCCTGCTAAAGATATACGTTCTATTTCACTTGCATTCAGCTCGGTTAACTCTCTAGGAGTTCCGTTGGTCTCATAGCATATGTTCTTAAACGGACAATAGCTACAGTTCCAATCGCCTTTTCTAACAGGCTTGCCTTTAGTAAATAACTCTGTATCAGCCTTTGATAGTTCTTTGCGACCAGCTAGCAAAGCAATCTTAGTCTGGTCATAATAGAGTTCAAAGTCTCTAGCCGGCAATGTTTCATTCTCTAGGTGAGTATGAAGCTCTTGATAGCGTTGAAGTATATGCTCAGCATATAAGTCATATTTATATGGTTGCTTATCTACATAAACTCTGTGTAAGAACTTTCCAGTTCCAACTTTCTCTTTTACAAGATCAATGTCGAACTCTTTGCGTTCGCCATCCTCACGATTTATATATGCGAGTTTCCAGTATTTATATTCCTTTTTGAGTATACAGAAATACATATGATAGAGAATGGACTGTAATAAATGCTCAGGCTTTGGCTCAGGAATACTTAGCCAATGGCCCTTTTTGCTTCTTACACCAAAGACTTGTCGAGGTCCTTTGTATCCTGAGATACTCTTGATCTCAATCCCTACAATGTTATCTGTCTTAATATCTTTAGGATCTATAGATGAATTACCATCACGATCAAACGTGGGAAGTATATAGTCTTCCTTATTAGGTATTGCAACTGCAAGATCTAACTCACCGCTAATTACTGGCTTTAGTGCCTTAAATGGGAATGGAAGTTCCCATTTAAATCTAAAGCTGTTCGTTTCATATACACAAGCTCTTTTGCTTTCATCAGTAATTGCTATTTCTGCATACTTACTTAATGAGAATTTCCAAAGTTCTTTGGGGGTAAAAGGCTCAGCAGAAAGTACATGATCAAGATTAGGTTTAAGGTTAGTGGCTTCCATTCTTTGAATCATGGCTCGAAACCATGACTTCCTAACACATCCACCTATAACTATATCTTCATTATGCTCATTCTTAATTTTTGCACTAGCTTCACTAGGATAAAGATTAATGTCTGGACGAAGTCTACTTGGCTGATTGCTAATGCTTCTATCTAATGTTTGCCAAAAAGAAAAAGGGTACTGCTCACTGGCCAGTACCACATCTTTCTTCTTGCTAGTTTTCTTTGCCATACTAGCCTCTGTACGAATATAAGAGAATATTTTAATCAAGCTCTGACTATAGGATTTGAACCTATGACCTAGAAATTAACAGTTTCCCGCTTCTACCGCTGAGCTAAGCCAGATCATGATTAATATTAGTAATATATACTGCTAATTTTAGTATGTCAATTAAAAGATTGAGATATCTACTTCTTTAGCAGGCTCGGCTTGCTCAGCTTGATTCGCTTCGGCAGCTGCCTTCATTGCAGCACTGGCCTGCTCTATGACTAACTTGTTATTCTCAAAGAATTTAGCCATAAAGTCCTCAATGGTAACCTCTATACCGGCATCGTTAAGATAGGAAATAGTTGTCATGCCCAAGGCAGCAACTGTATACCCTTGGAATACGCCAAAAGAATTGTTAATAGAAGCAAACATATTGTTCATATATTTATTCACTTCTTCTCTTGAAGGCTGAGCAGCCATAAATTCTCTCATTTCTTCTTCATTCATCTTTGATGGATCTAATTCATTCATTCTATACCTCTTACTTTAAGTAGTTTAATGTTCCGCAATACTTAACGTCGCTCTCGTTAAACAGTGTATTGCCATCTTCATCCTGATAGATAACTGCATATCCTAATGTAACTGCTTCCTTTGTGAACTTAGCACTACGCTGATAGTCCATCAACTTAACTAAGCAACCTTGTTCCATTACAAGCTTACCCTTGTAAACAAGTTTACCTAGCTTATGTGTATGTCCCATAACAACGCAATCGTAACTATCCCATTCTAGGAAGTTTTGCAAATAATCGCAAGCTTTAACTACAGTGCCTAGAGGTGCACTGAGATAAGTACTAGGATGTAAAAATACGGTTTTATTTAGTTGAAGAATCCATGGGTTGCCCTGTGGATTATATATTACGTTTGGTAGTTCTACGGTGCCGATATGTGCACCATCTTCATCTAAGATATAACCCTTTGCTAGATAGTATAGAGTGTCCTTGCATGCAAACATCTGCATGGTCGGATCAATCTTATTAGCAAAGTACTTTTCAAGCCTATGCTCGTGGTTGCCACGTACGATATAGACCTGAGGAAAGATTCCAGCAACCTTACGAACAAATTCTAAAGCCATTGTGTACTCTAGATGCATTGGGATATTCTTATCCTTGGCAAAGCTACTAGCGGCGTAACCATCTAGAAGATCACCATTAAGGACTAGAATGTCTGCATCCTTATGTAGTTCAATGACTTCATCAATTATTTCTTGGTTCTGAAATGGAAAGTGAATATCACTTAGGCTTAGAATCTTAATTGCTGCTTCTGCAGTGCTAGCCTTCTTAGTCAGGAATACCTTATCCTTGGCGTCCTTAACAGCGTCGAGATAGGCTTGTATACTACCTGCCTTCTCAACGTCCTTGGTGACATCTTTGGGGTCTTCTGCGCTCGCTAGAGCTTGGATAACAGTTGGCTTAGTCGGGCCAATCTTCTTAGTCTTAATATTCTTACTACTTGGGATCTTGTAGTAATTAATAATCTTATTCAGGGTAGAAGTAGCTTTAGGATTCTCACCCTTCTGTACTTCTATTGCGCCTCTCTTAGCTAAACGTTCTAGTGTATGCCTAGATATGTTGTACTTAATGCATAGTAAAGTACCGGGAATCCAAGTATCAAGATCTTCTTTTTGCCAAATAACTGTATTCATATAGAAACCTTACTTTATTAAAGTAATTTTTCCCACTGGGCGAATCCGTAAGAAGTCATCTTTCTTGGTTGCTTTGTAGGGGAAGAATAATAGGGAACAATAGTCAAGCTTATCTTTGAGTTCTTCATATTGATCGGAGAACAGCGTGACTTCTGATATAGAAGATAAATCTTCGATTGTCAATGTTGCCATCAATTTTCCTTTTGATTTACCACTTTTAATTTGCTGTTCTTTAATATGAGATACCGCGACGAGCAGATTGCCTTCATTGCTGTTTGTCTCATCGATGTCTTCTATCTGATTAATAAGAATTCCTGGTGGAGTCTTAGTAATATAAGATAGTGGATGGCGACTAATAAAGAACTTACAATACTCTGATTCCCACTTAACAATTTGCAGTGGGACTCTATAGTCAGATGCTTTCTTAATAGATTCTAAGTCAGGAAAAGTAGGCTGATCAGGAACTTTAAGAACTAATGGCTTCTTAGGTCTCAGCTCTGAGTAAACTTTCTTACTATCTGAATCTAGATGGACTGTAATTACACCAGCTTTTAGTTTGGTTGTCCAGTCATCGAGCAAAGCAGGATAAGCATCTACTTCCTTGTTGCGTTCAAAAGCCTGAACTATTCTTGTTTGATAGTTCTCAACCTTTGTATAGTAATCAAAGATATCAGGAAGCTTATCTACAAGCTTGACTCTATCATAGCCAAAGCTATCAAATGCGCCAACCTTTGCAAGTATACTAACAACACCAGAGTTAATCTTTGTACGATTGATTCTAGTGAAGAAGTCAGCCATGCTTGTAAAGGACTTGCGACCGCGTGCCTTAAGTATAAGGTCACTAGCTTTGTTACCAATGCCATTGATCATACCAAGGCCAAACAGAATAGTATTGTCATCCAACTTAGTAAAGCCAATATCACTATTGTTAATACTAGGTGGAAGAATGTTGTAACCCATCTGGCGATACTCGTTGATATATCTGACTAGCTTCTCAGGCTTACCACTTCTAACAGTCATTAGCGTAAGCATAAAATCTGTAGGATAGTAAGTCTTAAGATAGGCATTGAAGTAAGTAATAAATGCGTAAGCGAGAGCATGGCTTTTATTGAAGCCATACTCAGCAAATGCCGCAATAACATTCCAAATACGAGTTGACTCTCCCATATCAATCTTATGGAGACGTGCACAGCCATCCACAAAAAGTGTACGATACTCTGCCATTAGCGCAGCATCTTTCTTGCCCATAGCCTTTCTGATCTTATCAGCTTCCTGAAGCGTTACACCTGCAAGAATCTGACAGGCAGCCATAATCTGTTCCTGATAGATAAGGACACCGCCGGTCTCGGCAAGTACATCATCAAGTAATGGATGCAACTTATTCTGAGTTTGACGAGTCTTCTTATAGTCAATGTAGTCTTGAAGAAGACCAGAGTCACGAGGACCAGGACGATTAAGAGCTGAGAAGACTGCCAGATCTTGAACGCTTTGCGGCTTAAGATCAGCTACAAGCTTTAGAAGATAAGTCTCTTCCATCTGGAATAGACCAGCTGTAAATCCCTTATTGATTAATTCAAACACGGCTGGATCATCAGTAGGAACTTCTTCCTCTAGCCACTTAAGAGACTTGCCAATGCGCTTACAGGTAAGATCATTAATTGTAAGACAGTCAATCCTGAGGATATCGAACTTAATAAAGTTCATCTTTTCTAAGGTTGGACCTTCCCACTGGGTAAGATTAAACCAATCTGCGCCTTCAGTCTTGCTCTTGCGAATAGGTATCATCTGATCTACTGGACTTGTACCAATTAGAACTGCGCTAGCATGTACACTAACTTCTTTTGCTTGACCATCTACTGGACCGCAAAGGCTAAAGATATCTTGATTAGCTTCTACAATCTTTTTTATGTGTTCGCTATTGTCTTCGATTAGTTCTTTATAAGTTACATACTTGCCACGATGACTTTCTGGTAAACTATCTGCCAGTCGCTCTGCGTCGGCAATAGTTCTATATGAACCGTCTGCATGTTTAAGTAACTTAGTAAAAGCTTTAACGCTGGTCTTAAGAGACCAAGGCTTATACGTAGATACACGAAGTACACGGTCATGGCCATACTTAACTTGAAGTGCTTTGATTAAATCATCAGCACGAACATTACAGAAGTCAGTGTCAATGTCTGGACCTTCGCCGTCAACATGATAAGTAACGCGTTCGTCTGGATTATAAATATCTGAAAGACCAAGAGCATAAATTAAAGCAGAGTTACTTTTATTGCTAAGCTTTGTCTTGCTGACATAAGCCTTATTGATAAAATCAATTGTTTCGTCTGTAAGATAACGAGTCTCAAAGTCTAAATAATCTTTGTTTATTGTACTTAGCCTATCCTGTAGATAGAGCTGATTAAGATTTTTCTTGCTGATCATGTCCATCCAGTAGGCAGTGTTTAAGAAATACTTCTCTGTAAAGATTTAAAATCTCTTTTTTCTTCTCAGAGTCGCTAGTCCAATAGTGACGGAAAAATAAATATAAAAAAGTAAAGAATGGAACTGTGTATATCCAACCAAGTCGGCTGTGCCAGTTCCAAGTATGATCTAGTAGAAAACTTTTAATAGGTAAGAAAGTCTCAGTTTTTGAGTTCCACTGATACTTCTCTTTGAAGACTTTCCTATAAGATAAGGTCTCTGGTGTATACACTATAGACTTTTCATTAGGCATTTTCAAGCTCTTTCATATCTTCTGAGTAATCTAATGTAATTCTTACTCGACCAGGATTGAGAAAGCGTTCAAACAATAGACCATGCTTAACAGGATCAAGATGCTTAGCTGTGATCCCTAGTGACCATGAGATCAAAGATCCGCCACCAGAACCACGAGCTGGGCCAACAGGTATACCCATACCCTTAGCCAGGCTAACATAGTCTTGAACGACAAGGAAATAAGAACTATAGCGTGCCTCGTCAATGACTTGGAACTCATATCTAATTCTATCCTTGTAGGCTTTAGGGACATCAGTCCAACTCTTTACGCCAAGACGAGAGATAAGTCCAGCCTTAGCTTTCTTAAGAAGCATTAAGCTTGTCCCTTCGGGCGTCATGCCTTCGAGTTGAAGGTTAGGCGCTTTGGTTACTCGCTCAAAGTAGTCACCATCTACGAGATCTGCTACATGCTGAGTATTAGTAATTGCCTCATGTGGTAACTGCCAGTCATCACAAAGAGTCTTTGCAAACTCGGCATCATACATCCAAGCATTATGATCTTGAACTTCATATGGCATTGTGTCTGGAGTCTTATGCATGCTTACGCACATAACATAGCTACGTAGCTTATACTGATCTTGATTCTGATGATGAGCATCAGCTGTAAGTACAAGAGGAATATTCTTCCTCTTGCTTAGATCAATTAGATATTGATTGTAACCATATTGTTTTTCAACGTTATTATGCTGAAGCTCAAGAAAGAAGCTGTCGTGTCCGACTGCCTCTCTGACTTCATCACACCATCTATCTATCTTTGCATGCTCACCCCAGTGCCAATACTTGAAGCATTGACTACTGATACAAGTACTAGTAGCAATCAAGCCTGTGGCGTGCTGCTTAAAAGTATCTAGATCAATACGAGGATAGCGATAAAAGCCATCTTCATATGAATACTTAGTAAGCTTCATTAGGTTCTTGTAGCCTTCTTCGTTCTTGGCAAGTAATAGGAAGTGGCCATTGTTAACAGCCTTCTCGGCTACGCCATTCTCTGGCATAAAGTCAGACTTAGTCTTGGCGTCGCCAAAAGCAAGGTATGTTTCATTACCAATGATAGGCTTTACATTAGCTGCACGGCAGCCTTTTACGAATTCTGGGATGCCACCCATATATCCATGATCTGTCAATGCAACTGCATTCATTCCTCTGGCAGCTACAGTCTTACCCATTTCATCTGCAGGCTGTAAGCCATCAAGTAATGAGTAGTAACTATGCGCATGAAGATGTACCATTCCCATATTATTCTCTCGTTTAAGTTTAAAGATCAATAAACACCAATAGGCGACAAGGCTAAATATAGCCCGCCGCCACTTGGTTTGCAATAGCAAAAAGTATTAATCTACTAGTTTCTTACAAATCTGGATTCCGAGTTCAGCCAAAGGACTGCGCTCAATTTCGATAAGTTCGATAAAGCTAGTAAGAAGACTCTGCTGATAGATGTCAAGTCCAATTGTTTGAAGCACTGGGCAAGGTTTGCCCTTGCGATTTTCTTTTTCGTCAATCTGATCTGTATCAGCCATAAGTATTAACTTACTCTTCTCACCTAAACGAGTGATTAGAGTTTTAAACTGATGGATCTCAACGTTCTGTGCTTCATCGCAAATGACTAATGCATTTGTAAAGTCTTCGCCACGCATATATTCCAAAGGAATGCACTCAATCTTTCCTTCCTCAAGCTTCTGCTCAAAGATCTTTAGGTAGGTCTTACCCCAGATCTTAGCAAGAGCACGCTCATAGGAGCTGAATACTGGTCTCATCTTGTCTATAATTGTACCTGGAACATCGCCAATTCTACCGCCACTGCTGGTGGTAGCTTGGGCTCTGCTCTTTGTCAAGATAATTTTGTCAAACTTTTTCTCGTCAAGCATATTAATCGCAGCAACCATTGTTACATAGGTCTTGCCAGAGCCAGCTCCGCCAAAGACTGTAAGCATTGGAACACTTTGATCATACAATGCAGAGAGTAAGTATTTCTGCTCTAGATTTTTAGGAGCAAACTTCTTAACTGTAGGTAAATTAATGTTGACTAATGCTTCGCCGTTCCATCTCTTAAGAGCGCTATAGCTACCATGTCTAAAGCACCAATAGCTATTAACTGGCGGTGCTGACATTTCGAACCAAGGATCAAAATCTAGATCATCAATAGTAACAGGGTCATCCGTGAACAATGGACCTAAGTCTGCAGAATATTCTACATCAATTATGGTCGGATGAAATACTTCCTTTGGTTCTTGCATTGGCTTCCTTACAAAAGTAGTTTGTTGTACCTCTCAAGAAACTCAGATTTAGCAAATTTTTTGTAATCACTAGGCAGTATTAGATAGAAGTTTTCAGGAATAAGTTCTTTTTGTATTTCAGGAATTATGCCGTCTGTAAAGCAAAGCACTGCATCGTATTTATATCGTCCGTTGTATTTGCCAATTATTTTTAACGCCGGATTTAAATCTGTGCAGCCGCCGCCTTTCCATTCAATCGTCTCTGCAAAGTTTTTATTTCTTGCCTTCTCTATGTCTCCTCTCACCTCACTATCATTCATAACATAATGAACACTAGCAGAACTTGCTAGCTTCCTTAAATAAGATACAAACTTTTCAGCAAGCTGAGTATCAATACTTCCAGAAGTATCGAAAATACAAGCAATTAGAGGCTTATCTGATTTCTTAGGACCAGGTAAGATTCTGGGTAGAACTACGTTATAGCTTGCCCATGATACTCCAGTCTTGTATCTTTTTCCAGGTCTAGTTAAACTCTTTAGAAAAAGAACAGCGTCTCCTTCGTAGGTTTTTACTTGAATATTCTTACTATCAAATTTGTCTAGCTTATCATTTGATAAGAAAGGAGTTTTGTTTACTTCTGCAATCTTTGCAATTTGCTTCTCAATTGAACTAATTCTTTCAGCTTGTTCCTCTTGGGAGATATCACTGTCGTCAAGGACCATGTCCATACTTAATTGATTTATTTCATTTTGTTTTTGTTTTTCTATAAAGTCCTGATAATCGGGACTATTTTTTAGCCAATTAAATATTTCATTAGTTGTGACATTATAAATTCCTTTTCTTATGCCATGGTCTGCATGGAACAATTTACTATTAGGGTGTAAGTAATAAGCAGACAAATCAGGATGAGCAAAGGCAGCTTCTTCGTCAATACGAAAAGCATTAAAGAAAAATTTGCCTTTGGCATTCTGGAGAGGATAGTTTATAAATTCGCTAGGGTCATCTAGCTTAGTAAAAGATTCTACATATTCATAAAGTAACTCAGTATTAATTTTCATATCCTGAGCAACATTCATAAGATAGCGATCTTCAGCTGGAATCTTAAACATAGAAATAGGATGAGCATAAACAAAATGCTTAAGCTCATGCAGCAGAATAAAGTAAAAAGTCTTATCACTTAATCTGCTAATGTTTTCTATGTTAAAGTATAAAGCATATTCTTTGGTGCTAGGAGTCCAGGCAATGCAAGCTATAAACTCAGGATTAAAACCTTCGGCTACAGCTTCCTCTTTAGATAAGAAGTATCTGTCTAAACAAATCAAGTACTCAGTTAGATCAACAAAAGTATAAGCAATTGCATATGAATTGTAGTCTGTAACAGGACTATCTTTGCCTTCCTTGATAGCAATCAAAGAACGACAAAGGTTAGTAATCTTATCAGCATAAACTTTCTTTAAAACATCCATTATTTCTTTATATGAAGGTTAATCATTTCATAGAATTCAGGGACAAACTTTTTAGCGTAATCTCTTAGGTACTTAGTTTGATCAAGTTGTTCTTGCGACATATTAGGAATTAGATTTCTATATGTAAAGTAGATGCCAACTAGTTCTGACCTAGTCACATCTGGAGTCTTTAACCAGGCTTCAAGCTTACCATTATAGAAGCTTGCATCTGCTAGCCAGTCTTTCCCGTTGAGAATTTGGAACCACTTGAAAGCAAGGTTTGCTTTGACTAGTCCACTGGCAAGAGCAATAATTGCTTCTCTTAAGTTGCCTGTGATGTTCTGATTATTATTATTAACCTTCCACCACATGCACCAAGCCGCAAGTCTAGCAAGTATCTCAATAGTACGAGGACATGGGCTAACTTCTTTCTCAACAGACCAGTTACCAGTTAGCTGGTTATTCTGGAATCCTTCTACTAGATCAGTACTATTATTAAGTATAAAGCTAAACGCTGGATCAATGTGACCTAGTCTTGATTCAAGAAAGGAGTTGGTGTCTAGTGCGTAATGGACATGACTCCATCTAGCTTTCATTGCTTTATCAAGTGTATCTGTATTGAATTCTCCAGTAGGTGGGTTACAAGCAGAAAGTAAACGACTAACAGGAGGTAGTTTATACTCTCCAAGGCGACGTTCTGCGGTGATACTCATCATTGCATTTATACCTTCTTGCGTGCCGCGGTTTAACTCGTCAGCAAATAGGACATAGATACCACTGAGACTAGCAGGAATCCAAGATGGCCGCGTCTTACTATGAGTCATATACTGATGATCAACAACTGGAATACCCCAGTCAGCTGTGTCAGTATGCGCAAGACGAAGATCGTAAAAGGTCTGAGGACCTAACTTATCAATCTTAACACTAGCAAACTCACTGTTACAGAACATAGGAACATCTGCTTTTATATCAGCAAAGAAGCTCCTAGTAGTCTGCTCAATGATTGTACTCTTACCAATACCACTGGCTCCCCAGACGCAGACAGGGATATCTGCGTCCAGGGAGATTCTAATAGCAAGCTCTAATTGCTTGTTATTAATTGTAGACATTTTTACTCCTTGTCCGGTGTTTCCTCAGCGAAAGAAATCTTACGCTTACGAGACAACGGATATCTAGCATCAAAATGTGCGACACCTAATAGATCACAAAGAGAAGCTCTTGCTCCTGCATCGCTTCTAAGATTCTCAGAAAGATTATTTCTACCCTGAACCTTAAGACCAATTGCAGGAATCTGTAGCCATGCACCAGCTGCAACAATATGCTTCTGAGCTAGACCCATAGTGATAAGGGAGTCAACTCGGTCAAGACCGATACCCCACTTAATACTAATCTCTACCTCATCCTCAGCACGAGCTGCGCCCTGAGCCTTAACGATCTGAACCTTTCTAAGATTCTCTTTACCATCACCAGGGATAGGAAGAATCTTAAGACGAAGTCTAGCATAATAGCGAATAGCGCGACCACCTGTAGTGATAGTACCACGGGCACCCATTGGAGTAATATTAACTCTCATCTGATTACTCGTAATGAACGTACAGTCATAGGCCTTATAAGCAGTAGCAAGACGACCTAAAACCTTCGAGCTAAGCAAGGCATGCCAACCGATTGCACCATCGCCAGCTTCTGCATTAGTATCAGCACTAGCAGGAGGACTAATAGCAGCCCAGCTATCTAGAGCAACACATGAAAACATGCCACTACGAACAAGCTGATCTAGCAACGTAAGAGCTTGCTTGCCATTCTGAGGAAGACTATAAACAAAGCGCTCTTCGTCCACAGGAACACCAAGGTGTCTTGCATACTCTGAGTCAAAGTTACCTTCCATATCAATGAAAGCAATGCCACGATCAGGGAAAGTTCTAGCAAAACTAGCTAGAGCTTCGTACATTAATGTAGTCTTGCCAGATGATTCTTCTCCAGCAATCTCAATGAAAGTACCACGAGGCCAACCGGCATTATCACCAAAGCCACCAAGTAGACTATCTAAACAGGGATCACCTGTTGGAACAAAGCTAAAGACGGGGAGGCTATCCTTGCCAGTGACAAGAATAAGATCTTCGCCGTATTGCTTTAGCTTACTCATCTTGAATGCATTAAATGTTTTTGCATTCCATGTGCTGGCTCCAGGAGTACTGAAATTATCTTCATGTTCCCAGTCGCCATTCACTCCATTCATTTCTTCTGACATATAAACCTCATAGTTGTATTGTTTAATTAGCCCTGTGAATAGAACAAATCTTTTAAGTCTTCTTTGGTATATTTACGGCCATTCAAGGAAAGACTTCCTTTTCCGGCCATAAATAGGCTAAGCTTTTCTTTCTGCGTGTCAGTAAGTTCTAATGCAAAAATATCTTTAAGAAGTCGCAAAAGATCTTGAGAATCTGTTTTGACTTTAGGATCTAAATTTTCCATAAGTACCTTACTTGACAGGACAAAATCCACCTTCGCAATCGCTGGAATCAACGCTTGCGTCGAATGAAATACCATTGATTAACTTAGTTGTTCTAACCAGTTCATTGTACACATCTTCTGTGATTTCTTCAAGAGGAGCTT